GTCCAAACGTTTAGCATTCTCGATACCAATCCTCAACAACAGGTGATAGACTACTATCATCACAAATTGCAAGAAAGGGAAAGACCACTACATGTACTTTGAACTCGTCGACCAGATGCACACTAAGTTCGGCTTCTATGACGCCGTAAAAGGTTTCGACCAGGACAAGTTTCTCGATTTTCTCGAGTTTCGTGCAGAGAAGCAGATCGGTGAAGAGGTTGGCGAATTCGTCGACGCTGTTCAGTTGTTCCGTGAAGCTCGCGAAGCAGGCGATGTCGAAAAGCAGCTTCACGCTATCCAGGAGATCAATGACGCAATCGTCGACATCCTGGTGTTCGCATTCGGTACTGCAACCTTCACGATGTCGAAGGAAGAACTCGAACAGAGCTACTGGACAGTGATGAAGGCGAACATCGACAAGGAAGTCGGGATCAAGCCTGGTCGTCCGAACCCTCTCGGTCTTCCTGATCTCATCAAGCCTGAAGGCTGGAAGTCTCCAGACATTCGTCAGCACTCTCGCACCCTCAAGAACGTTCTCGACTCGAAAGCTCCGGTAATCGAAGGTGAAGTCGAAGAACTTGAAAAGGAAGCAGAATGAACCAATACAATACATTCGGTAAGATCTTCCGAGACACCATTGAGGAGATCTGCTCTTTCGGTGACTTCAAGGAGTCTCGAATCGGAAAGACTTGTGAGATCCGAAACCTGATCTACACGGTGAACAAGCACTCGACCTCATCGATCTCCAATTTCGAAGGTGAATTCGATGATCTTCCTGCTGGACTTCGTCGTCCTCACTTCGAGTACGGTCACGCTTTCTCTGACTGGGTCATCTCCGGTTCTGACACGATGCCTCAGTCTCTGAAGGATCTCAATCCAGTTGCCGCAAAGTACGACGCGAAGCAATCCGATCTTTCGACGTTCGAATTGCCGGTGAACTTCTCGATGTTCTACGGACCGCGAGTCACTGCTCAGTTCGGTCCTGTGTCTCGTGAACTGAAAGCAAACCGTGACACCAGACGTGCGTACATCTCTGTTCTCGACGGGATGAATGACAACAAGCTCCTGGATGGTCTTCGACAAGGCGAACTTCCAACTGTCGAATATCCGTGCACAATCGGTTTCCAATTCGACGTGGATGAGAATAATGATCTGAACATGACTGTTCACATGCGGTCTCAGAACATGATCTCGGTCTGGCCATACGATTACCTGATCGATCTGAAGCTTCTCCACAAGATGGCTGAGACGACTGGGTACAACGTCGGCACGATCACCGGAGTGGTAACTTCGGCACACATCTACGAACGCGACTTCGAATACGCAGGTCGAGTCGCACACATGGAGGACAACTGGTGGAAGTAAGGCAGAAATCTCTGCAATCGTTTCTCGAGTCGTATGCGAAAGCGTACGACTTGAAGAACCTTTTCATCGAGCAGCAGTACTCGATGCGATCCTATGAAACAGGACTCTACGACATCCGTTCTGACGGAAATCTGAAGTCTGTTCTGGACATCCTTCGTGACATGGGTTCTGACGTCTTCCAGGACATCTACATCACGGTTCCTCAGGTCAATCAGCTGAAGAACGGAGTCGAAGACCTTTACTGGATCGAAGCTCAACACGAGAAGATCACTCCGATCAAGGTGACGTATGGCGAGAATGCTCTGGCTAACAGAACCCAACATATCTTTTCTGGTGATCGCTGGAAAGGCGATCTTGTCCTTACCTACTTCGCGATCCAGGACCGTCCACACACTATCTTCCTCTGCCCGGGATCGCCTCGTCCTGAAAACACGACGTACTCGATGGAAGAGTTTCCTTGGTTCGAGAAGCAGATCCTTGATTCTGTCGCCACGTTCTTCTTCAACAAGAACCAGATGATCTATCCGGAAGTCAATCTCCGTGGCCAGTCCGAAAAGGTCTTCGAGATTACTGATTTCGTTGCTCCGAAGATTCCTTCATCGTACGAACCGGTTGATCTCATCGGTGCCATCGACATCTACTTCCCGTACCGTCTGTCGGACAAGGACTACGATTTCGAGCACTTGATTCTCAATGAGCTTCCGGACTCGATCTTCGGTGTCACTGATCCGAACAACAGCCTGAAGACTCTGCCGTTCTACGACAAGATTGCGAACAGAGTGTTGAAGCTCGATCCTTCGAAACACATGGCCAACTTGCTCACGATCCTCAACGACAGCGTCGATGGAGCTAGCAGTGTGAAGGTGTACATGCCTTCTGATCTTCGGAAGACGATTCATCTCGGTCCTGTGGAAATCATCTCGATGTTCAGACACAAACAGGACTCACTTCTGTTTCCAGTCCACTGGACTTTGAAGGACATTGTAGAAGTGAAGCAGGAAGCACATCGCTCAGTACAGAGGTTCTACAAGTGGTAAAGAAGACTCTTCTCATCATCGAAGGTCTCGACAGGTCAGGGAAAGATTCCCTGGCCTTCGATCTTCGGATGTTCCGTGTCGAGAACATCAAAGTCAACGATTTTTCAGCGACCGGTAACAAGCCGTACTACAACATAACTCGTAGCATGTTCAAGAACGATGATGCCACGTTCGTTTCTGACATCGGCAATGCGATGGCCATTGTTGAGTTCATGCAAGCTCTCACGTGGATCGAACAGTTTCCTCTTCGTGATCGCTTCGTGATGACTCGGAGTTTCGTGTCCACTGTGATCTTCGACGGTATCAGAGGCATCAAAGAGGATATCCTCTCAGACACCATCGTGAAGATGATCGATCAGTTCACGAACGACACCGGAATCGAACTCGACATTCGTCTCTTGAAACTCTTCGTGAGTAAGGAAGAACAGGTGAAGCGTGGATCGGACGTACAGTCTTTCGAGCAGATACATTACGATCGAATCAAATCGTCTTTCGAGATCTATGCTGACAACTTGATCTTCAACGATGTCCTCGAAATCGACACTACTGACAGACACCAAGGTGAAGTCCTCGAACTGACTCGAAAATTCTTGTTCACAGAGTAGGTCTGAATTCTACTGGAATTCGAGACTTTCTGTTCATCGTCTTCTGGAGTTCAGAATACAGCATTGGATCTCTTTCCTGGAGGAGATCCCACTCCTTCTTCCTGATTTGGTCTGGACTGTTTTCGCCAGCTCGATCAGGTCTCGGTCCTGTCGTGTGAGGTCGAGGTCCTCTCAACTTAGCTTTGACTTCTTCAGACTTCGGCCTTCTCATCTTTGCTTTCGTCTCTTCTGTGTGGAATTGACCTGGTTCAGCGCCGTATGAGAAGTCAGTCAGGTTGTAGTATTCATTGGACTCAACAACATTCAGCTGTTTGAGCCATTTCCTCTCTGCTTGGAGATACTCCTCTTTCGAGAAGCAAACTTCTAAGGTTTCCCTCGTGAAGTTTTGTCTTCCATACTTCTTGAGAGCGTACTTCAATACTTTCCCGGAACCGAGATAACGCCGCACGGCTTCGGGATCGCCTTGCCTGCGTCCGATATACTTCATACCGTTCACATTGTTTGTCGTACGATAGATGAAGCCGTATGGTTGCATTCGTGGAAATTTTCCTGTTTACAATCTGTCATATTTTGTTTAAAGTACCTCAATAACGAAAGTTCACGGAGAAAGGCAATATGTCCGCCGAAGAGATCAAATTCCTCAACGACTACCAGCACGCACGACTGCGTACTGAGATGTACCTCGGGTCTCGCGTTCCTACGCAGATCCGCTTTCCGGTCTACGATGATCTGAAAGACACGTTCGAGATGCAGGACGTCACGTTCACTCCTGCTGCACTCACGGCGTTCCGTGAAGCGATCGACAACCACCTCGACGAACTTTCATTCGTCGGCAAAGGAACGATCGATGTTCGATACAATGAAGATACGCATACCATTCGAACTTCAGATACCGGACGTGGCATTCCGATCGATTGGAACGACGAGAAAGGAAACTACGTAGCAACTCTCGTAGTCTCTGAGACGAAAGCAGGACGTAACTTCGGCGAACGTGGAGAACAAGCCGGTACGAACGGTCTCGGCATCTCCGTCGTGAACTTCTGCTCTGAACACTTCAATCTGACTGTCAATCGTGACGGAAAGACTTTCATTCAGAACTTTGCTGAAGGAGATGAAGAACTCGAGATTAAGAAGCCGATCATCGAAGATCACTCGAAGAAGATCACTGGGACTTCAGTGAACTTCAAGCTCTCGAAGAAGGTGTTCAGTGATCTCGTTCTTCCAGATGAAGTCATAAAGTCCGTCGTCTATGCGATCGCGAAGACCAATCCGCATATCGTGTTCACGTACAACGGATCGAAGATCAAAACGTCGAAGGACATCGGCTTCAACCTGTTTGGCAAGGACTATGCTCACGAGTTCAAGTTCGCTGATGAGTCGAACCACGGTTCATACTTCCTGAAGATGACCGAAGACGACACCGCGTTCTTCTCGTTCGTGAACAACGTCCCTGCCTACAACGGTGGTACGATGGATGACGAGATCCGATACCACTTCCCGCGTCAACTTCTTGCAGCTCTCACGAAGGAGTCAAAGCGTCGGAAGCTCAACCCGAACAAGAACGACGTCCTCGACAACCTGTTCTTCTTCGGTGCAATGAAGGTGAAAGCTCCGAACTTCGACTCGCAGTCCAAGACTCGACTGACGAACAACGAAGCGAAGAAGGCGATCTTCAAGTGTCTCGTCGAAGACACAGACTGGGCCAAGTTCATCAAGGACAATCCGAAGCTGATCGAAGCCATCTACCACAGGTGTGCAGCTCGAACTCACCAACAGGACAAGTCTCAGATCGACCAAGATGCGAAGAAGCTCAAGAAGCTGAAGATCGCAAGTCTGATCGAAGCGAACTCGAGTGTACGAAGCAACTGTGTCCTCTTCATCACCGAAGGCGAATCTGCGAAAGGCGGATTGAACAATGCAAGAAACCCAGCGATCCATGCAGTCATGCCTCTCCGAGGCAAAATCCTTAACGTCTTCGATAAAAAGCCAGCCGATGCTCTTAAGTCGAAAGTCATCGAGCAACTCTGCGCAGCGATCGGTCTCGTACCTGGCAAACGTGCTGATGTCTCTTCACTCCGATACGGAAAAGTCTACATCATGGCCGACGCGGATGAAGATGGTCAAGGCTCGATCTGCCCACTTGTCATCGGACTCTTCTACAAGTACTGGCCAGAACTCTTCGATACAGCTGAACCTTTCATCCACATTTTCTCTACTCCTCTGATTATCGCAGAGAATAAGAAAGAGCGTCGATACTTCTATCCGCACAACATGCAAGAGTTCGATGCGAGCAAGTTCAAAGGTTGGAGCATCCGTCGAGCGAAAGGTCTTGGCTCTCTCCAGACTGAAAACTTCAAGGACCACATCGAGAACCCTGTGTCCATCGCACTCCACAAGGACCTGATGATCCCTCACGTTCTCAATCTCCTGTTCAACGGCTCTCGATCCGACGATCGGAAAGAGATGATGACGATGACCGTCGAAGAGAACATGACGAAGATCGCAGAGTCCGGATCAGACTGGACCTCCAACGCACTGGATATCTGACATGATGAAGGTCATGAATTTACAAGAGTACTTGGCTTTTCCGACACTCGACGATCTTCGAGCAAAGGGCATCCGAGGAGCAAAACTTATCGGACATCCATACAGAGTCGATCAGTGGAGAGTTCCTGGAGTGTATAAGATCTTTGAACGGATCAAGTGTGACACTTGCCACGCAGTGACACGGATCATCGATGTGGATCTGATTTAATTGGCCACAGGGATCAGGCAGAGTTCCGATTAGGATACTATTGTCTGATCCTCGAGAATACACCACCCTGACACTGTGAGGACACAGAACAATGCTCCTTCTAAATGGTACACTTGAAGAAAAGATCACCAATACTCAGAAGACGATCGAGAGCTACAAGACACATCTCGACAAACTCGTTCTCGAGGACACCAACGAACGGATCTTCAAACTCATCGTCGCGCACAAGAATAACGATTACGCTGCTCTTCTAGGCTCTAATCTTGGTACATCGTTCCTCAAGGAGAGGTTCGGCGAAGGACAGATGACGTTCGTATGGGACGAGCAGATCGACTATCACACTCTCTGGCTGAAGCCTGAACGGAAGGACTTCAGCTCGAAGCCTGAGTTCAGCTCGATGACTCGGTACAGCGTGATGCATACATTCGGCGCTCATTTGAAGAAGATCAGGTTCTGCATCGGTCGGTTTCACTATGACTACACGATAAGGAAGACTCATATGTGGGACAGAAACGGACTCGTCCTCTGCGGAATCGGTGACGTGTTGAATGACATCATCCAACTCGCAGAAGAGTTTCCGTACGTAGAAGTTCGCAAATCAGTTTGAGGCAATCGCCTCTACGAGCAGTCGGAAGCCCACGGTTCGAGTCCGTGAAATGACAAGGGAAGTCAACCGGCCCGCAACGTACGGTTAACTCGTGACAGCTCGGAGAGACGGCAAACCATCAACAGGAGAAGCTCATGCAGCAGAAAATCGTTGACGACATCACGGCAATACTCAGGCTAGGAGCTGTTTCTCCTAAGAACGTCCTCAACGTCTGTGTCGACATTGGCCACAAGAAGCTTGACTTCCAACTCGTCGTTCAGATCGGTCTCGAACGAGGTTTGTGGCATCTCGACAAGGACATGAATCTGGCACTCGATAAGGGAGTCCTCGTCTGATGGTCAGCGTGATACCAAATCAGTTCATCGCAGTGATCAGATCACAGATCCCGTGGTACGTTCCTAATCGATACAGCCTTGCGAAGAAGATCTTCGAGAGACTCGTCGACACTCAACACGTCGTAGCGAGACGATGCACTGCATACGCGTGCAATGACGGCTGGAGCGAAGGACTCGGAGCTGGCTTCGAATGCGTTTCATGTGGTGGATCAGGTTGGGTCGGAGAGTGAACTTTCCGGTTTACGTTTCCGTGAAAGTTTGATAGGTTCATATCAACGAAACAACTAACTCACGGAGACGTCAATGACACGGAAACTTTGGAAGCTTAGGATCCAGCAGTTCGCAGAGAAGCACGGTTTCGTGCAGGAAGAATTCTCTGTGATCGTCCCTGCTCATGGTTCGATTCACTCGATCAATCTCGAATACGTCAACTCTGATGCTGATCTCATGAAGTACGTACTCTCGGCGATCTGGATCAGAGCCTTCAAAGAAGGAGTCGACCACGAGAAAGCTCGACTCCGCCAAAAACTGGAGCTGTAACATGAAACCCCTTTCCGAAGACCACTACGCTCGACAGAGAGAACTCATCAAGAAGTTCGCTCGAGATCACGGACTCAGCTTGGACTACCAAGACAGAGTGCAGTTCGAGAACGCTCACGGCGTAACGTACTTCGTCGATCTTTCAGCGATCGATCCTTCGAAGTTTATGATCTACTGCCTCCAATATGCTTTCGAACGAGGAGCAATCGCAGGACGAAATCATCTCCAATCTCAGTTTCGAGATCTCCTGGACGTGCCGAGAATACCGCACGAAAATTGGTAGTGTACATTCGTCTCCGAATGAGATACAAGACGATCATAACGAATAGACCACGGAGATAGCATGACTACCGTCACTCCCTCAGAATTCATCCTCGCTGCTGCAAGGCAGTATTCCTTGTACGTTTGTCAAGAACGTGCAATCCCATCCGTCACTGACGGCTTCAAGTCTTCTCAGCGCATCGCGTCATGGTGCATGAAGAACCGAAATGACAAGATCAAGGTTCAAGCACTCGCTGGTGCCATGATCGAGTCGAACCTCTATGTCCACGGTGGACAGAATGCAGAAGGTGCAATCAGCGGCATGGCTGGTCCATTCTGCAACAACATCCCAGTGTTCGACGGCATCGGCAACTTCGGTTCGACGATCTATCCGAAAGCATTCGGTGCTGGACGATACACGTACGTCACTCGTTCGAAGTTCATGAAGGAAGTCATCCAGGCAGACTCGAACCTCTACAAGATGGTTTCGTCTGTGGATGGCGACAACGAGATCTGTGAGTCCTTCCTCCCTCTGGTGCCAACGATCCTCCTCAACGGGATCAGTGGTACAGCAGTCGGTTGGTCCACGGACATCCTTCCTCACAAGTATGAGCATCTTCGAGATGCAGTGATCCGTGTTCTCCAAGGGAAGCCTGTCGGCAAGATCGATCCGTACTTCGCACCGTATCCAGACACGATCATTACTGAGATCGACAACGGACGAGACAACGCTTCGACATATCTTCTCTCTGGACGAGTGAGACGAATCAACTCGAACACCGTCGAAATCTACGCGATCCCTCCGGATACGAAGATGGATGACATCCAGGAGCACCTCGACAACCTCATCGAAGATCGACGCATCCAGGACTACACGAACAACACTACTGATAAGGTCTCGATCATGGTGAAGATGGCGAGAAAGGAACTCGCTGAGACCACCGACGAAAAGCTGATCGATCTGTTCAAGCTTCGGACACGAACCACCGAACGACTTGTTTGTGTCGACTTCGACGGCGAGACAATTCGTCAGTTCAACAACATCGAAGAGCTGATCACCGAATGGGTAGCATGGCGCTTCCAGTTCATCGTGAAACGCTTCGACGTGATGATCGAAGAGAACGACGAGGAATTGAGCTTCCAGAAGGCACTCCGGAAACTCTTCGACATGGATTTCGTGAAGACGATCCCTGGCTATAAGTCGAAAGATGAGATGCGGCAGTACATCGTCAAGGCTGTCCAAGAAGAGTTCGATCTCCGTCCATCTCGCATCGATGCGATCCTCGGCCTTGCTGCTTATCGATGGACTCAAGAGTACCGAGACGAGAACATCACAGAGATCGCACGTCTCGAAGCTGAACTCAAGCGTCTTCGAGAGATCCGATCCGATGACAACAACATGAAGAACGAATGGATCAACGACCTCAAGAAGGTGAAGTTCTAATGTTCAAGAAGATTTCTTTCAATATCACGCTGCAACTCCTCGGTTCGATAGTCATCATGACATTCGCTCTGTGGATCTGTCAGATCCTGTATCTTACCGGAGTCATAGACTATCTCAATCGTCTCGTAGGCGGAGAAGAACCTGTTGCTCCAGTGACGTTCGAACTATTCACGGTTCTCGTCCTAGGCCACATGATGATAGCTCTAGTGTTCGACTTGATCGAGTGGACTTTCAATTCTGTGAAGGAGAAGTTCTGATGGCAAAGATTCCAAAGAAGGCGAAAGTCCGAACCATCAATCGAATGGTACGAGAGATCGATGCTCAACTGAGAGGAGAGCCTGCTGGTAATCCAGGAGACGAGGAATGGATCCTGAAAGACTTCACCGAAGAGCAGCTCAAGGAAGTTCGAACATTCGTGCTTTCTTTCATTCCCTCGACTCTCAGGGAAGCGGCAGCGATCACTCGTGGTGAGAGTCAATAGATTATTAATCCGACTTCAACCGGTCCGCAGTGGCCAAACCCAGGAATACAGAAATGGAACTCAACTTCGAACTTAATGCAGTCCAAGCTGGCGATATCTACAAGTGGACTGAAGAACTGGACTTCTTGCCTCATCCGAGGATGACGTTCGTCGATCACTCGGTCGCTAAAGCTACAGTTCGATCCTGGAACGGAGTCGAAACAACCGCATTAGGCTTCGTCATAGACCAGTTCGAAGTTCTCCATATCGAATACAACTCCGGGAAGATCCGTGTCATTTGCGAGAACTACTCATGAGGAAGATGTTCGAATTCCGCGTCAGAGATGTGACGTCACGCGATGAATACGTCTGGCCAGAGGAACTCGATTTCACACCGAGTTTCGGAATGAAGTTCAGAAACAGGACGGTTCATTGTGTTTTGAGGAACTGCGAACAGATCCATCGAAAGACTTGGGATCACTTCAGGATCACTGACGTATACGTCGACAAACGTGCTGATTGGGGTGACGTCATCACAGTTTACGGAGAAGGCTATTGACACAAATCATCAGGAAAGAAGGTCTCACGAAAGTCGTGAAGAGCGTCAACACGTGGACTGCTGAAATCTGCATGGCTGGCGACATAGCTCATGCCAAGCGTATCGTTCGTCAGTTCTGCTTCGACGTAGGTCTCTGTGTCACGATCGATCCGACGACGTACATCTACACCGGCGGTGAGGAAGAAGGGTTCAAGATCCGTCTGATCCACTACCCGAGGTTCAAGTCTGATTCGTACGTCATCTACGACAAAGCGGTAGAACTCGGTGACAAGCTGATGGTCGAACTGGCTCAGACCTCGTACTCGATCATCACTCCTGAGTTGACCTTCTGGCACTCACGGAGACCACACGACGTGAAGGTCGCTCTCGAGAAAGAACTCGAAGCTGAACAGGCTGTCGCAAAGACTGTCATGAAACAAACGAAGAAATCAACAAGGAGAGTGAAATGAAGATAGTTCTTACAGTCGTAGCAATGATCACATTGTCCGGATGCTGCACGTCTTTTAATCGTGGTTGGTCGCAAGAGTGTCCTCCTCGGTACGTCGGCTACGAACTCAAGTTCGAGAATGTCAAGTGAGCGAGCTCGAAGAGAAAGCCTGGGAACTCTACTGCGACGAGACCAAAGGTGACATAGACGTCGCAGACTTCTGGCATCAACTCTCGTCTAGAGTTCGAGAGCTCTATCTGAAGAAAGCTGAATTGGAAACTGATTGACAATCAAGTTTCACATTCTGACCGAAGGATGATAGAACTTATCCATGGCCAAAAAGAGATCCAACTACTTCGACGGTCCTGCCGTCACGAAAGCTCTGAACGAGTTCTACTACGAAAGACAAGAGGCCCTTGCGAAAGGGCTTCCAACTCCGCACCTTCCGAAGATCGTCGGTGAGAACATCCTGAAGATCGCCGAACACTACTCGTCCGCTGGACGCTTCTCTCGAGTCGCGAACAAACAGGACATGATCTCGTCTGGTGTTCTCTCAGCAATGGAAACAGTCGAACGGAAGTACGATCCAGCGAGATCCGAAACGAAGAATTGTTTCAGCTTCTTGACGACTCTGGTGTACTTCGGGTTTCTCGCATTCTTTGAAGGTGAGAAGAAGCACATCAAGTCGAAGAACGCGTACGTCCATGCTCTTGCTGACGGACAGGCGACGATCAGTGGACAGACAGTGAATGCAGTCCACAACAGCTCTCTGAACCAGCTCAGAGGCATCATCGACGATTACGCAAAACACAACGAAAAGGAGAAATGAGTGACGACAGCGTTCATCACTAACGATCTGCATCTCGGAAGAAAGTCACCGAGTGTAGACCTTCCGTCAGAACTCGACAAGTACGTCGACTGGCTGTGTCAGGAAGCAAAGAACTATCCGTCGATGGACGATGTCGTCCTCATAGTAGCCGGTGACTTCTGGGAGACGAAGAGCAGTCTCACGATTGCTCAGCACAAGCAGGCAGAACGGATCTTCGACAAGCTCAACGACGCTTTCGAAGCTATCTACTTCGTGCTCGGCAATCACTGCGTTCCTGGGAAGACAGTGAAGGACGAGAGCCTCTTCGATCTGTTCCAGTTTGGACACGAGAACTTTGAAGTGGTCGACAAGATCACTCGAGTCACTATCGGTGGAACTGATCTGGTTCTCTGTCCGTACGGCCACTTCGAGGTCGTCCAGGGTGAAGGTGTTCCTCAGTACTACATCACTCATGACAATCCTGAGCGCCTCCGAGGCAAGACGAAGAACAAGATCTTCAACGGTCACATACACACGTGGTCTGTCGAGTCTTCTGACGAATACTTCATCGAGAACCTCGGCACTCCGTATCAGCTGGAGTGGTCGAATGTCGGCAATCCTGGCGGCTACATGGTGATCGAAGAGGACAGTGGTCACACTCGCATTCCGTATCGTCGAGAGATCTTCAAGCGTATCGTACTCGAAGGCGGCAAGATCGAAGGCAAGAACCCTGTGAAGTGGCTGACAGAGAACAGGAAGAACCTGGAAGGCATCTGCCTCGAGGTGTCCGTTGCTGAAGACGTCGACAAGACTCTGTACAGCAAGTTTCTCGGAGTCCTCAACACCGTCTCACTCGCTGAGTTGAAACTTGTTGAAGCAATCAGTTTCTCTGCTGACACACCATTGGGTAATAGTAAGCCTGACTTCGCTCAGTCGCTCGAACCGTTGCTCTCTCGTGAAGGTTCCAAGCGGAAGCTCGCGAACATCCTGAACAGCATCGGAGAATAACGTGGATCTTCATTACAAAGCAATTACGGTCAAGAACTTTCTCTCGTATGGCAACCAGCCGACGAGGATCGAATTCGACAAGGTACCTTCGACACTCCTGATTGCACCTAACGGTTCCGGTAAGAGTGCTGCTCTCCTGGACAGCGTGTTCTTCGCTCATTTCGGTGAAGCTTTCCGAGCCATCAAGAAAGCACAGATACCGAACAACATCAACAACAAGGACGCTCTCACCGTTCTTGAGTACACCCTCGATGGAACTGAGTGGGTGATCAATCGTGGCATCAAGCCTGATGTGTTCACGGTTCACAAGAACGGCGAAGAGGTGTGGCAAGATCATCGTCCGTCTGACAAGCAGAAAGAGCTCATGGCTACGTTCGGTCTGGACGCCGCTGCTCTGAAGAACCTCATCCTGATTTCTGAGTCGAACACTCCGTTCATGCGTCTCTCGGGTCCTGAACGTCGTGAGTTCGTTGAACGAGTTCTCAATCTTGGCATCTTCGCTAAGGTCCACGAGCAAGTGAAGAAGTCTATAAAGACTCTGAAAGATCCGTACGCTCGTGTGAAATCTTCTATCGATGCGAAGCAGGAGGTGATCAATCGTCTGAATAAGATCATCGAAAACTCTGACTCTCCTGACCAGTCGCTGATCGATGAGTGCGAGACGAAGATCAGAAAGATCGATGAGTTCCTCGCGAAGGCAGAGCCTGCTCTCGTCGAGATCAACGGAAAGATCGCCGCTCTCGATCGAGAACTTCGTGATGCTCAGATGTCAGAGAACAACGCGAGAGCGCAGCATCGTATCGCTGTTGAAGCTCGGAAGAAGTTCGAAGACGGCAAGTGTCCGACTTGCGGTGGAGAAATCCATGGTGACAAGATCGAGTGCTTCGAAAGTGACATCGAGTCTGCTTGGAAGCTCGTCGAAGAGAACAGTCTCGAGTCGACACGCGTCGAAAGTCTCATCGCTCCCCTGAAGGAGAAGCAGACGAAAGGTCAATCGAAGATCTCCGAACTGAAGTCTCAGAAATGGGAACTAGACTCGACTCTCACGAAGGAACGTTCGAAGAAGGTTGCAAACGTCGATGATGAGCTGAAGGAAGCATCCGAAGAGCTAGCTGAGCTTCTCGACGAGTTCGCTGACATGAAGGAAGACTACGAAGATCTGGCTGAGCTCGACAAAGTTCTGAAGTCTGGTCAAGCGAAGCTTCCGATCATCAGCGAGTACATTCCGTTCTTCAACAAGAAGATCAACGAGTACCTCGAGATGTTCGGCTTGCAAATCTGGTTCGAACTTGACAGCGAGTTCAACGAGACCATCCGTGCTCGATACAAGGACGCATTCACATACGAGTCCTTCTCGACTGGTCAACAGGAACGGATCAACTTCGCGATCCTTCTCACCTGGCGAGACATCGCTTCGAAGCTCTCTTCAGTGAAGACGAACCTTCTGATCGTCGACGAGTTTGCTGCGAAGCTTGACGATAATGGCTTTGCTGTGATCTCGAAGGCACTCGGCGATCTGGAGAACACCAACGTCTTCTGCATCGCGCCGAAAGAAGTACCGGATTCATCTGGCTTCGATCGTCGTCTGAAGATCACCACGAACGCTGGTTTCAGCATCCTGGAGGAAGTGTGATGGCTAAGTACGAACTCGAAGAGAAGGACATCGAACGACTTGAGTCATACCTCAATGACCAGTGGCCGAGCTTCCTGCGATGGAAGCTCGCTCGAGAAGTGATCGAGAAGCTCAAAGCCCAGACAGAAGAGCACAGAGCTACCGCTGATTAAGCAACGTTTTGACATTCACGTTTCAACTCGAGGCGTGAATGTCATACAAAGAACCATCAACAACCGGAGATACCATGCAACTCGAAAAGAACACAATCGCCATTCTGAAGCATCTCGGCACGTTCGCTACGTCGATCCACATCGAGCCGTCTGATCCTCAGATCTTCATCGTCTCTTCTGACAATCGCCAAATCGTTGCTCTTGCCAAGAATATCCAGTCGTTCGATCAGAGCATGGCTATCTACAACATCAAGAACTTCGTGTCGGCACTTGAACTGTTCAAGGATACCGAATTCGATCTCGAGATCTTCCGTGACCATGTCGAGATCAAGTCCAACGACGGCGTCTTCAACCAGGAGTTCATGCTCTCTGATCCGGCTATCCTGGTCGTTCCGAAGCCTGACAAGGCAGGTGCATACTTCTCGTCTGAGCTTCCGGTCGAGTTCGAACTCTCTGATGCTTTCTTGACGAAGGTCAAATCTGGTGTGAACTTGAACGTAGCTACGCACGTCCTCTTCGAAACAATCGACGGACAGATCGTGGTACGCGCTGCCAACGTATCTTCTGATGGTCGTATCGAGAAGACGACGAACCAGTTCTCTGTGAAGACTGGCGTCACCACTGGCACGAAGTTCCGAGTCGGCATTCCTGCGAGCTTGCTCACTCAGATCGCTCCTGGAAACTACAAGACCGGCATCAGCAAGAACTTCGTTCGGTTCCTGGCTCCCGAAGACGCATTCGTGAGCTATGTGATTCCAACAGCCAAATTCAGCACTCTCGAAGCTTAAGGAGCAACAGCTTTGGAAATCAGCGTCCTCAAAGACGAATTCATTTGGGCACAGAAGTACCGACCTCAGAAACTCTCTGAGGTCATCATCCCGACGGAGCTTCGAGCAGACATCGAAGGTCTCCTGAAGAAAGGTGCGATGCACACTATCTTCGCTGGTCTCCCAGGGATCGGCAAGACCACTCTCGCGAAAGTGATCTGCAACGAACTCGATGCAGAAGTTCTGTATCTCAACGGCTCTGCTGAACGTGGCATTGATGTGATCCGGAACAAGATCACGACGTACTGTTCGTCTCTGTCCCTGGATGACCAGAAGAAGATCGTCCTTTTCGATGAAGCAGACCAGCTCACGAACGATGCACAGCTTGCACTCCGTGCAGTGATGGAACAGTACTCATCGAACACCACGTTCTTCCTGACTGCGAACTATCCTGATCGTCTCGACGATGCACTTCTCTCTCGTTGTGAAGTGATCAAGTTCGATGGCAACAAGGACAAGATGCAGATGATGAAGTCCATGGCTCTCCGAGCTGTGGCTATCTGCAAGAACGAAGGTGTCGAGTTCGAACCTGAAGCGATCAAGGCTATCGTGAAGGTGAAGTATCCTGATCTTCGATCGATCGTGAATTCTCTGCAGAAGTTTGGTTCGAAAGGCAAGATCGACTCGTCTGTCGTAGAACAGGTGAAGCTTGCATCGACTGACGCTCTGTTCACCTTCCTTGCTGCAAAGAAGTACAAGGACATGGTGAAGTACGTGCTCGAAAACGTCACCGATCCTGGTCAGTTCGTACTCGAGATGTGGTACCAGGGAGAGAAGAGAGTTCAAGCGAACACGCTTCCGTTCTACGCTGTTCACCTCGACGATCTCCAAGATCGACTCACGCGTGTTCCAGATCGCCAGCTCTCGATCATCGCTGCGCTTACGAAGATCATGGCCGACGTGGAATTCAACAAGGATTGATCGATGGCATCTCCGTTTGACCTAGTGAAGAGTGCCAGTTCTTCGATTGAGAACGAAGTCCTCAGCGGTAAGCTCGAAATGAAGGAAGGCGACTCGTTCGTCTTTCTTCGCTCATTTGCGAATTTTGAAGACACGGTTCTGTACGCTGACGAGCTGAATCTCCATCCAGGCATTCCTGCTCGGTACAAGTACCACTTCATGCACTTCTTCACCAATCCGAAAAGAAATCGTTTTGCGAAGTGGACCAGGCCAGTGGAAGAGTTCAGCAAAGAAACAGTGGCACGAGCAATCGACATCTTCGAGGTGTCCAGGACAGACGCATTGAACATTCTCCGAAAGCTTCAGGACGAAGGTCGTCTCGGCCACTTCGAGGAGAAGTACGTAGGCAAGAAGGAGAAGAAGAAATGACGTACATCACTAGGATAGCACCGAAGATCCATTCGATATTCTTCGCTCACACGAATGAGGACAGAACTGAGATGTACGGTCCAATGTTCACCACGTACATCGATGCTTACGAAGCACTGGAGCCTGGATCTGAGAGAGTGATCGTGAAGCTTGAGTGCTTCGAACGAGATGATTTCGGATATGTGAAGAAGCCTCCGCTGGTAGCCGAATAAATTTTCAGTTTCGTTCATTTTCCGTATTCCAGTTTCCAAACGTTTGAGTTACTCTATCATTATTGAATAACTAAACAAACCACGGAGTAACTCAAATGGAAAACGTAAAACTCACCGACAACTAATCCAAACTCCTCATCGCTTTTGCATACTGCCAGATGAATGCAACCAATGGTGCACCTGAGTATGCAACCAACAAATCGGACCTCTACACCTACACATGGCTGGATGAACGATCAGTCAATGGTCTGAGTGTCCAATCCCTCAAAGGTGTCCTCTCCTCCCTCGTGAAGAAGAACCTGGTCACTGTCTCCAAAGACTCCGAAGGTGACTACCTCAACTTCACCGACCTCGGCTTCGAAACGGTGATGAACCTCATCCCGAAGAAAGAGACGAAAATCGTCGAGAAGATCGAAGACACCCTGGAAGAAGAGGAAGTGTTCATCCACTACCGCTTCAAGAAGATCTCCGATCGCTTCAACGAGAAGACTCCGGAGAAACTCGACATCTTCGTGAAATCCAACATTGGTCTGAAGTACAATTCGACCGAAGACACCTGGTACTTCAAGATCTCCGCTGCTCAGAAAGAAGACCTGATCAAGGCAATCCGAGCAACCAAGATCTTCTCTCGGATGACCCAAGAGAAACTTGAAAAGTTCCTCGACAAGTAACCATCAATCCCACGGAGGAATTCTTCGGAATTCCTCCTTCTCGGAGGACGCGAAATGACACAGGCCCAGGTCGTCATCATCTACACCCACGGACACACCGTCCATTCTGGCACTCAGATCCACTGTGGGATGATCTTCAACACCATCGATACATGGAAAGAATCCTTCGTGGCTGCTTTCCTCTACATCAACGGATACCTCGAGGAAAAGGTGACACGTGAGAAATTCTGATGAATTCGAGATCATGGTCCGTGGTCGAATGATCAAGCCTGATCGAACCTACAGCGGTCACATTCTTGACGCAATCACCGCACTGTCGAAAGATGAAGACGACACAGCTCTCAGTCACGCGAACGCCGCGATGGACTACGCTCTCTACAAGATGATGGAGTCTGTCGACTCGGAATACGTCAAGCAGGCTCAGTGCATTCGAATGACGGTGTTCACGTTCCGTCGTATGAACTTCAACTTCAAAGGAGAAACAGCATGAAGATTCTCAAGTTCACCTACGAGTACGGTCACACCGAGCGAGTGGATGACCAGTACGGAACGCGAATGACAACTCCAGTTCGAGCCATCAGCGAGAAGCACTTCATCGTCCAGAACGACTACGACTTCATCAAGGAGATGCTCTGGGCTTACGTCGAGAAGTATCACCTCTCGAATGATGACAAGATGTTCAAACGCGTTTCTTGCGTACCTCTGAACATCACCATTGACGGCATCTTCAAGGAGCCTGCCTACTGGCTGAAAGACTTCTGAAAGTTTTTGACGTTTCGTGCACTTTCCGTATTCTAGTTTCAGGAGGACGGTGATACTCTATCAATAACGAAACAAACAAACCACGGAGTATCCCAATGTCCCTCACTGTTCAGAAAGACCGCGAAGGTTTCTTCAACATCGACAATGCCAAGTCCTACAAAACCGAGGCAAACCTCATGAAAGCCTTGGAGAAAATCGGCATCAACGACCAAGAAGACGTCTTCATGGTTGTCTGCAACCGCGAAGGAAGATTTACCGCTCTCTTCTCTGCTCGGTCCCCTCGTCTTCGTGACGGAGGCTACATTGGAGTCTACAGCCAATTCGGCTTCAAGACCTTTTGAGAATCTGAACAACCAACGGAGGAGTCCAACAGAGACTCCTCCACTTCCACGGAGAATGCAGTGTACAGAGTCTACCGACGCATCAAGAACCCTCACAAATCCGAACTTGAGTCAAGGAAGGTCGGATACATTTTCAGAGGGCTGCCGACAATCTCTGGCAACGTCGCTGAAATCGACGAGTTCGAAGAAACAGTTCGTTATCACCACCGTGATCATCTAGAGGAGATAGTGTCGTGACCAAAGTGAAAGTCCTCTTTCTCGGAAGCAACGATGAACAGATCGCAACGATCACAGTCGACTACGATATCGTCGACGGAATTGACGTGATCATCTTCCGAGGTGAAACCTACAAGTACCGCAGAGTTGCAGATCGTGGGCTGACCTACATCTACCAACTCGCCAACATCCTCGAGATCAAGGAGTAAGAAAATGCCAGAGACGATTTCTGTCGGTCGATACGAACGCACGAAAAAGACCGGGGAAGATCCGTGGGGTCAAATCGGATACAGGTTTACAGGTGTCTTTTCTGACAACTGGTCTTCTCCTAACGGTATTGTTCAGGAAGTTGAGATCTTCGACGAGAAGATCATATTCGAAGGAAGATACCACGATCGAAGATCTCTTGCACATCTCGGACCTCTTGGTACTTTCGAACCTATGAGTGCATCGAAAGAAGAGACGCCTGTCGAGGGTCAAGTCACCAAGGCCGAGTCGAAGTATGCTGACTTCTTTGACTTCATCGAGAAGACTTACGAAGAAGCAACGAGCAAGAAGTGGAATGAACTTCCGACTCCGAAACAGATCGAAATCGCGCTCGTGATCAAGCAGACTATCGTCAACTCTGAAGGAGTCTACTTTGTTCGAACGTGAACCTCTGAAGAAGTACGAACGGATCAAAACACTGAAGCGTCAGCATGGAATGATTCCTGAACCTTTCAGGCGATCTGGCTACACGTTCATCGGCGTGTCCCTCGAAGACCACTGCGAGAAGTGGGCGACGAAGTACATTCGCGAAATCGGATCTGGAATTCTTCATCTCCGATCTAACTGCAAGGAAGTCGTCTGATGGAATGGTTCTGGATCGCGAATTTCTTCATCCTCTGGCACGGCGCGTCTCTCGTCTTCGTCTTCAACAATATCGGCCACAAATGGCGTAGAGGCCGATGGTATGACTATCCACTCGGGTTTCCTGTGTTCCTCTGGGTCGCTCTGTACCTAGCGCTCGTCGAACTCGTGAAGAGGGATGAACGTTGAACGACCTCACTCCGTTTCCGTACCAAGGAAGTAAACGAGCGGAGCTCGGAAAGCTCTCTCCTCTCATTCGCCAGAACTGTAAGATCGTCGAGCCTTTCGTCGGATCTGGTATCGTATTCGGAGAACTCGCTGGACGAGCAGCTGTCAATGACGTGATGTTCGAACTCGCGGAGATCTGGAAACTCGCTCGGAAAAGAGACCCCGAGTTCGTGGAGTTCGCTCGGAAGACTTTGACGGAAGAGAACCGTCTGGAGAAAGTCTACTATGAGCTCAGGGACGAGTACAATGAGCTCTGGAAGCAGGGTACGTACAATTCGCGTCGCGTACATATATTCTTCTACTTATTATTTTCTTGTCACGCAGCCATGATGCGTTTTGGACCGAATGGGTTCAACACTCCGTTCAAGCTGTTCCTCCTGAACGGCCGCACTTACGAGATCGAGAAGAGACTGAAGACGCTCTTCAGATACGCTGACAAGATCGACATCGTGTGTCAGCAGGACGCTCTCGATTTCCTCAAAGGAGACTGGTCCGACTTCGACCTGATATACTGCGATCCGCCTTACATCGAGTCCACTGGATATGACGGATCATGGTCGTACGAGAAGCTCCAGGAGCTTGACAGCATTCTGAAGTGGCATTCGAGACACGGCGTCAGGTGCATCATGTCCAACTATCCGAACGGTGGACTACTCGACTGGACGAAGGCTGATCACGTGATCGAACACAAAACATCTCGAATGGTCGGAACTTTCGTTGCTGAGAAGGATGACGTTATCCTGATCTACGGCGACAAGTACGACTTTGGAACACACGAACTGGAGATTTGAATGATCACCGAAACCACGACCGAGTACTTCTATGCGCATTGCAGAGGAGTGAGAACTCGTGCTGACGCAACACTCAGATACGATATCGGAGAAGAGGTCTATCTCGTAGCAGGTGAATGGCTTGGTATGGACGGAGCAAGAATGCCAGCATGGACTGAACATCCCGGTCCAACGAGGTTTGAGACTGTCGAAGAAGCTCGGGAGTACGTGAAGCACTTGCCTAAGTCGATGTACGGCTTTGACGTGATAGAAGAATCGATCGAGATCATGCGTCGAATGACGAATGTCGTCACGATAGTCACAGAGAAAGTGGCCGAATGAGTAAGAAGATAGATCGGGTGATCATTGAGATCGTCCGTAGGTGTTCTCCTGTTCTTTACCTGAAGGCAGTCGAGGAAGTCACTGGTATCTCGATGGCCGAACCAATCGCCAAAGAGAACGAGAAGATCCAAGAAGAATTCAAACGAGATCTTATCATACCGAAAGAAGTCGAATGACGGAACAGACTTACACGTCAATCGATCACACCGAAGGCTGTGATCTCGTCGTTTGTGCACACTGTGAATACCTCCAGTACGAACGTCCACATCCGCTCAACAAAGGCGGAAAGTACGCCTGGCTCTGTCGGTCTTGCGGAACAGCGAACGAAGGAGACAAAGTCCATCTCCTCGAGAACACTGCTCGTTTCCGACCGAGGAACGGACTGAGTGGACCTTAATCGAACGTTAGGACTTGACGTTTCAAGTCACTGAACATGCGTGATAGAAAGATCACATGACAAGCAAATCCTCCTACATTTACTACTTGGAACGCAAGGGAAAAGTCCACGTCAAACAATACGATCATGCGACGAAGAAGTCCGAGTGGGTAGCTCATAACTTCGCTCCGAAGCTGTTCGTAGCCACTGACAAGGACTCGAAGTACAGGTCGACTGATGATCGTCCTCTGAAGCTTCTTGAGTTCGACAGCATCCGAAACGCTCGTGACTTCGTGAAGGAACTCGGTGACGCAGCTCGAGATCTGTACGGATATCGCAAGTACGACGTGCAGTACATCGCTGGTGCTGGATACGTCGATGCTGATCCTTCGATGTTCTCGATCGTGTATCACGATATCGAGACGGAAGTCCACGACGGCTTTCCTGATCCGGCCATAGCGAAAGAGCCGATCAACATGATCACGCTGATCCAGAGAAATGGATTGGCATTCGGTCTGACGACGTGTTCGGTGAAGGCGAAGAAGATCGAGGAAGAGTTCAAAGACGCGTGTCCGATCCAGATCGAGATGTTCGGAACAGAAGAGGAGATGCTTCAACGGTTCATCCACATCTTCTCCGAGGTCCTCAAGGTCGACATTTTCTGCGGATGGAACTCCGAGAAGTTCGATATGCCGTACATCGTCAATCGGATCACGAAAGTCCTTGGACATGAGTACGCGAAGAGACTGTCTCCGTTCGGTGAGGTGTTCCTTCGCACGTTCACTGATGATTTCGGTGAAGAGGCAGTCACTGCTGAGATCGTCGGTGTGAACCACGTCGACTTGCTTCCGTTCTACAAGAAGTTCACCCACGAGTCGCAAGAGTCGTACAGCTTGGACAACATCGCGAAGGTGGAACTCGGAGTTGGTAAGCTCCATCACGAGTCTGGTATCCCTGGGCATCTTCTCTATCGTCAATATCCGACTGACGGTCTTCGATACAATATCGTGGACGTGATCAGGTTGATGCAGATCGACATGAAGAAAGGTGTCATCGATCTGGCGATCATCGTCGCGAACATGACCAAGTCGAACATCAGCGATGTCATCTTCTCGACTCGTCTGTGGATGAACATGATCTTCGACTATCTCAACCAGCGAGATCGCTACTTCGAGTTCCGTTCAGAGCGTAAGCCGTATCGGAAGATCGAAGGTGGTTACGTGATGACTCCGAATGCTGGTCTGTACGAGTACGGCGGTTCGTTCGACTATGCGTCTCTGTATCCGAACACTATGATGGCTCTGAATGTCGGTCCTGACACGAAGGCTATCAAAGTTCCGAACGTCACTCCTGATCGGTTGCTCAACGGAGAGATCAGAGCTCCTGAAGGTCTCTCGATGGGTGGTAACGGACAGTGCTTCCGAAAGGACAAGCGTTCGTTCCTCGTAGAGATCATCGATCACGGGTATCAGCTTCGTAAGCACTACAAGCAGCTGAAGCTCGATCACCAGAAGATGGAACAGGAAGAGACTGATCCAGAGAAGAAGAAAGACATCAAGCGTCTCGCAGATCTGTACGACAACTATGACAAGTCGATCAAGACGATCTTGAACTCGTGCTACGGTGCACTCGCTGAGAAGAACTTCCAGTTTTACGATCCAGACGTCGCAGAGTCAATCACCGTCACCGGTCAGTTCATGGTTCGGAATCTCGGCAAGACGTTCAAGACTCTTCTTGAGAAGAACTACGGACCTGGTCAGTACTGGATCACGTCTGACACAGACTCGTGCTACTTCACGTTCAAGAAAGTCGTCGAGAAGAACTGCTCTCACATGAGTGAAGCAGAGACGATCGAGTGGCTTTGCAAATTCGCTGATGGACCGATGAAGAAAGTCGTGGCGATCGCGAACAAGAAGGCATGCGAAGTTCTCAATGCATACGATCCGGACAGGTTCGATGCAGACCGAGAAGCTGTGTTCCGCCGTGGTGTGTTCATCAAGAAGAAGATGTACGCTCTCGCACTCTCCGACATGGAAGGCGTACGGTTCAAAGAGCCGAAGCTGAAGATCGTTGGTCTGCAGGCGAAGAAGAAGTCGACTCCGAGTTTCTTCCGAGACAAGATGGAGAAGTTCTTCAAGATGTTCCTCAACGGTGACACTGAAGGTTCGATCCAGTACATGATGAAGATCGAGTCCGAGTTCTACGATGCACCGATCGACGAGATTGCAGGCAACGTGTCCGTCAGTGACTTGACTTCGAAGGTCAATGAAGAGTCGCATACTGGATACGACAGAGGCACTCACATCAACGCAAAGGCAGCAATCGTTCACAATCGTCTGATCGACAAGGACGAACAAGCTAAAGCATACATCGAACCAATCACCAACGGTGACAAGATCCGTCTTCTTCCTCTGAAGCTTCCGAACCCGGTGAACGACAAGGTGATCGCATGGAAAGACGAATGGCCTGAATACTTCGACCGGATCGAGATGAGGAAGTACATCGACTGGAAGACCCACTTTGCGAAAGCGTTCAAAGGTCCTCTCGATCGAATCTACGCTGCATGCGGAATCAATCCAGATGTCAGTGAAGAGTTGGACATGTTTTGAGAATAACGTTTCTCTTATTCGTTCAATTTTGATAGAACAGATCCATAATCCCAAGGAGAACAAATGCTCGACCCTAACATTTCGAAAACGAACAAGATGACCATGAACGCCGACGAGCTCGGAGCTTACTTCGACCGGATGACTGGTGAAGTCGACAGCTACATCTACGGCGGCAACAAGGAGAAGGTGGAAACCAAGGACTTCATGTTCGACGCTATGTCGTTGATCGCCTGGTCCAACACTCTCGCTCTGATCGACGTCGAGATGACCCCGTTCCAGCCGATCGGACAGATCCAGTCCACGGTCCACGAGAAGAAGAAACTTCGTCAGATTGGCAAGCTCGCTCGTGACGTGATGACGGTCCAGAACAAGATCAATCAGCCGACATTCCTTCGGACTGACGTCACGTGCTCTGCGAAGACTCTTCAGCAGTTCCACGACGGCAACATGTATCCTGGACTTCGTCGTGGACACATCAAACAGGATCGAGTTGTGGTCGATGACGAGATCAGGATCGCGCAGTACCTCTCGCCGAACCCTCAGTACATCTTTCACGTGCAGTTCTTCTATCCGACAGCCACCTACCACTCGTATCGTGTCAACGGTGGACAGATCGAAGGCTCTGAGTCGCATCGCGATCTCGTCCAGACGATCATCGATCGGTTCTCGGATCTGAACATTCGTCCGCGTCATCCGCAGTACAATGAGCACGGCACACAGGACATCGCTTTCGAGATGACGATCGTCGATGCTCCTAACGGACCTGAAGTGTTCGCAGCAACGGCATACGGCCTCATCGACGGTCGTGAAAAGCCTGTGTTCAAGCTGTGAGATCGCCGATGGAATTATTCGCTCTCGCTATCTCCGTGTTCGGAGCACTCAGTTCTGGCTTCCTCATGGAGGCCAGTACTTCACTTCACCTGGCGATCATCTTCGGTCTCCTCTGTGCATTGTTCTCTGTTGAGGCAGTCTCGATCGTTCTCAAGATGGTCAAAGATCTGATCAAAGGCAAAGACGATGATGACGACTTCGACAAGCTAGCAGGAGCCTAACTTTCCTGTTTACGTTTCGATGATTCCGTGATAGTATCAAACTGTAAAGAAAACAAACCACGGAGTCATCAAATGCACATCTCTGAAATCGTCGATCCTCGTCTCGAAGACGGTATCCAGATGAACCTCCAGTATCCGGAGACGTATCACATTCCTCCTGAAGAAATGCGTACGGCTCTCCTTCCTGGAGAATTAGCAAAGGTCAAGCTCGTGAATGAAGTCGGAGCTGGCGAAAAGTTCTGGATCAAGATCGAAGAACGACTCGAAGCCGACGACCGCCTCATCTACAAGGTGTCCGCTCAGAACAATCTCTATGGTTTTGAGTACGGCTGCGGTGATGTGTTCTATTGCGAACCGCGTCACATCATCACGATCTGACGAACTTTCCAGTTTACAAGTTGAGTCTGAGGTGATACGTTCATCTCAGACTTTTCAACCACGGAGATTGCAGTGTTCGACGAAATGTTTGAAACCAAATCTGATGATATCGACGAGATCAGCAACATGATCCTCGAAGACCTCACGAAGATCCAGAACGCTCAAGGCAAGAATGCAAAGGTCGAGATCCTCAAGGACATCAACACGTATACCTTTCGTGCATTCGTTCTGTACCTCGATCCATTCCAGACATTCGGTGTCTCCAAGCTCAAAGGTAAACCGTCTGGTACTGGCATCGAATGGGAGACAGTATTCCGACTTCTCTCTGAAAAGAAAGGTCGCGAACTCGACAAGATTTCGGACCGAATGAACCAACTCCAATTTGACCTCGTGAATGGCATCTTCAACGGTTTCCAGAAATGGCGACTCGGTGTCAAAGGTGGAAGCTTCCTGAAGGTGTATCCAGACGCGTACCAAACCTTCAAGGTCCAGCTATGTGCTCCATGGAACCCTGAAGAGTTCGAAGAAGGTTCCTACGCTCAGATCAAGTACGACGGCACTCGATGCGTAGCTGCAGTAAACGATGACGGCGAAGTGTTCTTCCTCTCTCGGAACGGTAAGCCTGTCGAGAACGTCAATCCTCTCATCGAGGAAGAACTCAAGAAGTTCCCTGGACACATCTTCGATGCGGAGACCGATGCTGATGTCCACTTCCAGAAGATCTCAGGCATCACGAAGAAGAAATCAGGTTCTGACGTAAAACTCACTCTGAAGATCTTCGACACGATGACATACGACGAGTTCATGGCTCGCAAGTGTGATCGTGACTACGAGACTCGGTACGAAGAGCTCAACGAGAAGCTCAAGGATTCTCCGCTGAAAGATCTGATCGCTGAACACGAAAAGGTGGAGACGATCGAACAAGCCGAAGAGTTCTACGCGAAAGCGAGAGCTGCGAAGAGAGAAGGTGCCATCGTCAAGAAAGCGAAGAGTCTCTACGTCTTCGACCGAAACGACGACTGGATGAAAGTGAAGCCTCTTGAGACAATCGAAGCTCGAATCATCGAGGTGATCGAAGGTTCAAAAGGTTCCAAGTATGAAGGCATGATGGGTGCCATCCGAGTCATGGATGGAACCGGTGCAATCTCTCGTGTCGGATCCGGCTTCGATGATCCTCTCCGGAAATGGTTCTGGGAGAACAAGGAAGAGATCGAAGAAGATCAATCCATCGCTGAGATCAAGTTCATGGAAAGAACTGAAAGCGGAGTATTCCGTCACTCACGATTCAAGTGCCTCCGTACTGATAAGGATGATCTAAATCCCGGACTCTGACGAGACTCGTCTCCAGTTCTTGTGATGAGTGATGTGTCCATTGACTACGCCGCTGATAGCACTCGGTTGAAGACCGTACTCATCACAGAACTTCTTCAAACCACAAATCTCATGGACTCTACCTTCAGGGTCCATGATCTTAAACGACTTCCTTTTCTTCAGGTTGTCCACGCCTGATTTCTTCTCAGAGATCCTTCTGCAAGTTTCTTTATTGCGTTTCATACCTCGATGAGAAGCTGCTACTCTGTCGATGTGTTCTTGAGTTTTCTTGTGTCCTGGACCCCATCCGGCTGAGGTCGCCAAGAGGTTGTAGAAGTTTTCGGATTTCACTGCGTCGAAATGGCGGATCCATTCTTCTTCGGCTTCAAAGAGCTCTTTAGCATTCTCGCAGATTTGAAGTGTCTCACGCTTGAAATTCTTTCGTCCATACTTCTCGATTGCTCGATTGAGTAGAGTTCCTGATCCTAGGTAGTGGGAATCTTTCGTAGGATCGCCATTCCGTCTACCGACGTACTTCTTCCCGTTGATGAGATTCGTTGTGAGATAAATGAAGCCAAACATGATGATATTTCAGTTTCCATTCTTCTTGATTTTAAAGTAGGATCGTTCCATTAAGTCAACCACGGAGAACTCACTGATGACGAACATTAGCACACTCGGAAATGACACATTAGAAAAGAACGAGCAGATGTCGAAAGACGTGATCTGCGATCTGGTTCAAGCCGGATACAAGATCACGATGGTAGACGCTCCGATGTCCAGAACAGGAGACGAGAAAATCATCTTGATCCGTGCGTACCAGTACGATCCGATTCGTTCCGTCGAGTCTATCTTCGGCGAAGACAAGAACGATCGAGTCTACTTCTACGGAGTCTGGTCATCTGGAGAACTCCATTCGATCCGATATGCTCGTGAGTCGGAAGGTCGTCGCTGATGATCATCGACATCACTCTGACCGTTACGACAGCCTATCTCTTCTTTCTTGCGTCGATGATAAAGACGCCGAATGCAAAGAGCTCTTTCGTCTTCAAGTTCGTTCCGTTCGTCCTCGGAGCGTTCATATTCTTCCATCTCGGAATCAAGTATTCGGTGTTCTCATGATGTATCGTTTCTTCGACTTCTTCGAACACCTCGTGAAGACCTCAGAGGTCCGAGCGAAAGTAGATCCTCGTACCTTCTGGTACCTGCCAAAAGGATCAAAGATCGAGGACTTCTTCGAACTCGATCGAACGGACTACACGTTCATCAACCTGAAGACGACTTCTCTCAACCAGGCCAAGGAACTCCTTCGAGGCGCCAAGAAGGTTGCCATCCTCTCGTACATGGACAAGAAAGGTTCGTCCATTCTTGCGAACGAGATACGTGCAACCGCTGACGTCATCATCGAGTTCTGCGAACACTACTCAGAGGACATGCGATGAAGAAGTTCTTGATGATGTCATTCGGCTTTATCCTGGTGACCTATGGATACAACTACGGGATGACCACTGTGTCCACATACGGATCCAAGGCGACATGCCTGAGTGTCGCCAATAAGATCATCAATGCAGACAACGTGATGCACGCCATGTGCATCCCTGATGATTGGTCCGAGAACATGGGACACGATGATGTCAAAGAAGATTGACATGTCCGATCTCCGTCCTTCGGATACACGCATCTCGACTGCCAAAGATGAATACAAGAAAGATCCGCGGAAGTTCATGGAAGACTGCCTTGGCATTTGCGGACCTGTGATTCCTGATCGACGTTCTGGACACTTCGCGATGAGCATCGAGCCTCCGTTTGAACAATTCTACGAGAGGAAGAAGAAATGACCTACCTGCCGCTGTACGAACCTGGCCTTGCACAGAAAATCACTGAGGATGCTCAGGAGATCATCCGAACCACATTCAGTCATCTCAGTCAGATTCTTCCGTACGAGCAGCTCGATGACTTGATGGCTCACGGTCTTCTCGAAGTCGAGGATATTCCTGAGCTGATCTTCCTGGACGTCGACGGCGTTCTGAATAACAAGTTCTCCTGGCCGAAGTACGAAGACGATTTCGTTCCAGAGCCTGAGCAGATGTACATGGACTCGTTCGATGACAAGTGTGTCGAACGTCTCCTGAAGATCCTCGACGAGTTTCCGAAAGCGAAGATCGTCGTCTCTTCGACATGGCGGATCGATCCGTTCCTCATGGGCATCCTGAAGATCAAACTCGGCGACTACTCGAGACGGATCATCGGTCAGACTATCCAGTTCTCTCACTCGCATCGAGGCATGGAGATCGAGCATTATCTTCTCACGCACCACCGAGGCAAGAAGGTGAAGATGGTGATCGTCGATGACGATTCTGATTTCTTCCCGCATCAATTGCAGTTTCACGTATCGTGCGATACTGAGTATGGTATCACTGGAGCTGTTCAGTGGCGTATCGGACAGAGACTGAAGAGCATGGAACGTATCATTCCGTAACTCCGACCGAACACTTCAATCACTCTAACGATAAGGAAACGAAACTTGAAACAATATCACGACTTGCTGGTTGACATCGTCTCGAACGGTGTAGACGCTGGAGACCGAACGGGTACAGGCACACGATCTGTTTTCGGTCGTCAGATCCGCTTTGATCTGGCCAAAGGCTTTCCTGCAATGACTACCAAGAAGCTGCAGTGGGAAGCCGTCGTAAGCGAGCTTCTCTGGTTCCTGGAAGGATCCACTGACGAACGTCGTCTCGCTGAACTCCGGTACGGGAAGAATCGCTTCGAGCTGACTGACAAGAAAACGATCTGGACTGACAACGCTGACGCTCAAGGCAAAGCTCTCGGATACGTCAACAACGACACTGCAAAGGATCTCGGTCCTGTCTACGGAGCGCAGTGGCGTACATGGACCTTCGATCGAGTGACTCCTCGTGGTCGCGAACGTGGCTACATCGACCAGATCGATAACGTCATCGAATCTATCCTGAAGGATCCTCACGGTCGGCGCCACATGGTTTCTGCATGGAACGTCCCTGAGATCGAATCGATGTCTCTTCCTCCGTGTCACTACTCTTTCCAGTTCTACGTACGAAACAAGAAGCTCTCGTGCATCTGGAACCAGAGGTCAGTCGATGTGTTCCTCGGTCTTCCGTTCAACATCGCGTCGTACGCTCTTCTGACTCACATCATTGCTCGAGAATGCAATCTCGAAGTCGGCGAACTGATCGGCAGCTTCGGAGACACGCACATCTACCTCAATCACTTCGACCAGGTGAAAGAGCAGCTCGAACGTGAACCTCTTCCGCTTCCTGTCCTGGAAATCGACAGCTCGTTTGATCTGAACAAAGGCCTCAGCGGATGCTTTGATCTCGAAGACTCGAAACTCTTCAAGCTCAACGGTTACTTGTATCATCCGCCGATCAAAGCAAAGATGGCGGTATAACGAAAAGGAGAACAGCATGACGAAGGAGAGGAAGACCCTGGAGGTCACGATCACGAAAATGATCGAAGTCGAGTACGATCTCGAGAAGTTCACCGAAGAGGCGATGAACGTCTTCAACGACAACATCTACTACGTTGGTGACAAGCCGGAAGAGCATCTGAAGAACATGGTCGAGATGTACGCGAAAGGCCTCTCGTCTCCGCATATCATCGATCATGGTGTGTACATCGAGTCTGAGTTCATCGAAGGCTACGGAGTCGTTGCTGATTTCGGTGTGAAGTTCAACGAACTCTCTGAAGACGCTTCGTCTGAGTTCACTGACTGACTCCCAGGAGGTCGGAGAAATCCGGCCTCTGAGGGGATCGATAATCTATTGTCTGAGTTCAGAGAATGCACTGCCCTGACACTGTGTTGACGTGTATGTTCTCCTGAACAATTTCCTGGATTGTCGAATGAAGAATTTGCATTAGCTGAAACTTTCCTGTTTACGAAACTACGAAACTTGATTATGATCCTCTCAATAAACAAACCACGGAGACTTCGAAATGACCAAGGAACATCCGAAGACCTTCTTCAACATCTACATCGGAACTGGTGGGAAGAACGTTCTTTTCACTCTCCGCATCCATCGCTGGACAGAAGGCAATCCTTTCGATCGTGACTCCTACGTGAGAAACCTCGCGAATGATCTCGAGAGAGCCTAAGCCAAGGCGATCACATATGCAGATGGTCTCCGTGAACGCATCGCTGATGAACGCTGCATCGTGAACTACATCGGTCCGGAGACTGAAGAAGTTCGTCATCGTCGTGGTAAGCTTTCCGCTGACGCTACCGAGAAGGTCGAAGATATCGAACGAGGCATCGTTCCTTTCTGGAAGCACAAGAATTCGAAGATCGCTGATCTTCCTGACTCCTACCTCCTCTGGCTCTCTGACCAGCTGAAGTACCCAACGATCGACGCAGTGATGCACACTCTTGCATCGGTTGCTTCTGGCATTGCTGAAGAACGTGGACTCTTCGCTATCCGTGAGATGAAGAGAGCTGAACAGCGAGAGATCGATCTGAAGTCCAACCACATCGGTGTCATCGGTGAACGTCTCACATTCGAAGGAAAGATCGATGCGGTGTACGACAAGTCCGATGAGTACAACGACTACTTCGTGACGAAGATCCTCATCGGCAATGACATAGTCATGTACCGCGGAAGAAAGATCGGCGAACGTGACGAAGCGATCAAGATGACTGCGAAGATCAAGCGTCACGAAGTCTACAACGAGATCAAGCAGACTGCTGTGTCTCATCCGAGAATCAAGGAGAAGTGAAATGACAACACGTCAATATCCGGTATTCATCGATCCGAACGGCAATCGGTTCGTCTTCCCAGGCGTCTTCGCTGATGAAGATCGTTCGATCAATTGGTCACAGTGTTTGACTTACGAGATGTTGCTGAATGTCAAGCAGGAGAAGACTCGTCTCGGTGTCGACACGGAATTTTACTTTCCTCACATCAAGTCGGAAGCATATCATCCGAATTTCGCACACGGAGCAGAGGACGTCTTCATCATCGGCGGTCCTCTGTTCAACGAGATCTTAGAAGAACAGGAGAAGTGATGCGAGTCGAGAGACCAGACGATTGGAAGAAGTATTGGGACTGGGACGGGAAGAGCAAGAGCTTTACCTTTCCAATCTTCTATCCGTTCAGTGACGTGTGGATCATGTACAAAAACGACGGCACGAAGGAGTTCTTCGAGGTGCCGAACGACGAGTACATGGAAGAGTACAACAGACGGAGAGCATTACGTGAAAACGAGAACTAAGCAGGCCGCGTTCGTCATCGACTACATGACAAAGAACAGCTTCGGAACCTACAACGGAGGTAGAGAGTTCGGGTCAAAGTCGTTCAGTGGATGCACGACATACGACGATGACCTTGATTTCATCTGCGCATTCGGAGACGCATTTCCTCCGAGGAAGCCTGATCCGAATCACATCCTTTCATCGATCACTCTGAGGCGAGTTCTCAAGCAGCTTTCTGACGACGGATATCTCGATCGAGGACGTCTTGGAAACGAGAAGTACGTTCGTCAAGAACCCAGCTGGCAGTTCGTCTACAGCCTCAAGCAATGGGTCCTGAAGGATATCAGGACGAACGGAAAGACCGCTGAAGAAATCGCAATCGAGTGGAACGGAGTTTGAAATGGAAATCATATACATGCTGGAGAAGGTCAACTACAGCGGGCCAGGAGAGGTCCTCGAAACGATCGGATACTTCAAAACGCTCGACGGGATGAAGAAGTACGCGATCGAGAAAAATCTCAACATGGAAGAAGATTACGTGTACGCTGAAGTTGAACTCTTAGACACAGGGACAGGACAGTAATCGTCCTCGAAGTGATTGATAATCCATAATCGGTCAACTGAGAATGATCCACCCTTCTCCTGTGTAGACGAGGAACTACGAAATGACAAACCGTTACAAACGAGAATACAAGTACAGCGCAGACCACATTGCGAGTGTCCTCGAAGGAACCTGTCAGTCACTCGAACACGCTCTCGAATGTCACGGAATCGAAGACGCAGGAGATGACATCGAGTTCCTCCGTGACATCGATGCTCTCGTCTTCTGCTGCGAAGTGTGCAGCTGGTGGGCAGAGATCTGTGAGTCCGCTGAAGAACATGGAAGCGGATGGATCTGTTTCGAGTGCTACCAAGAAGACTGAAACGTTTCGACTTTCAGTTTCCAGCGTCACCGAAGAAACATTACAGAAGAAAAGAAGTAACTCACCCAGGAGAAGTTCAGTGAGAAGTTCATCAGAGATCGAGTCTTTCCAGAATGGTGTCTCAGTTGTCAAGGACGAACAAGTTCGGACCATTCAGCTGTCGTTATCAGACGACGCTATCAAGAGGGCTATTCGAGAGTGTCTTCGTCAGTACGTCAAGGACTGGCAGCATGCTTCGGACATCCAGGTCGACATAGAGGTTAGCGAGTACTCTCGCGAAGTCAGCGCCAGAGTCGTAGGAACGTGGACACAGAAATGAGATACAAGCTAGCTTTCAACTACTTCAAACGTCATAAGTTCAACCACGGAGACATTCGGAACTTTCGACTCGGAGGCATCGTGTCAGTCTACGGACTCTCGTTCGCAGCTGAGAAGTTTCTTCTCGCGATCGGTTCTCCTCTGTCTGACTTCTGGTGGACTGTGATCTACGGAGTCTTCGCTGCAGCCTCTCTGTGGTTCTGGCTCGAAGACGCGATCCTAGACCTCTGGGAAGAGAACACGTTCGAAGACGAAGTACTCGAAGGAAAGATCAAAGAGAAATGACATCGATTTCAGGACTCATCATCAGGTCTGACACCGAACGCCAGGAAGACATCACCGTCAAGAAACAAGTCAGGACTATCCAGTTCGACATCACTGAAGAATTCGTGAAGGCAGCGATCGTAAACGAGATCAAAGACAGGATGCCGGAGATGAAAGGATCGAGGGTCAAAGTCGATCTCGACGTAGTTCCAGGAGCAATCTCCTACTACGTGAAAGCGAGAGCAACTGCGAAGTTTATCAAAGACTGACGATCTTTCAGTTTCACACGTTGCTCAAAGTACGATACAAAGAACCTATCAACCGGAGATTACCATGATCGATCCGAACAAACAGAGTATGCAACTTCAGAAATCGACAGCTGAACTCTTGGCCGCATTCTGGTTGTCTCCGTTCCTCTTCTGGAGCATGTTTACGCGATGATCCGAAAATCATTCAGAATCGTTAATCTCGTAGAGACGCGGCAAGCGCAATACGCTGTCGTAATCCACATGACAAAGTTCCTGTGGTGGAAACGCTCTTCTTACGCGAAGTATCGTGCTCAGAAGTACGGGTTCTGTGGTGGTACTCACGGAATTTGGTACAATGAAGATTCAGGACACATCGCTTCTCTAGAAGTCGGTCAGGAGCTCGATGCTGCTCTGAGACGGAAGAAATTCAATGGAGTAACTCTCGTATGAGATCTGCAGCATTCGGAGTGATCGTCGGCATCTTCGCCGTCGTCCTCACCTCATGTATTCCTGACCGAGGTCAGTGTCTCGAGTCACAGAAGGAATGGTCCACTGGAAAGAAGAAGCGTCGAGCTGCTCGTCATGGCTACACACTGGAGACTGCTCCTTCGAACTACACGAAGGACCTCTGTGTGAAGTGGGAGTTCCCTGACGGACGAGGTGGCAAATGAAGATAGCGATCCTCACATCACACTTCACTCCGACTCTCGCAGACCACACCAGGATCACTAACGGTCTCGATGCGATCGTCGTCAAGGCCATTCCTGTTCTGAAGAAGCAAGGTCACGAAGTCCATGTCATCTGTGCAGGCAAAGTCGACGGCTACTGGTGGACTGAAGTTCTGTTCCATAGTCTCGTTGAGAAGACTGTCGAAGAACTCGAAGGCAAATCTGTTCGAATGGCTCTCACTCGAGAGTACTACAAGAAGATACATGCGAAGCTCCGTGAGATCAAACCTGACCTCGTTTGGAGCCATTTACCTTCTCCAGGAACATCCGCCGAGATCGCGCTAGACTGGCCGACGATCCACCACGTCCATGAAGTGAACCAGAATGCGATGTACGCTGTTGGTCGACTCGCTGGTCTCTCGAAGATGATCGAGAACGGCGGTACTGTGTACAACAGCTACTTCGCTGAACGGACACAGCGGAAGATCGCTGAAGGCTTCATGAAGCGGACGAATGACACGAAGAACATGCATCTGCTGGAGAAGCCGATCACGTCGGTGTACCAGGTCGTGAACACTCCGTTGGACACTAGGTTCCTTGAAGGCGACCTTGTGAAGCCTGATTTCCTGCCGTTCATGATAGGTCGATACGATCCGAAGTTCACAGGCAAGAACATCCATCTGATCGACAAGCTCGGCATTCCGATCTATGCTGCTGTGTCTGGCAACCATCCGAAGATCTTCAAGCAGCTCGAGTTCTCGAACACGACAAGAGCTTACTTCAACAGTCCTCGAGAAGACACGATCAGACTGATGAAGAAATCTGAAGCGCACATCATGGCGTACCTCTATGAGTCAACGCCTGTGGCCAACTACGAGTTGATGTGCTGTGGCTCTGTGCCAATCACGATCGGACTCTCTGAAACGGAACCGAACGCTGGCTATATACTGGCGAAGCGTATCCTCGGTGATCTCGTTCCTGAATGTGTTCCGATCGATGCGCCTGACCTCAAAGAAAGACTCGAGCGCAATATCATGCTCGTGATGAATGGAAATGATGCCGCGAGAAAGCACGTGGCTGAAACAGCACGGAAAGCACTTTCTCATGAAGCTTGGTATCAAGAATTCATGAGTTTGATACCTAACGGAAGGAAGACTCAAGTGACTCCGCTTGACGTCTAAGTTTCGCAGCTTCCTTTGCGGCTCTCATCTTTTGTCTTGTCTCATCTGAAACTGGAGGTCTAGTCTTTGCTGATTCTCTTAACTTAGTTCTCGTCTCATCAGAGACTGGAGGTCTGTTCTTCGCGGAAGCTCTCCTTCTTTCGGTCGTCTCGAGAGTATCTTGGCCTTTCCTGTTGCGCATCTTCTGTTTGGTCTCCTCGGTACGTTTCTTACCTGAGTTGGCGATCCGGAGTTTCTCTCGAGTTTCGTCTGAAGGAGGACCAACTATCTTACCTTTGTGGGCTTCACTCATCTTTCTTCTAGTTTCTTCGGAGACGATACCACAAAGTTGATTTCCGCCAACAGAGTACTGCGAGAGGTTATAGTACTTATCAGAGTTTGCAGCATCAGTAATTCTGAGCCAGTGGAGTTCTGCTTCTACAAGCTCTTCGAATGAATCGCAGGTTTGGAGAACTCTCTTTTCGAAGTTCTCTTTCCCGTACTTATCGAAAGCTTGCTTTATGATCTTTCCAGAACCTAGATAAGCCTTGTTCCTCTTAGTCTCTGGATCACCATTTCGTCTTCCAATGTAGAGCATGCCGTTGATGAGGTTTCTTGTTTCGTAAATAAAGCCGAACATTCTGATGTACCAAGAAGTTTCTATTAAGGGTTTCTTTGGTATATTGTAAATCATTCAATTTCGCTCGAAGGAGCTCTACATGATCAATAAGATACGAGCTCTCTTCAAGAGAGCTGAAAAGCCACGTCCGTCAATCACCTCGACTTTGCCTGATCAAGTCCGTCAGGCATTCTCTGAGATCCCTCAGCAGGTCTATGTCCTCAGTGACGGACGTAGTCGCCAGGTGATCATCACGAGTTTGACTTCTTTCAACATCAGGAAGAAGACTGCACACGTGAGCTTCAACCTCGTTCCTTCTGACAAGAACTTTCCGTTCATCACGAAAGGAAGCGAGTACTACATCCATGCGCTCTCTGGCCATGCAGTAAAACTGCTGGAGAACAACGTTGCAGACGCGCATAGACTCGTCCGGAATGGTGAGAACATGTTTCTCTGGACCCTCAAGGTCCGGACAGTCGAAGAGAAGACAATCTTCGGCAAATCGATGATCATCGCCTTTGTCATAGACGTTGATCTGGATCAAGACACTTCCGGCATTGCAGCAATCCATCAGAACCGGAAGTTCTACAAACTCTAAGGAGAAGAATGAATGAGTGACGCACACGGAGTAGCACGCGATCAGCTGAGAGCTTTCATCGAGCGTATCGAACGCCTCGAAGAAGAGAAGCGGACAATCGGCGATGACATCAAGGACGTCTTCGGAGAAGCAAAGTCGATGGGCTTCGACACGAAGATTCTCCGAAAGGTCATTGCTCTTCGTCGACAGGATGCTGATGAACGCATGGAACAGGAAGCTATCCTGGACACCTATCTCCAGGCTCTCGGCATGATCCCTGCTTTCGAAGCGGAGGACGCAGCTTGACGGAAGAAGTCACCACCGGGAAGCTGAACGGCGACAATCTCCTCATCCTCAGTGGATCGTTGAACTTGAACGATATTGTCTACCGCGGTGACTACGTCGACCGAGCTGTACTTCTGCCTGCTGTTGACAGCATACTTCACCAGTCGTTTCAGGACAGTCGGAATACCTGCACGGTTACGATCCCACAGGAAGAGTACCAGCAGCTCCTGGCGGATCAAGCTGAACTCAACGGTTTGAAAGCACGAGGTGTTGACAACTGGGAAGGATACGGCGACGCATAACGTTGCCACTTTCTGATACTATCGGACGTCAGAGCTGATTATTCTACAACCATACTAAATGGTCATCGGAATGATTCTCTGACGTCCACCAAGTAAGCAGAAATGTATTGGATACCAAGCAGACGAGCGGCTGCAAGTCTGTGATTGCCATCACATACCAGAAAGTACGGCGATTCTTCGAATTTCGCAATGATGATCGGTTTGTGGATTTCGTGATAGTTCTCGATGAGTGATCTCACCTTCGAACGAACAACGAGTCTTTGATCAGACATGATCTTCGAGACTTCGTACATCTGCTCAACGTAGAACGGACTTGTCTTCGGAGGTGTGTACGGGAGGTGCTTGTTCCTAATTTCGTGTAAAGTGAACGAATATGGAACAGGGTTGTTTACAAGTTCTCCAGAGGAAGTTACATTGCCATAGATGTCTCTCGGTATCGAGTTGTCTATGACATCACAAGCGATCTGTTTTTGGATCAAGCTTGCCTGTTGAAGAAGATTTGAGCAGGAAAAATTTTTTAACATTTGTTTACCGGGTCGTATCTTTCTTATTTACATGTGAGGGGGCTTAGTATATTAATCAACTATCGATTCACTAATGAAGTGACAAACAAGAAACCCGAAACACATACAGGAGAAGAGATATGCAGGAACTGTCTATCGTCAAGAGCGAATTCCCTCTCCTCGTTCAATCGAGAGGTATTGACGCTCCCATCGCAATCAAGGCTGCAACAGGTAAGTCTGAGGAAGAGATCCTCTCGGCGGTAGTCGATGTAACTGACAACCCCCGAAAAGGACTGACTCCGGTGGAAATCAAGAAGGCCCTGAAGAAACTCGGCGTGAAGCACCGCGATGTTTCGAAGATGGTCGAACGCAATGATGCCTCTGGAGACACCAAGCTCCACAAGCACATCACCGAAAACGAGTTCCTGAAGCACGCGCCCGAAGGCAAGACCTACATCTTGACGAACCGGAATCACACCTGGACCGTGAAGAACAAGGAAGTCATCGATCCGGTATGGGTAGTCCCTAACAAACAGGGTACCCGCCGCCGAGTTACAAGCGTGATCGAAGTCCTCGAAGAAGACAAGGCTCACTGAAGATCTAAAACATTTGGTGAGACTTTAGAAAGAGTGGAGAGCACCCCTCCACTCTTTCGTGCTATCCTCTGTCCTACATTTTCCTGTTTACGAAACTGCAAAACTTGTTTAGTATCAGATCATAAACAAACCACGGAGACTTCGAAATGATCTACTCGAAGAAAGCAGCAATCAGACTCATCGAAGCAAATCTCGAGATGATAGAGAACGTTCCATTCGATCTCGATCGGCCTCATACTCTAGCGAAGGTCCTTCGTGCTTACGGTCTGATCGAAGAAGGTGCCTACGACCAGTATCTCGAAGAGTACATCCTCCGCGGAATGTGCGAAGATAGCGCAGTACGTAGTGAAGCTGAGTGCATTTACGATCAACTGATGCGATACGGTTTCATGTATGTCGTAGAAGATCAAGAAGGCGACGAAGACTGAATATTCAGTTTCACTCTTCAACGTTTCTGAATTACTGTCAATTCAACAAGAACTCTCACGGAGATACTGACGTGACTAAGATCGAAATCCTCGCAGCCGACGGACTCGCAATGAAGTTGGAGATCATCACTTCGTTGCCGCGCCTCGGTCCTGATAACAAACTCCTCATCGCGAACTTCTGCTACGTTCAGCAGAGGAAAGGAGTCTCTGTGAACATCGAAGTCTCCGGAAAGCATTCCGTGGAGATTGAGAAACAGATCTGCGACGGACTCATCTACTGGATGAATCTGTTCGAACGTGATTTCAACCCAGTATTACAAGGAGATTTGAGTTGCCTGTAGTCGTCGGTCAAGATCAGTCGGTCAAGAAGAGAGCAACGTGCCGACACTGCGGTGCAATCAACGAATACCTTCCGTCTGAAGTCAGAGTTCTTTACAGCGGCAAAGACATCAGCGGCGGTCCAGATGGAGCAGAAGGTTTCAACTGCGCCCAATGTGGAAAAGAAATCAGAACAAGGAGTTGGTGACATGGACGACGAAACAGATTTCACAGCATACCTCGACGCATGGTCCGTAGTAGGAAAGTTCCTCTGTGGATGCATCCGAGAAGACAGCAAAGGACGCTTCGCGGACGGACAGTTCGTCCGGACGTCATACGTCATCGCCAACAAAGACCCTGCAGAGTTCGAGGAAGGCGACATCGTCTCCACCAAGAACTCTCGCTACAAGCTCGCAAAACCATACGAACCAGCAGAAGGAGCAACCGTATGAAGACCGCCAACTACCGAGACAACGCATTCACGCCTGATGAAGTCAGCCTCCATCTCGTCCTCGGCGCACTCGCATCTGATGTCATTGACGTTGTCGACGTGAACTTCGCTGGAATGACGTACGACGAATACCAGGCGTGGGTCGTCGAGTGGAAGACCGAGTACGAGTTGCTCTCGAACAATATCCTGGCCAACAAGCGAAATTCGACCGTTCATCTAGTCGAAGGTGACGATCTCGAAAACTCTCTGTTCATCGAGCCTGTCTCTGATGATCCGGACGTTCGTGCTGCATTCGTAGCCAAGTTGAAGAAGTTCGCGAATACGTTGCTGAATGCACGTGAGTACGGCAAGCGTGTTCGCTACGAGATCCAGCAGCTGGCGTACGGTGTGGAAGACGCAAACGCGAAGATCGACAAGCTCTACGCAGCTCAGTAAACTTCGAAACGGAAGGTGGCCAAACAAATTTCCGTTTCGGCCACTTTCCTGTTTACTTCTGGACCAGTTTTCGATAAACTGTACCTATCTGAAACACAAACAACGGAGACCACTCCAATGTCCCAAGAAATCAACACCTCCGCAACAATCGCTGACTTTCCGCTGATCGGTTCGATGACAAAGTCTCCGTCATCGTTCGTCGCGCTGTCCATGGCCACAGGCATCGAAGAAGAGCGACTCGTGAACACGATCATCCCTGAAGTCGTGAAGACTGACTACTGGAAACGTGTCGGACTTTCTGCGAAAGAGATCAAGGCCGTCCTCACTCACCTCGGCTACCACGTCAAGGATCTCGGGATCACTCTCCACAAGAAGAACGACAATCACCACACAGACGTTCTCCACACACGGAAGATGGAGAAAGAGTTCATCGAGAAGAATGCCAAAGACGGCAAGACGTACATCGTCATCTCTCGTGAACATGCCTGGGTGATCCACAACAAGGTGACTATCGATCCGACCTGGGTAGCACCGAACAAGCAAGGTTCCCGTCGGAGACTCAACTACGCCTTCGAGATCGAAACCGCTGAAGCAGCTTCGAATGCAGCATGAAGATCAGATGAGCAACGTCTCTTACACTCAAGAAGAACTCGAAGAGTTCAATCGCCTCACCTGGACACAGTCGAGCCTGAACAACCTCGAACGTATCATAGGCAGACTCGAAATGTCCAAATTCGTCAAGGAGCACAGCAAAGAGAAGTGCGATGCGATGTGGGAAGAGATCAAGAAGCGTGAAGCCGACAAAGACTGAAACTTTCTTGTTTACAGTTCCGCGGAAGTTTGATAGTTTGATTCCATAAACAAAAAACTTCCACGGAGCTGTTTCTAAAATGACCCAGGTGATGTACAAGTCTTCTGACTTCCGTTCCTACTTCGGAGAGAACTCTTGCACTCTCGTTTCATTGTCTATCGCATCTGGTCTTCCGAAAGAATACGTGTATGAACGCGCTCATCGCGTGATCAATATGAAGAAACTGAACGAACGCGGCCTCTACGATCACGAGTTCTACAAGGTCATGAATGCCGCCGGTGTTTGCTACATCGATCGATCGAGAGAAATCTTCAGAGAAAGATCGGACGTAGCTGGAAAATGCGTGTTCCGAGTCGGTGAACGCTTCTTCATGAAACACCTCGCGAAACCTGGAAAGACCTACATCGTGATGAACAGAGATCATGCATGGTGCATCAAGGATGGAGTCTGCCACGATCCTTACTTCAACAACCCCGAGAAGATGAAGCGTCACATCTTCACGATCCTGGAGATCCAAGCATGAACTTCGAATTCAACAAACACCGTCTCGATATGACGGTTCTCCATCTCCTCAACGATCTGAACGGCCGAAGCGGTTTCGATCTTTCCGGAGTCGACAACAGCACTCTCACGGAATGGAAGAAGGATTGGTTCTACCTGTTCTGCGATCGAGCAGTTCATTCTGGTGGAACGTACTACTTCACTGAAATTCTCGTGAAGCTCCTGATCAACGATCTCGTCAGAGATCTGAACAACCGCGGTGGGTTCAACACATTCGCTATCGACAAGAAGATCATGGACTCGTGGAAGGCTGACTGGCTCAAGCTGATCAAGGAGATGTCGCTGTGAGAATGACCGATCGGAACATCATCTACGCAGCTCTCCATGACGCTATCGACTGGAACGTAGGTTTCATCGATTCGTACAGACACATTAAGAACTACAAGGACCTCGAGGAAGTTGTCAGAGCCCAGAGGATGATTGACGGCTACAAGAAGGTTCTGAAGAAGTACTACAGGACGACTCCGATCCATCCTCTCGACAAAGCAGTCGAAGACGGAACAGCGAAACTCGTCAACATCTACGACCTCATGAAAGGCAAGATAGATGAGTGATAAGATCGGCCAGATCTACTACACGGTGTTCACCGACGAGTCTGACGGAAAGGTCTCGATCGAAGAATACCACGTCGTCACGATCAGAGGTGATTACGTCTACGCCGCGTGGAAGATCGACGGGATCACTTACGGAAAGAAGTCGAAGAAAGCTGGAGACTTCGGATGGCTCCGTCCTCTGCCTGATTGGACCAGGAAGAAGTTCCATCGCAAGGAATGCGAGAAGAACTGGAAGATCACTCCTGACAAGATAGGTCTCTACACGACGAAACTCCAAGCCATCAGAGCTGAGATCAAAGAACAGGACGAGTTGAATTTCGATGAACCTGCTCTGTTCGAGAAGGCGATGAGGACTCTGAAGTCAATGGAAACAAGAGAAAGAAACAAGAAATGATCGTCAAGTACGATGAACTCTTTGAAAAGAAGCTCGAAGCAGGCGCAGAGATCCTGATGGAGTACTTCCTGAACGATGTAGGGATCATCGAGGAAGCTCGGAAGATGGCTCGCCTAGTTCTCTTGACTGCGATGAAAATCGAAGCAGAGAATCAAAACTGATGAACATCCTTGTTCAAGAATCAGAGTCTTGAAGTTACACTTCTCATGACTTAAGAATTCAGAGGTGAAGAATGAAACCTGTTATCGATTTCGCCAAGAGACATCACGGAGCAATCTCCCTCCTCCTCCTCCTGTCAGGTTATGCTGTTCTGGGACTTCTGATCTTCAGATGAAAATCGCTGTGAATTCCATAGTCGCTGCATCTATCCTGGCTCTTGTCGGTTTCTCAGCAGGTGTCGCTCAGAACTTCCTGAGCTCTCCGTCTCCTGATGTTGTAGTAGAGAACTCTGACGTTGAACTAGAGTTCGATCAAGCGTACTTCGAGAACCAGTTCAACTCGATCGAAGCTCTCGGTGTTCAGATCAACGAAGCGAGGATTGCATACGAGGAGTTCTCTTCGATAGCCTCTGAATCTTCGGCAGACCAGCGGAAGCTCAACAGGCTTCGGTCGTCTCTTCTTCTCCTCAGGAATCAGCAGTCAGACATGATTGCGAACTACAACTCGAAAACGAACATACTCAACCGCGAGATCTTCAAGTCTAGCGGTCTACCAGAAAGGATCTTGCAGCAATGACGCAAGCGAAACTCAACAAGATGAAGAGACAGCTCAAGGATCTTGACACCTGGCTGTCGGAGAATACTGACGCTGAAAACTACGCTTACGAGCGACAGCGTAAACGTGAACTCATGAACGAAATCGGTCTCCTCGAGATGGACCTCAAGGAACAAGAACAGAAGAGGAAGAAGAAGTGACTGAAGCAGTGGAATTCATCAACGAGAGTGGACTCGACTTCCTCGATATCAGTTCGGAGAAGAAACGAGTCTACTTCTACGAATCTGGCTGGCAATTCGTTGTTGACGAACCTGCGATGCTCAACGTCAGCGAGTCTGGAGCACACAGGATCTTCACGAAGGATGGAGACTGTGCATACGTCAAATCAGGCTGGATCGCTATCACGTGGTCAGTCCACGAAGGCCAGCCACATTTCTTATTCTGAGGAGAAGAACATGTTGCCTGTGAAAGACCCAAGGAAGTACTGGAAAGACACGCTGGAGCACATCAACGAGGCATTGAAGATGTGTTTCGAACCGATCCAGCGAGCAGCTCTCCTGGACCGTAAGAAGTGGTACGAGAACGCTCTGGAGGGTTCTTGACCACCACGGATCAAATCCTGGTCCAATAAGGATACCATAATCAATCACTCAGGAGTTCCGCAGTGAGCTCCTGTGTTGATTTAGATGAACGGAAAGAACAAATGCCTCCTAAGCTGAGAACAAGAACCATCTATCTCGATCTTGACGGAGTGTTCGCTGACTTCGAGACTCACTACCTCAACACTTTCGGCCATTCGTGCAAATCTGTCAGCGATAACGAGATGTGGAAGAACATCCGATCTGTGAAGAATTTCTTTCGGGACATTCCTGTGTTTCCAGGCGCTGAAGACTTCATGTTCCAGCTCAAGATCATTGGAGCGAAACTAGCATTCCTCACCGCTTGCGACAAACAGAACTATGCTGAGTGCGCACTCGACAAGAGAGCGTGGATACGAGAACGCCTCTGTGAAACCACTCCGATACTTCCGATGATGAGCGGCAAGAACAAGTTCGTGTTCATGCACCAGAAGGACGATCTCCTCGTTGACGACTTCGAGAAGAACTTGACGCTCTGGGTCCATCACGGCGGCATCGGCATTCAGCACACTGGAGACTATCACATGACGCTCCACGGTATCAGCTACGCACTAACTGTGTAAAGTTCAGTTTCTTCGTTCCTCTGGATGTGATAAACTGAACTATCAAAACGAACACGGAGATCACCTGAATGAACATGCTTGAAGCCGCGAGACAGACTCTGAAGATCTGTGTCGATCGAGCGAAGACTGTCGGACAGTTGGAAGAACTCGATCATCTCATCGAGATGAACAAGAAGATGGAGAGTCGTACTATGTCTCCGACGAAGCTAGGACGTTGGCTCGGCTGGATGCAACGTGCAGCTGTTGATGTCGGAGGATGCACTCTCGACGATTTCAAGGAAATCAACAAGGACTGCACCGACGATACTGTCGATCCGTACTACTTCGACATCAAGACGTGTCCGAAGGATCACTCGACCGTCAAGCTCCTGGTGAAAGATCCTGACTCTCGCCTCGACGAGAACGAGATCCTCGATGGTTACACCTGGACGATCGGACACAACGGCTTCGACCATACTGGCGAGAACATCTTCTACGTCGTCGGATGGAACTGGAGTCAAGACTGTTTCGTCCATCGTGAACTCGAGGAGAAAGACATCCTCGGCTGGTTGCCTTTCTAAGGAGACATCATGTTCAACAAGACCGTAATCGTAGCAGGTCGTCCGACGACTACTAATCACTATTCTACGATCACCGAGAAGCGTGCTCCAACTGACGAGAGTGTTCGTCTCTTGAAGGAATTCGAGGAGAAAGCCGAGGCGAAAGTCCTCAAGGCTATGCGACTCGAAACTAATAACTTCAAGGCTGTTATTCAGAAGCAGCAAGCTTTCGAAGTCGGCGACATTGTGTACGTTGTCATCTACGAACTCGGTGGTATTCGTCGAGTCGTCAAAGTAAATCACAGCGATCTCGATGATCTGAAAGGTGTCCATTGGACTGAGAATGTCCTGAAGGCTCTCAGTGAAGACATCGCAAGAAACATACTCGAGGAAGCAATCAACAAGCTTCCGAAGATCTGGTAGGAGGAACTCATGAGACCGAAGAAGAAACCATTCTCTATCTCGAGCATCGAAGACATCCGTCTGCGTCGTGTGGCTATAGTGACGCTTGTTCCTGGCTGCATCGTGATGTTGATCATTGTCCTTCTCATAGCTGCTATCGTTGATGCTGTTGAAGCATTCTGGCTGACTGCGAAGAAGTACGCAACTGAACTCGTCCAGGATATCATTCCGAGAGTCTCAAGTCTCTGGAAGAAGTAGGAGATCGAATTGCTGAATGAACATGGACTGTATGAAATCGGTCGTACGAAGGAGCTAGGCAACGGACAGAAGATCCGTTACCTCACCGAGATGCCTCGGCACTTCCCAGAGCGTGAGCCTGAAGGAAATGTCTACGAAGCAACGTTCGTCGACTTCGAGACGACTGGACTCGATACCGAGAATGACGAGATCACTCAGATGGGCTGGGTCAGATTCCAGTTCGACGACTCGATGAAGATCACGAAAGTGGTCTCTCAAGGAGTGAAGCACAACATCCCTGAGCGCGAAGTCTCTGAAGATGCTGCTCGACTCACTGGTTTCACGAAAGCGAAGCTTCAAGAGATCGGTGAAATGATCACGCAAGAAGACTTCGATCGTGCATTCGGAAACATCGAGTTCGCTCTGGCACACAATGCGAAGTACGATCGTCGTTTCATCGATCGGTTCTACAAGGCAGAGCCTCTGGTATGGGGCTGCACGAATGCTGACCTGGACATCAAGTCTCGCTTCATGATCCCGTCGAACTCCCTCGGTGTTCTGATGGCGTACATGAAGGACTGGTACTTCGGTCACCACGATGCACTCGATGACTCGTTCGCTGGTGTCCACCTCGCTGACATGTTCTTCAAGGAACTCGTCGAGAAGATCTTCAAGCCTTCGTTCAAGGCGATGGCATACCAGTCTGCTTTCGAGTCGAAGGATGCACTGAAGCTTCGCGGCTACAAGTGGGAACCGACTGTGAAGACCTGGTGGAAAGGTGGCTTCACTGAAGAAGAAGTCGAAGAAGAACTCAAGTGGCTCGATCAGTACTGCGGTGGTAAGCAGGAGAAGCTCGCTGTTGATCTGAAAGCGAGACACCTGTGATCGAACTCCGTGATCTGACAGACGAAGACCTGAAGGAACTCGAAAAGACTACTCGAGTTACCTTCCTCGAAGCCAGAAGCAAATATCGCGATGTCGTCTATGAACAAGAGCGTCGGTCATCAGAAAATTGCGATCAGTGCTCTGGCGGAAAGCTCATCTCCAAGAACGGAGGTGGAGTAGCCTGCGATAGTTGCAATTACTGGTTCTGTTACTGAATTTTCCTGTTTACATCTCCTCGAACGTTTGATACCAATGGATCATAACGTCCAAACCACAGAGGAATGGAATGTCAAACCCAACGAAGGAGTCATAAAATGCACACGAATCTGACCGGCCTCGAATACGAACTCTACGACTACAAGCAGCGACGGAAGTCACGTGGATGGAAAGCAGTGATCTGCTTCGCTATCTGGCTCATCCTCACTCTGATGGCGAAAGAGTCTCTTCACATGCGAGACAAGGACCTCTTCATCGCAAGTGTGCTCGCTCTCGAGACGGTTGGAACTCTGGCATTCCTCCTGAGCTTTGTCTTCCTCTTCATGTACGGATCTGCAAACCGTCACGTGAAGAAGATCAACAAGTTCATCAACATGCAACGCGGTGCACAAGTCGAGAAAGACAACGCATGAGACTGAAATGTCTGTTCTATATCGGGATAATCATCCTGTTCCGATTTCTTTTGGTCTTGACAGTTTTCATTCTCAACGAAAGTGGATATGATCTTCTTAAGGTCAATGTCAACACATTCTCATCTTTGATGATTGTTGTGGACGCTTTTACTGTTCTCAGTTGCATGGTTCTCATCATCGTCTGGTTGAACTTGACAACAAATCGGAGCATCTGAATGAAAAGAACGAATCTCTACTTCGACATCGCATGCCTTGCTGCTCTCGAATCGAAGTACGACGGAACGAAGGTCGGAGCTGTGATCGTCCGTGATGATCACGTGATCGCTCTCGGCTGGAATGGATATCCTGGCGGAGCTGATGACGAAGCTATCAACACCACGATGGACAGAATTGATCGCTTGAAACTTGCAATTCATGCAGAAGAGAATGCGATCCTCAACGCAGCTCGGAACGGAAACTCTGCGAAAGACTCTGTCGTGTTCGTGACTCACAAGCCGTGCACTCACTGCTTGGCGAAGCTCTCGAACGCAGGTGTGAAGGAAGTTCGATACATCCAGAACCTCGGCTTCGAAGCCGCCTGGTGTGACTCGAACAACGAAGTGTACGAGAAGATTCCTCTCCACAAGGATACGTACAACTATCTGCTTCGTGCTCGGAGCGAGACTACCAAGAGGATCTATCCGTCGCTCGATCGTTATCAAATCCCTGAACCGGAAGAAGCACCGGCTGGTCTTCCTCCAGGGTTCTGGAACATCCAAGGATAAGAACATGATCGACCAAGAGATGATCGACCGTGCTCGAGAGAGTGCAATGGCGTTCTACGACAACTGCAAGCGACCTGACCTCAGTGAACGAGACAAGGTTCAAGGCGCTCTTCTGAGATATCAGATGTCGTTGGATGCTTCGTTCGCTCTTCAGAATGTTAAGTGGAGTGAAGTTGATGGATCTTAGCGTCATCACCGTATGGCTCGTTCTCTCGTTCGGTCACGGGAACCAAATCGAGAAAATGAGTTCAGTATCAGAGTGCATGAACAACGTCAAGGGTTTCCAAATCTACGAGAAAAATCGCGGATCGTTCGAAGTTCCAGAACTTTGGCACGCAAAGTGCATGGTGTTCCGCAGAGGAGATTACGGTAATGTTGAAGTTCAGCTCATTGAAAATTGACGGCAAGGACTCCAGGTACGGTCCGATCGAGATTGTTCCTGATAGAGAGAAGAACCTCGTCAAAGTGGTTCAGGAAGGATACGTAGTAAGTGAGTTCGTCTCCATTCTTCCTCACTACGATGCGCAGCGTCTTGCAGCTCAGTGCTACCACAAAGACAAGATGCGTCTGTACTGCAACAAGCCTCTGATTGACCTGGTTCCTTCGAACCTCAGGTTCTTCTACATCAACGACGAGCGTCAGTCGATCTTCTTCCACAACTCGAGATCGCTGAAGATCTCTGGTAACGTTCTCCGTTCCGGCCAGAAGATGGAGCTGAGCTTTCTTGCTCCTCATGAACTCTGGAAGAAGAAACAAGCTCGACGAATTCGAGTCCTCAAGATGGGTGAGAAGATCGGTTCTGATGTTTACGTGATCGAATTCACGTACACCAGCGTAGAGCTGATCTCGTGGTCTGATCGCAACTACAAGATCGAAGATCCTGCGGTGACAATTCGATGAGCACTTTGTACTTCTGCTATCGGTACGTGCCATCGAAAGCATACGATCTTCCTCTGATCGTCCTGGATACACTCGAAGAAGCTGTCGAGTGGAGAGAGCAAAATTGGAAACGTTTCAAGACTTACGTTTCCACTAACGCGAGAAATACCATACACATAATCAAGATGAAGAAGAACAAGGAGACTCCGTGTCTTTCGCAGCTCTCAAACAGCAATTCGTTCAAGAGCCTGAACGAAGATTTCTCCATATCTCTGACAAGTACACTCTTCCAGAAGGCTGGATAAACGTCGATCTTCCCGAGCATCGTATCTACAGGAACCCTTTGTTTCCTGACGATCAGTTCTTCTCTGCGACGACGATGCTTGGCAAGATCGCAAAGATGAAAGGTGAAGACGCCTGGCTGAAGGAGTGGAGACTTCGGGTTGGTGACGAAGCTGCTGACGCGATCTCGAAAGAGGCTACCGATCGCGGTACAGCGATGCACGACTATCTCGAGAAGTATCTCTCGAACAAGCCGGTCGTGAACAAGCATCTGTCAGCTTATCGACTGTTTCAAAAGATCAAGCCGTGGTGTGAACGCATCGACGCGGTGATCGCTCTCGAGCACGCTCTGTACTCTCGTCGTTTGCGCATCGCAGGTCGAGTCGACATGGTAGCTATCCTCGACGGAGGCGGTGATCTCGAAGCAGGAACTGAAACACTCGTTGACTTCAAGAGTTCTCGTAAGCTCAAGTCTCATACCGAGATCGGATCTTACTACCGACAGGTAACGATGTACTCGATGATGTTCTACGAGACGACAGGAGTGAAACTCGAGGTGGGCGAGATATGGATGGGCTGTGACAACGACGGCAATCCGACACCGTTGAACTTCGATGTGATCTTCGGCAACTTCCGTGAAACCGTGATCGACGAACTCGCAGAGTATTGGAAAGCAGAAGGTGATCCGCTCGACGTCGACGAAGCAAAGAGGTTCTTCCTTGATTAATTGGTTCAAGAGATTGTCCAGGCGAAAGCCTGTCGTGAAAGCAACACCACTCGAAATTTCTGTTGGAGCTCTTGTCCTAGAGGACGGAACGACAATCCCAGGAACTTGGAGAATTTGGAAAGACGACATCGGGCAAGTCGTCATGCTGCAGAGGTTAGCTTAACATGAGACGCAAGTGTTTCGAATGCAAGTTCTACGATATGGGATTCGGAGAGTGTCTTCGTTTCCCTCCTGTCCACGTGACGTACCAGATTCCTCAGTATGACGCGTACAACAATCTCGTCACGGTACCTCAGCTCTACGTCGAGTATCCGAAGCTCGATCCTGAACACCGGTCATGTGGCGAGTTCGAAGAGACCGTAGAAGCGCAACTGAAAAGAGTTTAGTTTCGGTTCATTTCTCTGTTTACATCTCCGTGGTTCTTTGATAGTTTCATCATAACGAAACAAACTAACCACGGAGACTTCAAAATGTCAATTCCTTCCTTCGAAAAATTCGTTTCCAACAAGCGTCTCATTGTTGGACGTGTCCAGTGGAACGAAGAACACGTAGCTCCAGTGAACTGCTGGATCGGCTATGCTTACGGTAACGAGGCAGTCATCGAAATCGATGCACGAGTTGAACAACCGTGGTACGTCTTCTCTGATGGTTGCTTCGAGTACCGCCACAAAGATCTCTATGAGGTCGAACTGTTCCTCTACACCCATCTGAAGAACACCGGATACTTCAACTGAGGCTCTTCGGAGCCTCCATTTTCAAGGAGCGAGTCTCATGTCGATTTCCCTGTATGCTGCCAAGCGTGATGAGAAGAACAATCTCATGCCGGTCTACAGCATGGACCTCCTGAACTTTTACTCGAACCTCATGGTCGTCGGAGACGATGAGCCGGTTCGGAATCCAAAGTATGAGCCTCGAGTGAACGTCGAGTTCAACCAGGGCAATGCCAGGTACATCTTCGAAGACCAGCTCGGCATCGAGATAGTACACGACTACTTCGAGATAAGGATCCATGACTTAATGGTGAAGGTTTCGAAGAGACTTCTCCAGACGGATCTCGACGAATACTCCAGACGAAAGTTCATCGAGATCCTCGAACTGTGTTCCTACGGTCTGGAACGCGGAGCGACTCACATCTACGGAGCATGAGATGGCGTTCAAGTACGCGAAGAACACGAAGGTCTATCACCGAACCGACAGTGGTAAGCTCTACGACTGCAACTTTGAATGGTTCCGCCAAGCGAAGAAAGTGGAGAAGAACAATGCCTAAGTACTTCCTCTGCTGGAACGAAATCAAGCTTCGTCACGGGAAGATCCCGGCCAATCGGATGCTCATCAAAGAAGGTGAAGCGAAGGCGAAGTTCGAAGCGAAGAGAATGAACCATTGCTACGGCGATGGTACCCACTGGATCGAGGTAGAGTGATGCCCGAAGAAGTCAAAGAGGTAGTGAAGGAGAATGCACCTCGTATCGAGGTAGTCTTCCTCGGCAAACGATGGTTCGAGAAAGACAGGAAGACAGGCTATTCGTTTATCTCTCTTGAAAAGCTCGAGAAGCTGATCGCGGATGGTAAAGATTCCAGATCGATCGAATACGCGTCGTCATGCTTCATCAATCCGAAGGTCAAGCCGAACGCTACCATCGGTGGCATCATGTCGATGGAGTGTGAAGTCAACGACGAAGGTCGACTGACCACAGTGTACATGGGCACGTTGAAATGGGAACGACCCGGCCCTGGCTACGAATTCGCTTCCATCTGGAGAACACAAGATCGCATCGTCGATCAGATGCGTCAAGAGAAGTCCATGCGAACAAAGTTCGAGAAAGGCAGTCGACTGAACCAATGCGTCGACCATCTCAGCTGGATCTATCGAAATCTTCCAGCAAATCAGCGTCAGGCATTCCTGTTCACGCTGATGAACGACATCATGAAAGGTGGTCTGTAATGCCTCTCGAGTATCGGAAGTTCATCACTCGTCAGATGCTCAAGGATGAGCCTGACACTCTGTTCGTGTTCGGTGACAACTTATCACGAGTCGGACTCGGAGGTCAAGCGAAGGAGATGCGAGGAGAACCGAACGCTGTCGGCATCCCTACGAAGAAGCTTCCTCTGATGGCTGATCATGCGTTCTTCACTGACGACGACTACTTCCTCGTGCTCGACCAGCTCCTCGAAGCTGACAAACGTATCGTCGAACATCTTAACTCAGGCGGCACAGTCGTGTGGCCAGAAGACGGGATCGGCACAGGTCTCGCTCAGCTGGATGAACGAGCTCCGATGATCGCACAGAAGATCGCGTTCATGCAGTACCTCTACGAGTACGCATTTCCTCCCAAACTGGACGTCTTCTAAGTTTCTAGTCCTTTCGGTCTTTTGATAGACTATTATCACAACATCAAATTGGAGAAGTAGCATGACTAAACGCTTCGAACGTCCTGCGAACACTGTTCTCAGTGTCTATGAATTCGTTGTAGGTGCACCGATTTATCTCGTTCATGGTTCAGTCCGGAACTGCGAGGTTGAATCAGGCACAGTCGCAAGTCTTCCGACGATGTATAAATTCGACGAAGATTACAGTCGGCCATCTTGGCTTGAGGAAGACGAAGAAGACTCCATGGCTAAAAGTTTCGTCGTCTACATCGACTACGAGAGCAGGTACTACGACGGCACTCGCAGGACGAAAGATTTTCTCCACGACCGGAACTGTGATCCGAATTTCGGAGAGGACAGCCGTTACAACGACAACTACTACTTCTGGAAGATCGAAGACGCGGAAGCTGCTGTCGAATTCTTCAAAAAGGAATGGACTGAACGTGATCAAAACTGCTGATCAACTACGTTTCGATCTGGGCGATCGGAAGCAATATCTCGATGCTATCCTTCTAGGACGGAACACAGGAGCCGGAGAATGGGTGATCGCTCGCTGGAACAAACAGTTCTGGCTAGCTATCAGAACTCCTGATCCTGCTGGAGCTGCCGATTACGAAGATGTCGAGAAGCTTTCGATCGACGACGTGAAGTATCTCGTCAAGGAACGTCATGTCTACACTGCAGCATCTGCTCATGATGCGTGGAAACTTATCGAGGAAAACGCATGAAAGAGAGAATCACTCTCGAGAACAATGTCCTCGACATTCCTGAGCTCAACAAGTTCCGCATCGGCGACGAGATCGAGGTCCAGGACTACATGTACCCAGAATGGAACGGCACGAAAGGCATGATCATCGGCATCGAACTCAGGAGAGTTTACGGATCGATGGTGTTCGCTCCTTCGATCACGATTCTTCACGATGGCTACGTCACTGATGAATTCACACCAGGTGATCTTACGCTGATCAAGAGACATGGAGAAACGAATGACTGATACTGGATACGGCGACCTGAACTACGAGCTCAAGAGAGGTGACTTCTACACCGGAAGCATAACCGACGTCAATTTGGACCCTATCCAGAGTCCTATGATTTCCTTCTATTCCCAAGGCGGAACTCCGTTTGGCCAAGGTGACCAGGTAGGCAGCATCAAGGTCGACAGCGACACGAGAACTCTCGTCTTCGAAGGTAACATCGACGAGTCTGTGAAGATCTTCTTCGAGTCCTACTGGGGTCAAGTGATGGCCACGTACGGTCTTTCAATCTCCGAGACTCATGAAGCGAAGTGCTGGAACTGCAAGAAGCCGACTGAGCTCATGGACTATTGGGGTTTCGGAAATTTTAAGAAGAGATACGAGTGTGATGACTGTGGTTTCTGTGGTCCATGGGTAGCCGCTGAAGTCACTGGTTGATAATCTATAATGCACGATCGCGAATGATCGTGCCCTGACACTGTGTGGATAAGACATTACGATGAGACTAGCTGTTACTGGTGGAAGAGATTTCACGGACAAGAACTTCATCTACGAGGTACTCGACTACTTCCATGACTGGCACACGATCACTTCCATGACAGCTGGCAAAGCTCGTGGAGTCGACAGGATCGCTGAGAAGTGGGCTGAAGAGTCCATGATCTACTTCGACCATTCTTTTGCTGCAGATTGGGACAAGCACGGACATGCTGCTGGTACTATTCGCAACCAGGACATCCTCGACAGGTTCAAGCCTAACGCAGTGATTGCATTCCCGGGTGGCACAGGAACAGGAGACATGGTGACGAGAGTGTGGACGATGAAGAGGAAAGGTAGTCCGATCTATCTGCTCGAGGCTAATCCAAACACTTTCTTTAAACTTTGAAAGAACCAGTTTCTTTCTGTGGCTCTGTTTGATACATTGATTCTAACAAGAAATGATTCTCACGGAGCAAACAACATGACAGCATTCGCAATGACCAGAGGTAATTTCGGCAGCCTGACAAGCAAGCAGGAGTTCGATGACTACGTCGTCTCCTGGACAGAAGGCGGAAGGATCAAGGTCCAGAACTTGAAGACACAGGCAGTGAGCTTCTACGACTACTCGAAGAAAGCTCTGATGCGAATTCTGGAAGCATGTTCTGGAAGATACGGTATCCATTCGGAGTTCGTCAACGTCTACTTCAATCCTGAAGCTTACTCTCTCATGAACTCTGATCATGTCGAGATCCTCCATGACGAGTCCGCTGTTTTCTTCATCTCGAGAGAGTCTTCCTGTAAGAACCCTGGCACATGGAAGATCAACTCTAAGGACAACAAGCGACAGATCCATCTCAAGCAGAAGTACTGCTCGCTTCGTCCGAACTCTCGCTACGAACTCCAGTCCGATGGAGAACTCGTTTTCCTCGAAGAGATCTCCGTCGAGAACCTCTTCAAGAAGTACGAAGGTCCAGTCGTCTCTGTTTACTCGAACAGAACAAATCGTTCCAACTAGAAAGTTTGCGATGAAACCGATGAAGTCGTATCACGATGTCCAAGCGGCCATTGGTGCTACCAAAGACCTTGAGGACGCAAAGAAGCGCCTCTTGGAAAAGCCATCCGGCTACCATCCGAGTGACCTCCTGGTCGCAGTACAAAAGAAACAGAGAGATAGGGATAGCCTGGTGAACGAACTCAGATCCTCGTTCCACGTTATCCAAGGCGGAAAGAAAGACTGACATTGACTCTGACAATCAAGAACGGCGTACTCTCTGGTGAGAACGTCAAGCAGTATTCGACGACCAAGAAGAATCCTGGTCGAGTGAACAAGAAGAAGTTCGTGGTCATCCACTACACCGCTGGTGGCTCGTTCGAGAACGACGTGAAGACTCTGAGCTCTTCTTCGAAGCAGGTGAGCTGTCATCTCGTGATCAGCCGTAAGGGCGAGATCGCGATGATCGGTAACTTCAACGATGTCCAGTGGCATGCAGGTGCATCTCAGTGGAAAGGCATCAACGGACTCAACGGCTATTCGATCGGCATCGAACTGACCAATCCTGGCTGGATGGAGATCATGGCTCCTGGTGTGTACAAGACGTACTACGGCCAAGTATACAACACGAACGGTAATGTTCTACCTGGCACGACTTTCGTCGAAGCGAAGCATCCGGCGCTCGGATACAAGACTTACGGCTGGATGGACTATTCGAAGGAGCAGCTGCAAGCCCTGTCTGACGTCATCGATGTCCTGAAGGAAACCTATCCTTCGATCGTCGAAGTCGTCGGCCACGAACAGATCTCTCCTGGTCGCAAGCAGGATCCTGGCATCGGGATCATCCTCAGCCAGAAGCTCCTCGACAAGTTCAATGAGACGAACTTCGACGGTTCTGACAACTTCTATACGAAGACTGATCCTGTAGCGAAGGCGAACACGACAACTGCTGTCGTCACTGGCACGAGCAACACGTATCGTGTCAAGACGACCGGTTCTGCACTTCGTATCCGAGCTGCTGCGTCTCCGAACTCCAAGGTGATCGGTGGTCTGAACAACGGCGATATCATCACCGTGGAGATCATCCAGAATGGCTGGGCAAAGCTGAAGTACATTCGAAAGGTTCCGAACAATCTCGTTCCGATCGAAGGATACGTATCAGCTGCCTACATCACCACAACTCTTCCGGACGTAGGAGCTTAAACATCAACGAGGACATCGGAAACGGTGTCCTCTTTCAGTTTCTATTGACCTGTTCTGGTTGATAAAAGAACTCTAACGAAATCGTACACGCGGAGATGTTAAATGTCAACAATCGAAATTCTCAATTCATGTGATGTCGTCATCGTCGGCACTGGGTTCACTGGAGCCACGTATGCTCAGCAACTGATGGAAAGCGGCTACAAAGTCGGCATGATCGATAAGCGAGAACACATCGCAGGTAACGCATACACTGATCGTCGAGATAGCATCGATATCCATGTGTACGGAGCTCATATCTTCCATACTCCGAACGAAGAAGTCTGGGACTACGTAAACAATTTCGCTGAGTTCAACGAGTACAAGCACCGAGTTCTCGCGATCTCTGACGATCAAGTTCTCTCGCTTCCGTTCACGCTGAAGACTCTCTCGGAGATCTATGGCTACAGGATGTCGCCTCTCGAAGGCAAGAAACTCCTCGAGATAGAAACTCGCAAGTACGTGGACAAGCCGATCCGAAATCTCGAAGAGAAAGCTCTGTCTCTCGTCGGACCTCGAGTGTACGAACGATTGATCAAGTACTACACAGAAAAACAGTGGGGTACTCGTGCGACCGAGCTCGACTCGAGCATCATCACTCGTCTGCCTTTCCGTCTGAACTACGACACTCGATACTTCAATGACAAGTACGAAGGCATTCCTGTCAATGGATACACGAACCTGATCTCGAATATGATCCGTGGAGCTCACGTTCGTCTCGGAGTAGATTGGTTCGATATCCGAGACAAGATCGATGGTCCTTACGTGATCTACACTGGTCCTGTCGACAAGTTCTTCGACTACAAGTCCGGTCGTCTCGGATGGAGAAGTGTTCGGTTCGAAGATCAGTACCTAGAAGGTGTCGAAGACTTCCAGGGCATTCCTGTGATGAACTACTGCGATCCAGACGTTGACTACACTCGGATCGTCGAGCACAAGCACTTCAACAAGCTTCCTGGTCATGTGAACGGGACATGGATTTCATACGAGCGTTCATGTTCTCCAACGGCAACGATCGATCCGTACTATCCGATCAACCAATCTGAGGATCGTCTGGCTATGGCTGGATACAGAGATCTGAAGGAAAAGGTGAAGACCTGGGCACACATCTGCGGTCGTCTCGGAGACTACAAGTACCTCGACATGCATCAGGCGATCGGCATCGTTCTGAAGGAGATCGATGAAGTCGGTCATCGCATCCAAGAGCGATTGAACAATCGCTAAACTTTCCTGTTTACAGTTCCGTGGAAGTTTGATAGTTTCATTTCATAAACGAAACAAACACTTCCACGGAGTAAACCGAAATGAAGATCTACGAAGTAACTGTCAAGTATGTCGGAGGCAAGTATCAGAACGGCCTCTACACCACTCTCGAGAAAGCTAAAGCAGCTTGTCAAGAAGAGGAATGCGCTGAACTCAACTGGGCCTACGATGAAGTAGATTGCTGGTGGATTGGCAAAGAAAATGACCATCGTTCGACCAGCGAATACTTGATCCGCGAAGTGGAGGTTCTGTGATGGACTACACGTCTCCGAAACTCTCCTACCACATCTCTCATCAAGCCGCCGGTTCCACGATCACCGAAGTCTACATCGGAAAGTGGTATCTCGGAAAGCTCTATCAGTGGCCTTTCTGTGACCCTATCCGGTTCAGAGGAATCATGTTTTCGGAAGCTGGAGCAATATCCTTCGCTCAAGACTTCAACAACCTCGATGAATTCGAAGCCACTCTCACGGAGAAACTGAAATGAAGAAGCTCAAGAAAGCGGAAATCAACCGGTCCAACGAGTACGCTGGAAAGCTCAGAGAACTCGCATGAAAGATCGAAGATGAGGTCAACTTCATCAAGGAGACCGCATTCGTCAATCTGAACAAACTGATCGCCGAATACAACGATGTCCTCGGAGAGTCCAGGAACTTCGTCGAAGATCTCGTCAGCGAGATGGACCAGTACGCTGATAGCCGATCAGAGAAGTGGCAAGACAGCGACGCAGGTACAGAGTATGCTGAATGGAAGAGCAACTTCGAGAATGTCGATCTCGATGATCTCGAAGTGTTCGAACCTGACTCCATCGACTTCGGCTTCACCGAGCTTGCTCATGCCGACGAACTCGAAGCTCTTCCTGTAGAACCGAACTAAGGAAACTCGAATGGACACGTACGCGATCGAACTCAGGTACTACGACTATCCTGACTGCAACTCCAGCCGAATGGATTGGCTCCCATTCAACAACGACCTGATGCTCGTCTCTGCTACACAAGAAGAAATCGACGCCTGGTTGAACGAACGAAACTCGGCTATCGTCGCGAGACAGATCCAGGAATACGAGGAAGAGATCAAGTCGAAGGAGAGAACGATCGAGTCTCTCGAGGAGAAGATCAAGCTCATCGACGAGATGGGAGAAGCGACTTCTTCAATTCTTGAACTCAAGAAACCTCATGATGGTGCCATTCCTCGTTGCCGAGAAGAAATCGCCAAGCTCCGTAACAAGATAACTGACCTCGAGACCGCCGAGCTCGAGAAGATCTTGAGATACGGCCTCGTCAACAGGAAGTGGTTGGCTGAGAAGATCGAGATAGAGAAGCTCGAAGATCTGAATAACAGAGGAGAATATTGATGGACATCAAGATCAAGGCTAAGGCCAAGGTGAAGAAACCGACATCGGCGACAGAAGAGTGGCTGATAGACTATGTCGACGTCGTGTCTTTCATCACATTCGGAGAGTTCACGTACGCTGTCTGTGTTTACAAGGGAACGTTCTACGAGTTCAAGTTGAACGAACTTCAGAATGTAGAAGTTCGCAGCTAAACCTAACAAAGGCCGGGTGGTGATCAACCATCCGGCCATTATAGTATCTATTGTCCAGCATCACGGATGCACCCACCCTGACCCTGTGTGGATCAGAGTGGATCGAAAGTCACTTCTTAGGACTCTTCCAGCTAAATGGCAAACACTTCAGCTGATGATGAATTCCATCACGTGCTGTGTACGTCCAGCCGAGCCACTGTTTACTGAAGTACTTGCCGAAGAGTTCGTAGTCTCTGCGGTAGCTCCAGTAGCGTTCTCCTTTCGCGTCTTCCATCACGACGATGTAGAGAACGCTGCCGCCTTTGTCGAACTGACGATTGCCGACAGACTTCGAGAAGATGACTTTATGATCTTCGGTCTTGAACCCGATCACGAATGCCTTGTATCCGTAAGCGGAGTTACGCCACATCCATCGAATGCGCTGCCACCAGAGTCCGATCTTGGATTCTGGAACAGGCCACTTCAGAGCCTTCTGGCCTCCGTCCAGCGTGTTGTCGTGCGTGTGGAAGAGGTTGAATGGATACGGAAGGACGTTGATGTCAGCGATCACGGACCATGCCGAAAGGAACGGCGAGATGATGTACGTGAGGATGGTCATCATCCATGCGGAGACAGCGTAGAACGGGAAGAGGAAGAAGTTCTTCGGTGCCAGCTTGATGATTGTGAGGATGTCTTTCATGTCTTCTCCTTATAGGTTCACAGCTGAGTTCCACAGCGTGTCAAGCTGTTCAGGAGTCATGCTGAATGCTTCAGTGATAGTGATCACGAGCGGATGCAATCTCTTGAACCGATCGCTGTCGTTCCATTCGACATCGGCTTTTTCTTTCTCGTTGCCTGGCGACATAGCATCGATGACAGACTGAGCTTCGGACGGAGTGATGCCAGAGTCGATGAACGCAAGACGGAGTTGACGCCGGGTCAACTGAGGCATGTTCTCTCGAATTTCCTCTGGAGTCGGAGGAGAAGGAGGAACATACGGTTCGATAGGAAATCCAGGGTTCGCTTCCATCCACGTGAAGATTTGAGGAGCCAAAACGCTGTAAGGATCGTTTCTAGATGCGACATGCGACATCTGGTATTGACCATTCATCTCGTCGTACACAACACATTCGACAATGTAAACATCAATATCTTCAGTTGCTCGAATAGAAATTACGTCAATCAGTTCCATGTTTATGTCCTCTTATTTACAAGGTTTTTGATGATTCCCACATCGCGTCTACTTGCTCTGGTGTAATACCCATCGCTTGCGATATTGTTTCTATCAGGGAATGAGTTCTTTTGAAAGTAGTCGCATATTCCCATTCGATTTTAGCTGCTTCTTTAGTTGGTCCATCAGGCATAGAATTGATGATAGTGTCCACTTGAGAAGGACTGTAGCCGTCTGACACGAGGCCAAGTCTAAATTGTTTAGCCGACAATGCCGGCATTTGTTCTCGGAGTTCCTCCGGGGTAAACACTTTCGGTGAATACGGTTCGATAGGAAACTCAGGATTCTCTTCCATCCAAGCTTTGATTGGAACGCAAAATCCCTGTTTATCCTCGTGCCTTTGCACGTGGAAAGCGTCGAACGTTTCTTCGGTACCATTATCATGGACTATCGTGACATTGCAATCAACGAACCAATACGAGCCTTCTTCGTCGCCTTCGGTGATCCGCGTTACAGAGTTCAGTCTAAATTCTGCCATTTATCCAACCCTTTGAAATAGGTAGCGATCATCGCTGCCTGTGATTCCTCTCGCTCTCCACGTTCCTGTGCAAGCTGTTTCAGCCCGGGAATGCAGAGTCGTTACATACTGCCTGGTGTCACCGGTGCACAACGCCGGAGTCTGTTGCGCGTTACGATCTGGATGAGTCACAGCTACAAGCGCCAACAGAGTGTGTCCGAGCGGAAACGTTATTTCGTCCACATCCGACCCAGTGTAATATTTCGCAAGATCGTACGTGTCAATGTTTGCAGATGTGATGACTACGTCGAGTGCTGCACGCGAGTTGTCCCAGAACCGAAGTGCCGAAGTGCCACCTGAATTGTCGATACCGACTTTATCGTCAGACACGGCGTTAGTCAGGAAGAAACCTGTAGTCGTGCCAGTATCCAAGTATTGAATGTACGCGGTACGAGTAGCACCAGAGTAGAACGACATGTACGGATCTTGACCAGCGGTCGGAGCAGCAAGTCGAATTGCTTCACCGGACGTCGTAAGGAACAGCTGAGACATATAGCCGACCTTCGTATCCATTTCGAAGCGAAGAACTTCAGCGTATGTCGTACCGTCCGACGAACCATCAAAGTAAACGTTATTGGTGTCGAGACGAATGCGAGCATCATAAGCCGAAGCTGTAGTGTCCTGGAGTCTGATAATAGGAACCGAGTTCGAGATCGTCAACTGACCAGTCATCGTCAGGTTGGTGATCCCGGTGTAAGCTCCAGAGAGTCTCGCATCAGGAAGCGTACCGGCATTCATGTTTCCGATGTTACGATAGTACGCGCTATCTTGTCCATCGAACAAGTCGGCATCGAGACCGGAACCGGCGCCGTCGTTACCAGCATGCCAGATCGTATTGTTGTTGTACTTGAGATCGGTAGTTCCGTTACCGCCTATTGAGATGTAACCTTCGCCTGATCCGGTCGTAGTGTTATATCGGCGTAGGATCAAGTTCGTGCCATCATGGTAGAAGCCGCCGACCTGGACACCGAGTCGATACATCAAGAAGTCAGGATTGTTGGTGCCTGCTCCGTCAATGATCATATCGTTCGCGGTGACAGTTCCGGCTACATCCATGTGGCCAGAGAAACCATGACTTGCTGCAGCGTAACTGAGATTGGCTCCGGCATTGGCTCCAGTACCACCAGTGGCGTAGATCCTTGCATCGTAACTGACGTCAACGGCACCAGAATGGAAATCGATCACAGGAGTGTTCGCGACACCACGGCCACCGAGTTCGATAGCCGCTCCGGAGTTCGATATACCAATCGACCCAGTAAACGTAGCACCAGCAAGGTTAGCCTTTGCATCGAGACTCGTCTGCAAGCTCGTGACCTGTGAGATCGGATGAGTATGCGAGAGTGCAGCGTAAGGTCCACCCCATGTGAAGTCGTTATCGGATCCAGAAGCTTTGATCAGAGCCTGGTTCTGAAGACCTCCAGTCGGAAAGCCTACGTATGAAGCGAGTTGCTGTGCAACGTAATTCTGGATAGCAGTGATAGCGTTCGTCGAAGATCCGAACGTGTTCCACGCAGAACCGACGACGTTACCATCACTGGCGAACGTAGCATTCGTGCCTACAGTCAGAGTGCCACCAGTCTTCAGAGTTCCGGAGATCTCGGCATTACCAGCTGTAGTGAGCTTCAAAACAGTAGCAAGCAGAGCTCCGTTCGCCTTGTTGTAGCTCCTCAGGAGATAGTTGTCAGAGAGATCAAGAGTCTCGTCCCATGACTTTCCAATGGTGTTACCGAACGAGATGTCTCTCATCACGACACTCGTGCCGGAGTTGCCGAACTTGTGGATCAGCTTACCAGTGATCGTATCGCCGGTGTCCAGGAGATAGTTGTCGATCTTTGCCAGGATCGAAGCGATAGCGTTCGTGCTACCACCGACTTGAGCCCAGTCTGCGCCAACGATGTCACCGTCAACTTCGAGAGTAGCAGAACCATTACCGACCTGGAGATCTCCGTTGATCGAGAGAGCTCCGTCGTCAGTCAGCGACAACTTGCGTCCAGTCGAAAGACCGGTCAACTGATCGAACGAGAACAGAGCTATCGCACCGGAGCCTTCAAGAACAAACTTCCAAGCAGGGAGAAGATTGTCACCCCATCCGAGACCGAGGAGTTCAGAGTTGGTTCCCTGGAGCCCAGTGCTGATGTTTAGAGGACCAACCATCGTATCGCCGTTCTTGCTCACCTTCGAAGCGAGTTCAGCGATGATTGCTCCAGAGTCGATTGCTCCAAGAGTATGAACGATTTCATTGATCTCGTTGATCGCGGCAACGACGTTGGTGTTCGTAGCAGTCGTCAGTGCAGAAGTGTTGCCGATCTTCGAGTTCACTTCGTTGATAGCTGAAACGACGTTCGACTTGTTCGAAGTGTTCAGATCAGTGAGAAGACCGATGTAAGCGGAGACGAGTTCGCCGGAATTGAACTTTCCGACAATCTCATTCAGAGCTGCAACGAGACTAGATTTGTCATCAGTGAGGAGAGTACCGGTATCACCGATGTCTTCCTCGTTCGAGTTTGTCACGCCTACGAGTTCAGCGCTGCGAGCGATTAGCTGGTTGATAGAAACAACAAGCTTCCCTGCGTCACTGGTCGTAGATGCAAGCGGAATCGGTGTCGTCGTTACTGGCATACTGTTCTCCGTGAATTAACTTGGTATTTTAGTCAACTGGACCTTGGATAAGTCCGAAGTTACTGACAGTCCGACTTGTACCAGTTATTGCTTTTCCTGCGAATCCTCGAGGGAAGCCGTTCGTTCCGACTTGACCTCCGGATAGATTTCCGTCTGTGCCTTGCTGTCCGTTCTCGCCGCTGACACCGTTCTGACCCCAGAAGCCACCGTCACCACCTTTGCCAGCATCGCCACCTTTGCCAGCGTTAGTGCCACCGATTGCTCCTTTGAGACCCTTGATACCTTTCGTCGAACTGACGAGATAGCCTTGTCCTTTTCCGCCATCAGAGAACGTACCGGAGTAGTCTCCGCCAGCTCCACCTTCGGTGACGTACTGGACAGGGTACTCTAGATGAATAGCGTAGTACGTGAACTCCTGAAACGATCCAAGATTGGTTCTCGTCGTGTATTCCTTCACCTCGTCCTTGTAGTAGGTCAGCTCACCGACAGTGAACGAATTCTCCTTGTAGGCCTGAGTGAGAAGAGTTCCGTTCCACCACCATTCCGATTTCGATACAGCTCCGTTGTAGCGATATTCGTAGATGTACGACTTCGGCTCGTTCCTCAGATATCGGTTCACTTCTCTCGGTTCACGAAACACGTAGTCGTATGTGCCATTGCCACCGTTACCGCCAGCTCCGCCAGAACCACCACCGCCACCACCGCTTCGAATGCTTCCGTAGTTCTCTATCGTGACACCAGGCATCTCAACGAGGAATGCATCGCCGCCGTCTCCACCAGGAGTGCCGTTGACACCTGCGATACCGCCAGCTCCGTAGATGTTACCGTAGTTCTCTACCGTGAGGAGACCGTTCATGAAGCCAGTCCGAAGAGCTGGTTCAGAAGCAACTCTCGATCCGATGATCACACCAGGATCTATCAACACGAGTTTCGGAAATGCAGAGAACTGTTCCTCGTTGGTGAACAGAGTGGACAGATCAAGACCTTCCTGGTTCGACGATACAGTCTTCTCGATGAACTGACCCTTCCCTCTGAACATGCTCAACGAGATGGATCCAGAGGTAGGGATACCGACAGACAGACCGTAGAAGTCGCTGATGCTCACCGGAAGAGCAAGACCGAATTCGTCAGCAACATCCTGGAAAGAGATAGGACCTGTTGAAGGAAGAGTCATCGATTAACCTCTCAGTTCCTCAATTTCCTTTTGGAGCCACCGGACTTCATCGGAGAGTTCCTTGATAGCCTCGATGAGATATCCAACAGTCTGCGAGTAGTTCACAGCGAGCAGTCCATCAGGAGTTTCTTTGACGAGTTCAGGAGCAACCTTCTGCATTTCCTGGGCGATGACACCAGTAGAGAACTTTCCGTCCTTCGTATAGTGAACACCGCGCATAGCCTGGACTGATTTCAATCCAGATGGGATCGTCGTGATGTTCGTCTTCACTGTCTCATCGGAGAGGAGAGTGATGTCGCTTGACGAGAAGATTTCGCCGGTGACATCAAGACGATCTGTCTTGAACTCGACACCTTTCAGGTTCTCACCAGGAGTCTTCGGACCGAAGTGAACTTCACCGGTTAGAGGGCCAGTGAACCAGAGCCGAGACGTGGCTCCAGAGTACGACGCTTCGTTCTCTGAATGGATAACGTAGTTCTGCATCAAGTCGATGAGAGGGTTGTTTCCAGACAGAGTCTTGTTGAAGCCGATAGGACCTGTGAGAGTGCCACCAGCTAGAGGCAGCGACTGACCACCGGTTGCAACAGGAGTCCATGCTCCACCTACTCTGACGTGCAGTGGATTAGTGTCGTCATCTCCGATACGGATACGATCAGTGATTCCGACGACGTCCTTGGTCGACAGATAGATGTATCCAGAGCCGTTGTTGATCAGCTGAGCGTCAGCATTCTGAGTTGCTTTTCTGATGATCCGAAAATCGTACTCGGTCGCGCCTGTAGCAGTCGAAGATCTGAAGTCGAAAATCTGATCGTGGTCAGTACCAACCGATCCACCGAACTTAACGATCGAGAGATCGCTGAGCTTGATCTGCATGTCCTGATAGCCGGCGTTAGCTACGAGTTCATTGATAGCTTCGACGATCGAGTCCTTGTCAGTAGTCGTGAGAAGGTTCAAGCTACCGATGCTCGTCACGAGTTCGTTGATAGCAAGAACAGCGTTCTCCTTCGTAGACGTGTTCAGTGAGTCAATGTCACCGAGTTTCACGACATCGAGAAGCTGACCTACGATAGCAACGTCACTCGGACCAGTGCCAGCAGAGACGTTCACGATCTTGTTGTTACCAATGTCGAGATTGCCAGTGAACGACACAGAACCGTCACGAGATACGAAGTCACCGTATCTGCTCACGACCTCATTGATCGCTTCGACGAGGTTCGTCTTCGTGTTCGTCGTGAGTTCAGTGAGGACACCCATGTTTCCGACGAGGTCGTTCACTGCGGAGATTACGTCTTGATAGTCAGTGAGGTTCGAGAACGAGCCGATACCAGCCACGATCTCGTTGACAGCAGCAACAACAGAAGTCTTGTCGGTCGTACTGAGGTTCTGAAGGTTGCCAACGCCAGACGAACCCGAGACGATCTCGTTGATAGCAGCGACGACGGAAGACTTGTCAGTAGTCGACAAGGAGTCCACGTTACCGAGATCGCCGTAGACTTCGTTCAGAGCCGAGACGAGATTTGTCTTGTTCGTCGTGTCCAGGTTCTCTAAGAGACCGGTGACGTCAGACAGCAGAAAGCCGTTGTTGAACCTCGTTACGAGTTCATTGATCGCTTCGACGAGACTCGCTTTCGCATCAGTCGTGAGAGCATCCTTGTCTCCGACATCTACCAAGAGTCCATTGATCGCGTCAGCTTGTTCTTTGATCCGCAGGAATGCCGAGTTAGCAGAGGAGACTGCGTCACCGACGGTCGTAGCTCCTGGATTAATCAGAGAGATCGGAGTTGAATCAACCATCGTACTTCGCCAGCCTTTCTTCTAATTTTCGTATTCGTTCTTCGAGAGCGTCAATCTTATTCAACAGACTATTTTTGAACTCTTTGTCCTTCTTCATCTGTTTGCGACGCTCAAACGCAGCCCTGTCGTTAGACAAGACTGCGTTCGTTTTCACGTCTCGAACAAGAGTAGGTTCTTCGACAACTCTTGCAAATTCTCTCATACAGGTTTCCAACTCATCAAACTGATGTGATCAGTCGGAAGTTCTTGCACTTAGGAACGATCGAAGTGTTCGAAGCAAGAAGAACGATTTTCACTTGGACCGAATTGGAAGCGTCATAGACAGCTCCGTTGCTTCCGGTGTATGTGAGATCGATTTCGTACTTCGTTTCGATGAACTCGTCCGTGACCGAAGTCTTCCGATTGTTCTTGACGACCTCTACCCAATTCTTTGCGGAGATGGCTTGTTCGTCAGAGTTATTTTTGCACCTGTAGTAGATCTTCACGTCAGTGCCAGAGGGAGCACTGATATCGAGGTAGACGTCAGCTCTGTCAGCATCGTAGTCGTCTTGGAGAGTGACGACCTTGGACACGTATCGAGCATCAGCGTTACCGTCGATTGGACTCGTTTCGAAGCCGGAGAACACGATGTTCGCACCAGTACCACCAGAGACTGCGATCGTAGGAGCTGACGTGTAGCCAGAACCTTGGTTCACTTCGATGAGATCTACGATCTTACCGCCAGAGACGACAGGCTTGTAGACTGCACCAGATCCGCCACCTCCAGTGAACGTGATGACCGAGTTCGAAGTGTAACCAGAACCACCGGAGACGATCAGGAAGTTCCGACGGACAAGACCCATGTTGTTTACGACGTTGCCGATGAGCATGCCGTAGCACTTGTTCAGTTCGAATAGAGGGCTCGTGTAGGAGTCGACAGTACGTGCTTGAACAGCGATCTTGATGTCCTGTGTGTCGTCACGAACGATGCGTTCAGTCTTCAGGTTGAAGTTCTTGTCTTCAACGATCTTCTCTGTGACCGTAGTCGAAGTCGTCGAGTCACGAGTCGAGAGCGTGTACTCAACGATGTGATCTTCGAACTTGATCACCTGCGGACGCCAGTTCAGAACGTTGTACTTGAACTCGTCGATCTTCTGGTTCCGGAAGCTGAACTTACCGATATCGCTCGTGGAGAACTTGCAGATCTTGATGCCATGCATGACATCTTCGTTCTGGTAAGCAGTCCAGGTCTGAGCATTCTGCGAACGGAAGGAAGAACCGAGAACAGGCTGCTTGTAGATGTTGATCGTCGTACCGATGATACGCTGACCCATTTCCGATACGTAGACTTCGTAGTCAGAGTGCGAGGACAACAGAACGAAGTTGAAGTACTTGCCAGGTTCGACGTAGATCGGAACAGGGAACTTCACAACTGTCGGAGCAGCCTGGATCGAAGCCATATCATTCGTGTTCTTCGGGATCTTGACCTGTGAGTTAGGAACAGAGACCTCGGAGTAAGGAATGATGTCAGTCGAAGACGGATACCCGTTTTCCGAAGGACGCAGCTGAACAACCAGAGGATGAGTTGTATCAGTCGGCTTCCTCTTGAAGTACAGAGTCAGTTCGGTGACGTAAGCACCGTTCGGGAAGCTCTGTGGAGACACCCAGATCGACTGAGCCAGCGGATCGCTTCCCCGGTTATCTTCACGGTTATCGCTTCTGAACCTCGACTGAGCGAACTGAGTCACAGTCGTCTGCGAGGACGAAGAGACGTTCGTAGACACAGAGACATTCGTGCGAGTCTCGTTTACAGGAGTCGAAACGAGCTGCGGAACACTGGTGGAGATCGTCGTTTCCTGGTTCGTGACGTTCAGACCAGAAGAGACGAAGGTGAACGATGCTTCGGTCGTAGCATTGTCCGAGACGTTGTTCGGTTCATCAGAGAACGTGATCAGACGTTCACCTGTACGGAAACGACCGTTCGGGATCGAGATCTTACCAGAAGCATTGCCAGACGAGTCAGTGCGAACAGAACCTTGTCCTTTCGGAGCAAGTCCAGGAGTGACTAGGCTGTTGATGTTCGAACCGTCGATGAACACGTGAAGGTCGGTGTCAGGACGCATGCCGGAAAGCTTGAAGTTGATCGCGATCGCTCTCATGTAGTACGAGACGTTCACGTCAACGACATACTTGCCGATCGACTGAGTGGTGTCAACGAAGTCAAGCGACGTCTGTTCACCGGTTCTCTCTTCGTTGGTCCGAGTGGTTGTCGTGGTAGCAGTTCTCGTCGTAGTGGTCGTCCTGTTTCCAGAACGGTTCGTTGACCGAGAAGTGGACACTTGCGACGTAGAACCAGACCAGGCTTCTTCCCAGTCGTTCCAAACAACACCAAGATCAATGCCGTTGTCGAGATCAGCAGTCATGTCGACGTTACGGACCGGAAGCGAAGTCGTGTCTTTCCAGTAGTCGCTGGAAGGGTTCAGAAGCGCAGTGCCTTTCCGTTTCGCAACGAGGTACGGATTGACAGAGACACCTTTCGAAGCGATGATGTTCTCCGTGAGGACTTCCTGAGTGTAAGGAAGCATCATGAAGTAGCCGATGTCACTGTTGCCAACTCGCTGGAAGCCATCGATCTCGAAAGTCTCAGTACCGAATGCAGTCTGCTTGAAAGCAGGACGAAGGACTCGGTTCTGACGATCGATTGCAGCACGGTAGTCACTGGAAGACGTGTCACCGATCCCATGACCAGAGAAGTTATCGACGAGGAACCCGGTTTTGTACCTGCTGTTTCCGTCTTCGTCAACGATGTCCGCGGTCTTCGCGAGAGACTCGAGCGCGTTCAAAGAAGTCTCGTACTCAAGACGCGAGATACGCTGGTCGAGCTTACCGACGTCCTTCATCGTGTAACGGCGGTTCTGTTCGGGATAAACGAAGACTTCCTCAGCGTAATCCTTCGTGTACGGACCGATGTCGAGCTTGAACAGAATCATCTCGTTCTCGGAAGCAACGGGATAGACCGGAGTCAGAGACGGAATGCCCTGTACGATGTTCACTCTACCGTTCTTCGAAACAGTAACAAGATCCTTACGCGGTAGGTAGTAGTCGAAGTCGATGACAGTCAGACCTTCAGGGATTGGAGTCAACGAGCTTGCGAAAGACGAAGCACCTGTCTTCACATAGCGGAAGTCGATGACGTCAGTGAGGTCGTACGTGTCCTGGAGATCTTCCGACTTGTACACAGGGATATCGGAGAAGTCGATACCGGAGTAGCTGTCTACGCTGAAGTAACCAGTTCCAGAGTGTTCGAAGTACTCGATCTCGATCGACAGAGGAGAAGTCGGAATGCTAGCACCAGACTGCAGAGTGACCGAGCCGTAGTCGTACATGTCATCACGCTGACCAGAGTCGAACTTGAACATCGAAGTCACGTCGACACCAGTGGAATTCTTCACCGTAGCAGAGATCACGTCAACGACATCGAAGGTGTACTTTCGTGCACTCGAAGTGACAGCCGAAGTCGAGTAGGTCTTCGTCTTTTTGATCTTCTTCTTGACAGCAGGAGTCACAGAGACCGGTGCACTGATCGTGATGTTGCCAGTCATTGCAGCAGCAACGAGAGTGAGGGTCTTGCCGTCAGCAGAGATCGTAGCACTCGTTAGAGTCTGTACAGCACCAGCAGCGTTGACTACGACGTACTCATCGAGGAAGGTCGAAGAAGCAACGATGTTCTGGCTCCGAGCTCCAAGGAACGTCTCAGTTCCAGTCAGAGTGAATACAGCCTGGTTCGAAGCAGAAGCAACAGTCATGAGCTTCTGAGTCGAGTACGAAAGAACGTCAATGTTCTCAGGACGAAGAGTCGCAATCTTGACATCCGAGATCTGCTGGAACATTGCGCGCGAGTCAGCAGAACGAACATTGAATGCACCAGAGACAGGAGCAGTCACTGCAGAACCATTCGCGCCTGTAGCAGCGTAGATGTTCGTGACAAGAGCAGAACTCTGTCCAGCGTTCATCTTGATGTCGAAGAGATAGAGGTTGTATTTTCCAGCAGATGCACGAGTGATCGCATGGACTCGTGCAGTACCGATTGCAGTGTTAGCTGCGTTGCGGAGAGACACCTGTTGCTTAGCTGCGGTGTCGAACAGTCCGGTCGGAGTCGTTACGACGACGTACCGTCCATAACCAATAGACAGAGAAGCGTTCCGAGAAGTCTCGGTCGTACGTGCTTTCGGAACTTCGACCTTCGTCGTGCCAGGAAGCCAGACTTGATATCCTTTGACGTAAGCCTTACCAGGCGATACGAGAACACCGAAGTGATCCGTGCGGTAGACTTTCTTGTTCTGTTCGATCGAAGTGTTTGCTGTCTCAGTCTCGAAAGTGAACACCGTTTCGGTGAGGACTTCCTTGACTTTGTAGTCACCAGTGTAGATCGAATCTTCAGCAACGAAGATCTGATCGCCGACAGAGTAGCTGTGAGGAATTGCAGTCGTAGCCTGGAGAACCAGAGCCGAAGTCAGAGACGGCTCGATCTTCACGACAGGGATCTCGATCTTGTCAACGAGGTCAGCACGGAAGTAGTTCACGACGTAATCGCCAGACTCGTCGAACGTGCGAGTAGCGAGAACATCACCGATCTCGTTGTACGCAGGATTGTTTGCTTCTGCCTTGACTTCACCTTCACGGATCTCGAGGAGCGAGACGAAGTTCTCAGGACGCTCACTCGTGAAAGTGAACGAAACGATCTTCGACGTGTAGGTTTCGCGATGTGCACCAGCACCGTTGAAGTTCGAGTATCCACGAGCAGAGTCGAACAGAGAAGGATCATCGAACTCAGTGATTACGTTACGCTCGAACTGCAGACCAACGAAGCCGCTGTAGAGGTCATCGAACTTGGAGTAGACGATCAGCTGGTCATCAACTCGAACGAAAGTCTTGTTGAAGTAGAAGATGCCACCGAGGAGACGAGCATACAAGCAGCTGCGAACAGGCTGTTCGAAAGTGCGGATCGTAGCAAACGAAGACGTGCCAGAAACTCGAACCGTCGAACCTTCGCCGATAGAGGCAGAGACGTTCTCATCCAGGTAATGCAGACAGCTCGGATCAGTAGAAGTTTCAGAGGAGACTGCGAAGACGAGACCGCGTGCTCCAGTTTCTGCACCAGATGCATCCAGTTCTACGATCGTCTTTCCGATGAAGGATTCTAGATCGACGTTCAGACCGTTGTAGGTGCTCTCGATGAGGAGAGACTTGCCTTTCGCGTTCTTGATCGTGCCTCCGACGACCATCGACCCGTCTTTGAACAGGTGGTCACCGATCGCAGATACCTGACGCATCAAGGACGACTGGATCGCATTGAGCTCTTTGCTCTGAGGAGCATATCCAGCCCGGAACAGGATCCTCGTGAAGTTTTCGTTGGAGTCGTCCAGGTAGCGATCGTTAAGGAGTTCTGTCATGAAATTTTAACCTCTTGTCTCGTCTGGAGTATTTTACTCTCAGAACGAGATGGTGAAAATGAACCTGTCGATTTGGTCTTGATTTCTTGTGACCGGTTCGAAATTGTCTACGAGAAGGAAATTAGAGCTGTCAAGCATGGAAGCATCAAATCTGGTGATCTTCGAGGACACAGCATTTTTGACACCAGAGGAAACGATTTCACCGTCGATGAAGCCTCTACCAGTCTCCTCGACGAAAAAGATCTTCGTCTCCTCGGAACCAGCACACACGGCCCTCGTGTCAGAGATCAGACCAGTGATTTCGTCACCAACAGCGAAGTTCTGTCCGTTGCTATCGACTTCGATGACAGAACGTGCATCGATCGTGGAAGTCATGAACTTCGTGACTTGATCGACATCAGGACGAAGAAGACCAGTCGTACGAATTGGACCGACGTAGATCTGACCGTCCTCGGTTCCTTTCACTTCGACTACGATACGAATCGTATGAGCGAGAAGTTCTCTGACAGGATCAACGTAGTCATCGAACTTGTTGATGATCGGTTCGAGAACAGCACCGGATCCAGAGCTCGTATCAGCCTTCTCGATCCAAGCTTTCGCCCAGGAGTAGCCTGTGCCTCTGTTCAGAGGCGTGATGTTCAGGATTGCTCCGTTAGCGAGAAACCGACCGATAGCAAATCGAGCATTCTCTCCGTCTCCGATCACCCGAACGACATCGTTGTGAGAATAGTTCGTGCCACGGTTGTGGATCTTGATCGACTGGATTGAACCTTTCAACACGTTCGCATACTTCAAAGGACGTACTGGAAGCCAATCAGCGGAACCGAACTTCTGGTAGTCAGAGTTGTCGACACGCTGAACGAACTTCCAGATGTAACCGTCAGGATAGACCTGAGGCAGCCTCGAAGAGCCGATCGGTTGAACTGTGGAGACGCTGTCACGTGCGTTGTCTACGCAGAGATAGATCGAACCACCGGAGTAGCAGTAGAAGTCCTTTCCGAGCATGTCTTCAGTAGGATCGAACGACTCGAAAGTCTTACCGCTTACCCAGTCAACGCGACGAACGACATGGGAAATCATGTCACCAGTTACGAACTTCATCGCAAGGATCTTCGACTTGATGTCATCGATGTTCTGAACTTCATCAACGACTTCTTCGTACACTGCGATGTTACCACCGGATGTGTACGTGCTGAACGTTGAACTGTTAATGTCGACGGTGATCGTGTCAGTAACGACTGTGAGCACCGTTGCTTTCAAGCCGTTGATCTGAGACATACCTTCGACGGAATCGAACACGATCTCGTCGTTGACTTCAACATCATGATCCATCGTCAGCTTGACCGACGTCGTGGCACCTTGAGTGATCTGCAGAATTGCGAAGTGCTTCTTCCAGCGAGACATAGCTCCGTAGAAGAAGTAGATAGGAAGACCACTCGACGGACTCGCGATAAGCTGGTTAGCTTGGTCTACCCTAAGTTGATTGATCAAGGATGCCACGTTTTACTCCTTAGACAGATACCCTGTAACCGCGGAGGAAACCGTCCCGTTCGCGGATCGATCGGACGAAGATCTTGTCGGTTGCAGAAAGCTCGATCGTCAGTGGCTCTTCTCCGTCAACGACGAAGTAGTCGTTCGAATCTGCAGCAGGTGCACTCGGACCGATGTAAACTGCCACTGGAGCAGAGTTCAGATAGGTAGCGATGACCACTTTCGAATAAGCGGCACCGTCGATAGCCTGAGTCCATGCAGTCTTGTTAGTGACTGCGATACCAAAACTTGTAGTTGCCATGTCTATTCCTCTTTGGCTATTTAAGCTTGATCGTCAGGGATAGGAGCCATCGGGTTCATGGTTCCTTCCACAACGAATTCACCTTGCTTGTTGTAGAATGCTTCTGTACGCTGGAGAGTAGGCCAGAAGTTCGGGAACACAGAGAGCTCGTGAGAGTCGATAACGATCCTCTCGATGAGAGCACCTTCGTCACCACTGTCATCATCGTCTCTCGGCCACAGCGGATCAATCGGATAATCGACCTCGCCTCCGCATTCTACGAACTTGCCGATCTCGATATCAGCTCCGTTCACATACGGCCAGAAGTCAGTCTTCATCGTGAAACTCAGAGTAGCCATGACTACGCGAGTGTTGTCCATCTCAGCGTAGCTGTCGTCGGTCGTGACACCGTTGATGTTCACCGTGACGTCCATCGATGCATCGTCGAAAGTCGGATGCTTTATCTCGATGTTGATGTTCGGTCTGAACGGAGCAGTGATCTGCTCGATGATCTGCACGATTGTGAACTGATCAGGAGCGAGGATAACTAGTTCGAACGAGAGGTTGTACGGAGCTGGAACTTTACCGAACTGCTTACCAGATCTATAGTTGTTGGACTTTGGCAGCTGGCGTTCAGCATCGTAGTCCATTCCTTTCCATTCGAAGCCCATCCTCGGAAAGACTTCGTAATAGCGCCTGTACCGATCGAGATCGCCTTTGTTGAACTGTTTCTCGAACATCTGGTCCATCTTGTTGATGCGACTGCGAGGCAGATACATGATCGGCACGTGGGTCAGACGATCAATCGACTTCCCGTCCTTCGAGAAGTTAGCGACGTACGTCTTGTTGAACAGAGCACCGAATGCTGCGATCAACGTCCTGATGTGTCCATGTGCGAAGTATCTGCGACGCATTTATCGAGCTTTCCATCCGATTGTAGGAGAAACGTAAGTCGTGAGGAGACCAGTGACTGAGCTCACAGGATCACCGTTGAACGTCACAGGATTGTCTCCAGCGACGACGTGGATTTCGACAGTAGTACCGAGGATCGGATTGTCAGGTGCAGCGATCGCTACAGCACTGTCAGTTGCGTCTACGAAGAGAACCTGTCCAGCTTCAGCCTTCACGTTCGCATCGACGATCTTGAAAGTACCAGTGCCTGTGTTGAGGTCCTGGATGACCGTGTTGACCTTCTGGAAAGCTCGACGAAGTGGATCGCCGGTTCCATCGTTCGGAGCTGCTCCAATGTTGATCAGTTCGTATGCCATAGCTTCCTCTCTTTAAACGAATCCGAACGGATTGGTCTCGTCTATGATTATCTTATCTCCCGCGCACTCGAACTTGTCGTTGTCAGCATACTCAGGAATTCTCTCGTCCATCATCTCGAGGACATCTTCAGCACTCTCGTTCCAGCTCTTCAGCTGGTCATCAGCGGTGAGTTCGCAATCAGCAGTGAACTCATCCGTATCAGCTCTGATGATCGATTGGATACCGATGTGATCATGAGAAGCATCGACGGTCATCGTGTCAGAAGTTGTGTCGACAGAAGACGAATCGTAACCAGTCCACTTCGTCTGGTCGACTCTCGAGAGGAACTCATCGAGAACAGAGCTCAGAGATTCAGACGACTGGAACTTCGTATCGAACGATGACGTACCTTCGCCATACTTGAACGGCTGAAGATAGATCACGTACGTGAACTGACGACCGCCTGAGATAAGAGGATCTCGAGTGTTCGTGTTCGTGATTTCGAATAGCATCTGGTTCGGCTTGATGAAGACCAGATCGCCGTCTCTCGGCATGTCCATTCCGGTGATAGCCATGAATTTACGGCGAGACACCGATATGGATGCAGACGAGAAGCTGAATGCCAAGCCAGCAGCTCCGAACATCTCGTTGCCTGCGAAGAATGCATCAGACGACTCTACGAGAGCATCGAGCTGGAATACCTTGTTGAACTGAGACGAGAGAGGTTCGTTGAGAATCGGATCCATCCGCACGACTTCGCGAGGAAGGTATTCGACTTCGATACCTGCGTTGTAGATCAGTTCGTCAGACAGATCGTAGATCAGTGACGCATCCTGGTCCTCGATGAAGTTGTTGAAGTATGGATTAGCCATCTATCATCCGATCGAGACTGGTGTGATTGCGTACGAAGCGAGGTCGTACAGTTCTTGGAGCAGAAGAGCTTTCTCTTCCTTCGCAGAAGACTGAATTTCACTGACGTTGTACGAGTGACCTCCAGGAAGTTGGATGTCCTTGAACTTCGTGAGGTTCTCACCCCATTGTTCCTTGATCAGACACGTCGTGTAACGGATCAGCCAGTCGTCAGAGAAGAAGTCTCCGGTGGACTCCGAGATGTCTACCATCGCCTCGTACATGATCAGATCGCCAGGCTGAAGATGGACAGACGAGGTGTCGATCGAGAGCTTCTTCGTGATCTTGTTGAAATCGTAACGAGGAGTCGGACGCCAGATGTGATCCCATTCCGAGATCTCTCGTTCGTAGAGATACACGTCCACCTTCGACATCGTCTCGACACCCATCAGGATGTTCCGATTGAGGACAGAGTAGATCGAGCTGCCGAGCATGTTGATGTCACGGAACATGTTCGGCTTCGGGTTCATGATCTTGTTGACGCCAGTCACGAACTTCGGAGTGATGAACCACTTCTCAGCTTGGATAGCCGGAGTGATCTCCTGCGTGATCCAAGCCTTCTGAGTGCTGTCGAAGTGATAGTCCAAGAACTTCCGAGTAGCTTCCTTCACTCGAATGCGAGCCTGCATGTCGGTGACGTTGACCTTGATCATCGGTTCGCCGAGACGCATCTTCGCGTGAGCAATCAGCTCGTCTTTATTCTGAGGATACTCGACGCTCATTACATGTCTCTCCTAACGGTCAACCAGATGTTCAGAGGGTTGAAAACTCTCGCAAGCTTTCCCATGTGGAGAATCACGTAGACGTCTTCGAACCTGAACTCCATGAACAGAGCATTCGTGACAGTGACTCTGACCTTGCCGATCTCCGCGTCGAGGACTTCGATCTTTGCTGAACGACGGACATCATCGACGATCGGACAGACGATGGATGCCGAGACATCAGCATTCGTCATGTCGATGTTCAAATCGAACTCTTCGACGTAATCTTCAAACCGAGTGACAGACCTGGCAAGTTTCATTTCATTTACCTCACGGATATTTTACGAGACTGCCGAGTACTGTTCTTTCGCGAAACCGCGTGGCCAGTACCATCCGATGAGACTCTGAAGAGAGTAGCCAGAGAGTTTCACCTTGTTCGACTGGTTACCGCCGAGACACATGACACGTCCACCTTGGATGCTGTCGACGAATGCTACGTGACCGCTTCTCGGATTCGGAGGACGAGTAAACACAGCGATGCAGCCTTTCAGAGGAGAGTTCACCTTCTCGACGCATCCTGCTGTCGTCCAAGAGCGTGCCATGCCAGTGACTCCTTGGATCGACTGTCCTGAACTCTTCATGCACCATGCAGTGAATGCTGAACACCACGGAGTCTCGTCACCAGAAGAGATGCCGACCGTCTTCAGGTACTTCAGGATCTCTGGATTGTGCTGACCGCCTGCGAACTCGTACGTGCCGAGCTGAGACTTCGCTATCGAGAACCACGGTGGTTCAGAAGCGTTGAACACCACGTTGCCTGGAGTTCCTTGATAGCTGTCGTTGATGCCGTGCTCGTTCACTGTGCCTCCAGTTGATTGTCCGTTGTGACCGAGGATACCTTCGATCGGTCCTACTGCGCCTAGTACTGCTGGGATCTGCATGTCGTTTCCGTCAAGAAACGTCACGAGGACCATCGTGCCTTCCATCATCCCTGTTGGAGAATCACCTACGCCACCGAGAGCAGCTGACGAGATGCTCTGTATCGGAATAGCCCATGGAAGAGCTTCTGTAGGGATCAGAGTCGTGTCGTCAGTGTGGACACCGTGAATTCGAACACGAAGACGACCACGTTGCTGAGGATCATTTCTGTCCTCGACTACACCGACTCTCCAGCGGACGTTCTCACCGAATGAACTCGGAATGATTCCTTTCATGCGAGTCTCCAACCCTTGATACTGTCTCGATGGCCATTAGTCACCAAGCTCAATCCGGCGCCTGAAATTCCGTTCTCTTTACAGAATACTGAACGATTTTCCACAAAGACTATTTCGCCGCTCGGAGACACAAGTTTGCAACTCTTACGTACTTTCGGATTAGGTTTCGGAACTCCTATCCGTTTGGCTATTCCTCGTTCGACAGCTTCTCTTGGCATCTTCCGACCTTTGAGTTTCTCGCTAGTCTTACGTTTTGCTTCTTCGGATCTTTTCTTTCCTTTAGCTGCTTCTGACAGCTTCCTTCTAGTTTCCTCAGAATAGTTGCGTCCGTAACACGTTTTCACGTAGATAGTTTTCGCCAACTCATACTGTCGAGAGTTTAGCTTTTCCATTCGAGTTCTGTTCGAAGCTAGGTAATTGAGAGCGCAAGACATGGATCTTTTCATCCAGCCGTGAAACATCTTAGAAAGCAGAAGATGTGCTACAAAATGTTCTCTGGCTGTCAAGAGAACTCGATTGTCTTCTTCATCACTTCCTCCAAAACATTCAGGAAAGATATGATGCGATTCGAAATACGTCTCCTTAGATTTTGAACGAAGTTCGTTCTTACATTTCGAGATGAGATCATGGTAGCACTTTGAGTGCCACGTATTCGTCATCAGAGTTGGATCGACATCTTGGAAGGTTTTCATCTGATCGGTTCAATCTTCTTGCTTACGCTATCGGTCCACATTTGCAGAGTTGCATAGTAGTGTCTGTCAGCAGAGAACTCGTGCTTGATCGACTCGACGAGATACTTTCCGCTGTAGTACTCGTCAAAGATCTGCTGAGTCTGTCTCGAGACGTCCTTGAACGCAGGGATGTTGATCTCGTACTTCTGTCCGACTCTCAGACCGAAGTGACCAGGGACGACACCTTGGACGACGTGCTGCTCGGTCTCCTGCCACTTGGCGAGATGCATATGGACGTAGTCGTTGATCTTCGCAGACGGATCCATGTCAGAGAACAGACCATCATGAGAAGCTACCGATCGCCAGTGAGAAGCTTCATCGAAACCAAGCATGTTCTCTCTGACAAACGGGAACTCGTTCATGTGCTTCGAGTTGCTGAACTCATGAAGATACGAATACTCGTTCTCTTCGAATGCACGAGCGAACAGGTTGATCTGAGAGACCTCGTTACTGTACATGCCGTTCATCAGATTTTCGATGTAGTCTGTCGTCTTCACGATGTTGAAGCTCTCGAATGCCAGGAGATGAGAAGGCATGCGAGGATCAGACTGGAGACTCGGAAGCTGCCCAGGAATTGTCGGACGACTGTGCTTGATCGTCATCTCGCCCTTTGTGATGTTCGTCGACTCGTCATAGAAGAAGTCGAGCGGTGCCATCGTGAGCTTGCTGTTCCTCTCCTGGAAGACGGTGTACGGAGAATACGAATGGTCCTGTCGAGAAGCGATCGAACGAGAAGCTATCCACTTGACAGCGTGAGCAGGTCTCCAGTTCGGAACGACACAGCTGAGGAGGTTCGATGTGGGAGAGAAATCCAGTTCGAGCGTCTCGCCAGGGATCGACAGATAGTTCGTGAGGAGATCGGAGATGATGTCTTCCGGTTTCGTCCTCTGGTAAGCCTTGCTCACCTTCCTCATAGCCGTTAGAATGCCGATGCCTGAAGAGAAGTGGATCACGTACGAGAGTGAGCCTAGAGAGATCGGAGTACGATCAGCAACCTTCGTGACGTAGAAGACAAAGTCTTCGGTGTCTCTGAAGCAGTCACTGACGGAGAACTCAATCTTCTCACCGCCGATCAGCGGAAGGGAAGATGGAACGTTTTGAGTGTCGATGCATACGAGCTCTCCGGTGATGTACGGCTTTGTCATGTCTTCGAACAGAGTGATCGAGACGAGCTTGTCGATGAACTCTTTCCCTGCGATCCTGCAACTCTTGAACTCGTAGTCGCCTGGAGAGGTCATCTTCCTGGCAGTCAACAGAGGTTTGTTCTCGTAAGAGGAGATCTGGGTCATGAAGGTATTTTACCAGATCAGGTTTGAACTTCTTTGGAGACTTGCGTCTACACAGGAGAAGGGTGGGTCATTCTCGGTGACCGGATAATAGATACTTTAATGGCCGGATAGAGGGACTCCACCCGGCCACTGAATTGTTAGAGTGGTTTGTAGTGCTTGATCCAATCAAGTACCATGTCGCATGGCATTGTCGTTGCTGACGTTGGACCACCAGGCCAGGTTCCACCGAACGCCATGTTCAGGAGGATGTACCAACTTGCAGACGGAACACGATTCTCTTGAATTCTTGTTGTGACTCCATCGAAGTCAAACTTGATTTCCTCAGGAGTGATTTCTACTCCGTACGTGTGGAAGTTCGAGAGATCCTGAGTAGCACCGAGAGTCCTCGTATCGATCGGATAACTGAGGTGCAAGTTAGCGCCTGAAGTAGTTGTCCAGTGCTGCGTAGTGTAGTACGTCCATGGATTGTGCTTGTGATCGATTGGATACTCCATCACGTCAATCTCTGGAGGCCAATTGTATGGAGGCATCGGCAACAACCAGAATGCTGGCCATGCTGCTCTGCTTCCGATCACAGGCATAGCGAACCTTGCTTCGAGACGATCACCGACTTCGACTGTTCGCATTTTCTTGGAATTTATCATCGAAGCTGTGTATCTGAAAGGTTCGTATCCTATAGTCTTTCCAGCTGCGTCCTTGATCGGAAGCCAAGTGCACAGAGTCTGGTCACCGTCGGAGTCTAGGACACCTTCAGGAAAGAATTCGGACCTGAGGAGTCTCTTTCCGTCCACAACCGGGAATGGGTTGGTTGCTGGATAGAGATCTGGATCGACGTAGAGTCCGAGCTCTTTGTTGTTCGGCTGAGTTCTTCCGTGAGCAGGTCTCGATTGCCAGCATGGAGTTCCATCAGGAAGAAGACCGGTGTCCGTAGCCGCGAAACCGTCGACGAAGTTGTGTTCCCAGTCGAGTCTGAAACCACTCTTTTGGCCGCCAGACGCAGACTCACTGAAGAAGATCTTTCCGAGTCCGTCTACGATAGTTCCACCTTCGACTGTTCCACTTAGGACGACCTGGATGTCTTTACCAGGTGCGTTGTTTCCTTTCAGCTGGATTGTGATTTCTTGTTCGGTTCTTTCACCAGGGTGGAAGACGAAATGACCGGTAGCTCGGACATAGTTCGTGCCCTCGTTTGTTCCGGTTCCGTTTCGAGTAAGCCATGTTCCGTGGACGGAGTTTCGTGTCCGGTTCGATAGCGTGAGCCGGAGCTTTGCTTCAGTCGCAGTTGGGAGTACCGTGACGTCAGAAATCCTTATGTCAGGAAGAGAAGACTTCTTCTCCGCATGAAGCCACTCAAGAAATCGAGGGTTCATTTCTATCAGGCCATTCACGTCTTTTGAAGGTAGTTGAGTAACAGTCACAATGTCCATCCTTTCCTCGTTCTCAAGACAAATCGACAGAGAATCAGATCTCTGCCGACTTGATTACGTTATCAACGAATCGGACGAAAGTAAACAGCCTTAGGCTGCTTGTTGCAGAGCTTTCAGCTCTTTCCGACGCTTTCGGTATCCGAGTCGAGCTTTCGCTTCGTTCCTCTGTTCGTCGGTGACGTATTCGATAGGATTTCCACCGAAGTCATAGCGAAGCGGATGATTCGCGACTGCTTGAAGATACGCAGTCGTGTTGCACCAGTGCTTCAGAGCTTCATCGAGAACCCTCTTGTTAAGTCGAGCAGGATACACGAAGCTGATAGAGTTGATGATCTCGTAGAGCTGATGATCGATGCCAATTGCTAGAGGACGAGGAGGACTAGAGAACAAGCCAGGAAATGTGTGCTTCAGATAGCCGATCATCGACTTGGCTTCTTGGAAGAGCTTCTGCTTCTTGGCTTCCTTCTGCTTCTCGAGATTGATCATCTCCACTGAGATGTTGTCGAGTGCAGCATTGATCCTCTCTTCGAGCTTCACTTGATTGATAGTCGTGTCGAGGCACGTCGGAAGCACCTTCTTGAAGGTACTGAGAAGCGAGAGGACCTGATTGAGATCGTTGTAGTCGAGCATGGTAGAATCATCTCCGTGTCGGTTGACATTTCACATTCTGACAATATCAAACGTTCACGGAGACGTAAACATCAATTGACGGCCATTCTGAACTTTTGAGCTTCAAGAATACCACGGAGCTTGAAGATACGACCGTTGATCTGATCGATGATCTCGTTGAGAGCTTTCTCGATCTCCTTCCAGCAGTCGATCTGGAACTTCAAGTTCTTCAGATCACGATCAGCTTTCATCCACAGAGGAAGCTCGCCTTTCGGAATCGTGTAGTTCTGTGGGTTCGCCTTGTATTCTTCAGGCGTACCACGTCCAGTGTAGAACAGGTGCTTCTTGAACTCGAGCTCTTCGTAAGCCTGGTTGAGTTCGAAGAGCTTCCTCCTGAGTCTCAGAAGTCGAGCGTAGTACTTGTTGTGGAGGATCGGAACACGCTTGATCTCTGCATCAACATCGTCAGGGAAAAGAGCATCCTTCTCCCACTCTTCGATGAGCTTTTCGATCTGCTGTTCAAGTTTTGATTTCTTTTCTTCAGACACGTAGCGATAACACCGTTTCTTTGTCCTTGCCATTATACGCATCGATCTCGACGTTTTGATAACGAAGAGTCACCGTTGCTTTCACAGGAGAGGCCTCATTCACCGACGACTCGAAGTCGATGCTGTCTATGCCCTGTATAAACCCACCTGTGTACCGGAAGGAAACTGAAGTTCTCTCATGATTGTCAAGAAGGTTGATCGTGAAGTCCTGGAGGACGTCTGTGAGGAGATCAGACTCTTCATAGTAGCGACACTTCACCAACCACTTCAGACATTCGAAGTAGTTCGTCATGTTCTCATCTACGAGGAACGTGATCACCACAGGATCAGAACGGAACTTCAACCCAGGAATGTTGAGCTCGATGTTCGGGAAATCGACTCCTGTCGTAGTGAACGAGAACCCTGGAAGAGAGACTCGAGTCGCCTTGAAGCTGACGTCCTTCAGCCGATTGATGACGAGCTGATGGACGTTACCGTTGATGTTGTTCAGCTGGCCGTCAAGCGATGTCGACACGTTTGCCTCCTTGGTCCTTCGGTTCAATTCTGTCGATGATGTCGTCATCGAAGGCAAGCTGGAGAATGCCGATAGCATCGTCCCGAGCTTCATCCATCGACTCGTAAGAGTGAGCCATCAGGTTCAGAGAGCACTCGAGAAACTTCTTGGACTGCCTCTTGAGGAAGTCATCGACATTGAGTTCGACAAGTTCTTCGAAGTCGTCTTCGTCCATGATGATGTCATCGAGGCCACCCATGTCGAGGAGACGCTGATAAGACATGCGATGCTTGAGATCGCTCAATGTCCTCTTAGCTTTCTCCTCGACTTTCTGAACTTCGACCTTCTTCGAACGCTTGCTTCCGATGATCACCCCGAGGATGACTAGAACGAGAGCAAGTGCAGCAAAACCGAAGACCTGGATTGCAGAGATGAGAAAGGTCGACATGGTAGTATCCTCATTCGAATTTCTTGATGAGGAGAAATCCGAACTCTCGCTCGAATTTCTCCCTGGATGTCAGTTTACTTCGCCGGAGCTTTCTTACCGCGTCCTCGGCCTTTCTTCTCAGGCTGAGCTTCAGGTTTAGCTTCAGGCTTCTTTGCAGGCTTTTCAGCGGACTTCTGCTGAGCCTTACCTTCTCCTTCGTCCTGGCCAGGATCGAGAGACTGGAGAGATTCGCCGAGACCGTCGAGAGCTGCTGCTGGAGCTGCAACCTTCGGCTTGGGTTCCACAACAGGTTCAGGTACCACAGCGAGATACTCGTCCCGAAAGACATAGGCGCCATCTTCGGCAAGCCTCCGATCGCCAGCGTATGCACGAACTTGATCGAGATCGAGCTGCAGCTTGCCTTCGGTAGCCTGGTAGATGATTTCAGCGTCGTCACCTTCCATGCGGTTCGTGAAGCGAACGTACAGTTCTTCCATCTTCATGCGGGACATATCCGGATGGAAGAGGTACTCGACGAACTTCGAAAGGTACTTTTCGAGCGAAACGGAAGAAGCGTCATCACGACGAATCATCGAGCTGACAGGCTTGCCTTTCACCTTCGCGTATTTGTAGCCCTCGAAGTTGAGCCAGATCAGGATGTCGGTCGGATAGTTCGGCAGAGCAGACCGGTCACCTGCGAGGAATTTACGTAGTTGCGACATTTGAACTCCTTTGTTCGGTTAGATGTCTATTTTGGATCAGAACATGTCCAAGTGAGCTTCGATCGTCTCTCTTCGAGGGACGAAATCTGAAAGTTTGGTGACGTATTGAGGACAACGAAGTTTCGTGATCATCGTCATCAGATCACGCTTCGGGATCTCCTTGTTGAACTCTTCGACGACTCGTTCACGAAGACCTTTCGGAATCTGAGTGAGATCGATGAGTCGCTTGTTCCGTCTGTAGTTACGGAGAACTTCCTCACTGAAGATGCCAGAGAACTTCATCTCGAGGATCTCAGCTTCAGGATCTACAGAGTCAACGATCCGATCGACGACAGGTTGACGAAGCTGACGCTGACGCTTGCTTTCAACCATGAACGTATCGTCATCAGAGAGGATGTTCGGAACGCCGTCACCAGCGTCTCCACGAACGACGAGAGTGTGCCAGAAGTTACGACCGTTGTCGATCATCGTCTTCTTGATCGGATGGAAGCACTTCACGTTGTCGAAACGAGTGAGCTGCGAGATGTCCTTATCCGCAGAGATCACGAGATGCTTTCCAGGAGTCATTGCGACTGCTGCAAGGATGTCATCGCCTTCAGCGCCGTTGATCTTCAAGCACTTGTACGGACTGAACTCCTTGATCAGCTCCCAGAACTCGTGGATGTTCGAGTAGATCTGGTGCTGCGGATCATCCGGATTGTTGTCGAGACGAGCTGCACGTTCGAGCTTCCGACGACCCTTGTAGTGTTCGAAGATCTTGTTTCGCCACGAGAAAGAGTCTGTGCAGAGTGTCAGTTCACCGAACTGTTCACGAAACTCGTGATTGTAGAAACGGAGACGACCGAGAAGGATTTCGAACGCTTTCTGATTGACGTTCTCTCCTTTGCTCTGTGCCACCATCATGCATGCGCTTGCCACGTTAGAATAGTCTACGAGGATTGCCATAGGTTCTCCTTTATGATGTGTAGACTATATCAAACGTGAGAGTTCGCAAGAAACTGGAAGATCTCAGTTGCAAGCATAACGTGACTTTGCACATTCAGGTCCGAAGCCAGTCTTGATAGACTCAGGAACAGTGAGTGGACGTGCACACTTGGCGCATCTTCCTTCGTGGAAGAACTCGAGGTCAGCAGGAAGGTGACCACACTCGAACTGATCTAGAGACCACTTGAAAGCCTTCACCGGAGTGGACTCCATGGTCACCTTCGACTTCGATGTGGTTCTGAAGAACCGTTGACCTCTGCGTCCCATGATCGTACCGATGTATTCGTAGTGACCAGGACCTACGAGGTAGGACACGAAGAAGCACTCGTCGGACTTCTTCTTGACCTTGAACGTATACCGTGTAGACGTCTTCCTCGATCGGAGAGTGAAGATCGCTTTCCCGCCGTAGATGAACTGTTTGATGTCACTGTGGCTTTGCATCGGAAACTCCGTGGTTTGAATTTGTTCTTGATTCATACCATACCACACGTTAGTTCGAACTGGAATACTCAGTTACGCTTTTCTTGCGTTGCTGTTCGACACCATCAGAAGACGTATCCGATCGCCTATCTGAGACTGGAACTGACGAAGAACTTCTTCGAGAACACCTTCTGGATCATCGCAAAGTTCTACCTGGACGTTCCGGAGCACAGTCTCGAGTGCATGCCAGAATGCAGGATCGATAAAATGATACGGAAATGCATAGTCGACGATCACCTTCTTGTTCTGGTTCAAACGGAAGTAGATGTCGAGAGTTGTCTTCTGCATTGCTGAACAGATCATAGGACACCCATTTGTTCGAGACGCTCGTTGATCCGAGAGCGGCTAAGATCGATATCTTGTTGAGTCGGAGTCCATACTCCGTACCATTCGAAAGGGATTTCGGAGTTCACGATGGAATACCGATTGACGTTTACTCCTCGGCTGATAAGTTCATGAACGAGAAGAGAGAATCTCGTCTGTAGGAAATTCAGCCTTGTGTAGAAAAACGAAACGTGACCATGTCCAAATCGGTACTCTTTGAAGTGCGCATAATGCTGAGGAGTACGTCCTTTCAAGACGAGTTTTCCAACGGCTGTGAACACTCTAGGAAGTTCGAAGTATTCAGCACGTAAGTGCTTGTCGTGAAGTTCGGACGGTGGAACAAGATTGATACGAGTCATACTGACTGTCTCCGTGGCTTATCATTGGAGGTACAGTATCACAAACTTCCAAGAACGTAAACCGGAAGTTTCAATCCAGATAGAGAGTGATCTTGCGATTTCTCCGGTCGATGTCAGCTCGAACTGCGCACTCGTCGTATGTCCGAGCCATGTAAAAGTTGATCGCCTCGATGTTTCTCTTCACGTTGCCTTCGAATGGATTCGGAAACCGCTCTGCAATGTCGTCGACAATCTGCTGCAATCTTTCTTGAATCGTCACAGTTTCATCCTTTTCAGTCTTTCAACAGTCTCTTCAGCTTCATCGAGAGACTTGCATTCCTTGACGAAGTTCCGTGCTGGTCCACCCCATGTCGTTCCTACGACCGAGTAGACCGTGAATGTCTTCGGATCGATCTCGTACCTGATTGGGAACGCCATCAGAACACCTCCAAGACAGCGACGATTTCTCCACCTTTCGACATGTCTTGAGCGACTGTGACAGAGTCGACTAGTTCTTCGCCACCTTCGACGTAAGGCCAGTCTACGATGACATCGACATCACCGTAGTCCTTCTTCACAGCCTCGAGTACTGAGATCAGTTCTGAGATCGTCATGTTCTTTCGAATGCCTCCATGAACCACTTCGGAAAGTATTGCGGATAGTCGTTCAGAAGACGATCGAAACATCCGTCGATGATGTACGAATGCGAGTAGTCTTCCTCGTGACGAGTGCCACGACCAGATGCCTGGACGATGGATCGAATGATGCCCTGATTGAGCATCTCAGGATTGTGTTTCGAAATGTACTTGATGCGAGGATCACCGAATGACGGATAAGGTACCTTCGCGATGATGTTCAGTCTGCAGAGATCGTCCTTGCCGTCTACACCAGCAATGAGAGAAGGTGATGCAACGATCTGCTTCTTACCATCCTTCAAGTAATCGATCGCAGATGATGCAGAACGAGGGACTTCGATCTTGTGCTTCGAGAGTTCGGAGAACTTCTCTGCTCGCCTGTAGGACGCGGAATGGACGATCGTGTTCGCTTCGTACTGGTCAACCATCTCATCGATGAACCTCACTGACCGTTCGATATCCGCTTGTTCGTTCTTCGCAGACATCCAGGACACAGGAGAGAAGAACACCTTGCGACGTTCAGCATCGATAGCGTGGTCGATTTCGATGCCTATCCAGTCTTCTTTCTCGAGACCAAGTTCACGAGCGTAGCCTTCGAAACCACAGATCGTAGCGGACATGTGGAGAAAGCGATCAGCTTTCGTGAAGAACATCGAAGGAGCAAACTCACGAGCGTAGATCGGACGCATCGTGTTCGTATCGTTTTCGACCACCTTCACCATCTTGGCTCCAGAGATCATCATGGCTTTGCCGACGTTGTTCTTGAACTTCGCCCATTCACGGTTCACAGGACGGAAATCTGCTTCACCGGCAAGGTTGTCCATTCGTTCCTGGTATTCGTCCATTTCGATATCGGCGAGGAAGTCCGTATCCATGAAGTCGACGACTTCGCCTTCTTTCAGATCAGCGATGTATCGAGCTACCTTTGCCCATTCAGCCATCACCTTGTCGGTGTCACCACGCAGAATCAGCGAGAGCTTCGTGACGTCGATCTGTGCCATCTTCAGCTCAGCTTGAGACGCTACGACGCTAGCGAGTTCGTGACACTCGTCGAGGATTGCGAGATTGAACCTGAACGGAGCCAGTCCATAGAAGTGAGCATTCGTGATGCTGATAGGACCAGCTCGGAATGCCAGCAGAGCATGACGATAAGGACACGCTTTCACGCATGCATCTTCAGTCTTGTTACGATTGATGATGCAGCCTTCAGTGCCCTTGTTCTCTCCGACTGAACACGTGTACATCGGATCCATCGCGTTCCTGATGTCCTTGAGGAACGGAAAGTCTCGACGATACTGACCCTGGAGGTACTTCGTGATTGTCGTCATGATGGACTTATGAGGAGTTTCAGTAGACGAGATCACGTCGTTCATGTACCGAGCGACAGTCAAGCCTACAGCGGACTTACCGATACCGGTCGGAGCTTCGAGGAAGACGTGCTTGTGTCCCTCAGCGAAAGCCGTCAGAGCTTTCACTATGGCATCGAACTGCTTGTCACGGATCTTGTCGTAAGGGAAGAACCGCTTGATCTTCTCGTGGTCAATTTCAAAAAGCACCGGGTGATTTCCTTTCGTTATGATTGAAAGACTATCACACGGTGCAAGAGATTAGAACTTGAAAATTGCTTAGTTAGTTTAAGACTTCGACCCAGTTTCCTGAGGGAGCTAATTTGACGCGAGCAATCTCGTACGACTCAGGACCTAGAGACTCAACCATCCATTCAGGTCTACTCTTGGTCATTTCCTCAAGTCTTTGTACTCTGACTTCCACCTCCTCACGACGCGCTCGGACGAAAACGCCCGCTGGAGATGTACCGAGGAAACTTTTGCCATGCTTCGTGATACGAATTGCATACATAATACCTCTCCGCTGAAATTTATACGTCAGTAACTGGGAGATATTATCTCAAATCCTGGTTTAGTGAAACTGGGATTTAAACCTGGAGTTTATCACGAAGCCTGTGCAATTGCCTGCAGAATTCTCGTTCAGTAAGAACCGTATGGCTTGGATCCGATGAACCGATAGAGTGAGTCAGAACGGCCTTTCCAGTAGCTAGCAACGCCCTCTGAAAAGAGGTATTCGTCGACAATGCGTTGAACGCTTCCGTGAGGAGATCCGAATACTCGGATGACCTCCTCGGGATAGCTTCTCCGTTCCACCAGAGACACTGAACTCTCTTCCAGGCTTTGTTCCGTTTCTTCCCTCGGAACTTCGCTGTCAACCCAATTAATTTGCACACCTCCACCTGAATGTGTGGCTTGTCGAACTTCAGGCTTTGAAGGAGTCCTTCCATCGATGCACATTCCACTCCTCGGAAAGTAAAGGCATGAGGAGCGAAGTTCGAGAGAGCGTTTGACGGCCATGAGTTTCCTGCTCCGATGTTCACTGGATTAGACCTTGTCCACGAAGCTGATCTTCGACAGATTGCTTCCACCACCAGCCGAGTTGCTTGCAGATGTCGTCATTGAGTTCGATCATCGTCGGTTCCTGCTCAGGGACAAGACTCAAGAAGACGTTCGTGTTCAGAGGCTTCCAATTGCCATCCTCGACGAGAACCTGGATGAACGCTACTACATGACTTTCGAAAGAGAAGTCGCTGTCCTTCAAGTTCACGAACTCGCTCTGTACGTCCACTACCTTCTTCATGTCAGATGTCCTTGATCTCGTAGTGATGGATGCTCTCGATGAGATCCTTCATGTGTTTCTTGAAGTTGTGATCCTGGAGCATCTTTGACTTCAGACAGTGCGGAATCACCGTATCAGGAAATCCATGACACTTGAGCTTCGTCTCGAAGATCGTGTAGGAGTTGTTCTCCCAGAATGAGAACACGATCTCGGCGTTCATCTCGAAGAATGACCCTGCGACAAAGAATTTCACAGGAACGAGAGTCGTAACTACTTCACCAGGCAAAGCCATCTGGATCTCCGTTGAATTGATGATCGGATCTTACACAGAGTCTCGATCGTCTAGAAACTGAAAATCGACACAGAGTCAGGGCAGTGACCGGACCAGATGACCATTGATAATCACTTATCGGCCACCTGGAGGGATCACTGCCCTGTATGTGTGATTACGCGAAGGCGATCTGGTTCACTTCGATGGATATAGTGTGGACATTCACATCGGAAGGAGCGATATCGAAGACGCGGAGGAATTGTTCGACTTCATCGAGTCCGGTGAACCATGCCGCGGTCTTGACTACCGAGGTGAGTCGGCAATCGTTGTTGTAGTACGTCTTGGAATTCTTGTCAGAGATGAGGAAATATTCCATGTCGTTTACTCCGTGGTTGATTTGTTTCGTTATTGTGAAACTATCAAAACTTCACGGTCTTGTAAACAGGAAAATTAGGCACGAAACGTTTTAACGTTCAGTTTCTCACGTTGGTCTGGAAGCGATAAGACTATTTAAGAGAGAGAGCGCTAGTAGATCGTTCAGTGGATCAGAGATGATGAGGAATGATATGAAAAGATTCAGAATCATTGAAGCACTTCACGTGCTCACTGCTGGTCTGCTGTTTAGTGGTCTGGCTTACTTCGGACAACCTGCACCTCCTTCGTCGACAGTGAAGGTTCTTGGACTTGACGGAAGTCACGGATCAGCAGTCCATGTCGGCAACGGACTCTACATCACTGCTGCTCATGTTCTCCAGCACTGGTCTCAAGTCGAGATCAAGAACGACCAAGGAGAACAGATCACTGCACTTGTAGGCATGAAACGTGACGACTATGACGTAGCTGCATTATGGGTACCGGATCCTGACTTCGTTTCTGCGTCTCCGCTGAACTGTCTTTCTTTGACGAAAGGAGAACAGGTCAGAGTCGAAGGAAATCCGATGAAACTCGAATTCGTGGAATTTGACGTGAAGGTCGTCGGTAAGCCTGTCGAATATGCGATGTGGAATCTCGTGTACCCTGTCACTCCGATGATTGTTCCAGGGATGTCAGGTGGTGGAGCTTTCGATCAGAACGGAGACGTGAGAGGAATTTCCGTAGGAGTCATCAAAGTCGATGTCAGCCTTGGGAACATTGGCTTCGTCGTTCCTTCGAGTGTCGTATGTGACTTTCTGAACGGTAAGTTAGAACCGCCTCCACCACCTTATGTCCCAGACGACATGAGCACTCTTAGATTTGCTCAGTGAGATGCAGACTCAGGAAAGATCTTCCAGTTGTTGCTGCTTGGAGAACGAGTAACCCAAGCTCCAGGAACTTCAGCTTTGATCTTGGTCATGATAGACTTCATATCGTCTTTGCTGTGGTATGAGTCGTAGACCACCGATTCGCCAGCTTTGAGCTTTTTGACTGCGTCAGCGTGGCTGAGGTTCTTGTTTCCGGAATTCGAAGACTCGTTGATCACTTCGGTAACGGATTTAAGAAGGTCTTTCATTTTCTTCTCCTTTGAATTATTCGTCTTGTAAACTACTTTCGAATGGTAGTGAACAAGAAAGTTTAAGATCCCACAACACCCGGAAAATCCGGGTGTTGCAGTTTCCAGAGGTGTGGCGACCGAGGATTAGAAGTCGAGCGAGTCTACGCGGAAGATCCGGTAGAAGGCATTCGACCGAGCGTTCAGAGCACCGTTGGTGTCTACGAGCGGGTTTGCAACCGTGCCGTAACGGGTCTTGAAGAAGATCCGCGGCTGGCCAGAGTCCTGATCGTTTACACGAACAGTCCAAACCGGAACGTAAGGCGTGTAGAACATACCAGCGTCCAGCTCCGAGCCACCCTTGAAGCCGATCAGAACGAAGCCGGTGTTGCCGGGCATCGTAGCATAATCATCGCGGTAGATCTTCAGCGTGCCCATGAGCATGCCGACACCGACGTTGTTGTCACGAACGACCGGATCGGAACCCGTGAACATGCCGTTGGACGGACCGAGATCCGAGATGTGACCGCCGGAGTACAGGAAGTTGTACGTCTTGCGATCGACAACAGCGAAGTTGCCATGACCAGCACGCGTAGCAGCCATGATCTCAGAAGCTTCGTTGATGATACGTACCGCGAGGATACGTGCCTTTTCACCGAGCCAGCGGCCATCACAGTCGACGTCGAGATCGTAGACACCAGGCGTTGCAGTGTCGGAGCAGCCGAGAACAGCGATCCGGTACAGAGTACGCAGGATTTCGTAGTTCGTTTCCGAAGCAAGCTGTTCAGACAGAAGACCGGTGAACAGTGCGTCAGCCGACAGGCCGTGCTGCGATGCAAGGTCCTGAGCGGTTTCAAGCGAGTACGAAGCCTTACAGCTACGAGTCTTCGCAGATACCGGAACCTTGTCGACAGTCATCGAGACTTCGCTCGTGATGTCACCTTCGCCAGTTGCCGTATCCATCGCCGTACCGGTCGTGAATGCGTTACCGAGCGGATCGCCAGGAAGAACAGTCGCGAGCGGGTTGGTCTGGATATCGGAAGCGATGTCAGCGCCAACACCACCGGCAGTGCCATCAGACTTCAGACCGGTGAAGTGTGCCTTCGGAGCACCCTTGTGAATTTCAGCACCAGAGGCATTCTTGAACCGCGGACGCAGTGCGAAGACGAGACCCTGGGGAGAATTCATCGGCTGGACACCGACGAGCTGGTTGCCGAGAAGAGTCGGACCCATACGGCGAACCATCGAAAGGATGATCGGATCCCACTTAGCAACGTTTGCAGTCACGGTCGTGGGAGTAGCTTCCATGAACTCACCTTCACGAGCCGTGCGAAGGAAGTTCTGGGTGTTTTCGAGCATGCGGGCCAGGCCGTAACGAGTTCCAAGATCGTGTTCAGCGATCGGACGGGCATCAGCCGAGTCGATCACCTTCTTCCACTTCTTGGACAGTTCGACGTCCTGTTCGTTGTACAATGCGAACATTTGTATATTCTCCTGATATGATCAATCTGAGGTTATTTTAGTCTGCGAATTTTTCGATTGATCTAATCAACCGTGATGGCCTGAAAGAACACTCGCAGCAGCGCTCACCAGGTTTTCATTTACAGAGGACTCGGTCTTGATACCAAGATTTTCGTTCTTCTGATTTTTCTGTTCGAAGTTCTCGACGAAGCTCTTGTACTCGCCGTTCGATGCAGTGAAGACTTTCTCCTTCACCGAAGCTGCACGCTTCATGAAGTCAGCATAGTCCTTGATTTCAAGACCTTCGACGATCTTGACGAAACGTTCAGCATCCGACAGAGTCATGCCTTCAGTCATCGTCTTGATAGCACCAGCGATCTTGTGAGCTTCAATCTTCAGAGCGAGACCTTCGTTCTTCGAATTGAGTCGATCGATTTCGAGGTTCCGTTCCTTGACTTGGTGACGAAGACCTTCAACGACGTTCTTCATTCCAGGCTCGAGTTCGATACCGAATTCAGAGAAGAGCTTCTGAGCCTTCTTGACGAAAGCAGCATGGGCTTCGAACTGAGCAGTTTCGATGAACTTCTGCTTGTTCTCTTCCACGAAACGAGCAGCCGAACGCTGAGCGTAGACCTTCACGTTTTCCTGGAGCTTCTTGAGCTTGCGAGTATTGGACTCAGCGTAGGTCTTGCGGATCTTCGCTTCAGCCTTCTTCGCAAGAGCTTCAGCCTTCTCGGTGACGAGCTGCTTGAGGATAGCCTTGCATTCGACGAACGTGGAAGCCGGCATACCGAATTTCGTCAGAAGAGCTTCGAGTTTCTCTTCTTCTTCGGACTCAGCCTTTTCTTCCTCTTCAGACTCTTCCTTCTTCTCTTCGTCGTCGGATTCGTCTTTCTTTTCTTCGTCTTCAGACTCTTCCTTCTTCTCTTCGTCGGACTCTTCGACATCGTCGTCAGCCGTGAGGAGGATCAGATCGTCTTCGTCGTCAGCTTCGCCTTCACCGACGAATTCCTGGTCGTCGTCAACGGTCTGTGCCGAGACTTCGTCTTTCTTTTCTTCGTCGTCAGACTCGTCTTTCTTTTCTTCGTCGTCAGACTCGTCCTTCTTCTCTTCGTCGTCAGACTCGTCTTTCTTCTCTTCGTCTTCGTCAGACTCCTCGACCTTGTCGGTGTCTTCTTCGGACTCGTCTTTCTTCTCTTCTTCAGTTTCGATCTTCTTTTCTACGTCTTCTTCTTCAAGAATCCGCAGAAGACCAGAAACCTTTCCAATCTTCTTTGCCATTACTTCATATCCTTCAGAATTGAACTGACAATCATCGATAGGTCTCGAGAAGAAACCCTCTTGTCGTTTTCATTGAGTATTTTAAAGGCAGTTGATTTCGAGATCAAGTTTGCCTCGACGAGGTAGTCTACACCTTCCATGACGCCAGTTACGAAGCAGTCAATGCCGGAGGGATGCGAGACGATATCGATGGCAGTCATGTGGTAGATTTCCATTCGCTCATGGTCATCCATCTCGACAGACTTGCCGAGGCCACGAGTGGAAACAGCGAGCTGACCACCGATGTCGATTAGGTTCTTCACGATCTGACCATTCGGAGTGTCAGCAATGACAGCACGTCCGATGACGTTGTCGCCTTCAATCCGGAGGTCGGTGATCAAGTGAGACACTTCTTTCATGTTCACTGCTACGCGCTTCTCAGGGTGATCGAGTTCACCCCATGCGAGGCGACCTCTCACGAAGTAGTCCGTGTAGCGTTCGATGTCAGGAAAGAGTACGTCAGCTGGATAGATCCGGCCGTTACGATTAAGCTTCTCCGCCTGTGCAAAGATGCCTTCGATTACGTACTGTCGTCCTTTGACAGCGTCATTCTCCGAGAAGGAGGTCAGATCAGAAGACTGAGCCAAACTCTCGGAGAACAGTTTCATGGTCAGCTTCTGTGTCATTTGACTGTCCTTGTCCTTCCGGTGTAAGTTACTTCTTGCCAGTGAGTTTCGAGACTTCCGTCTTCACTGCATTTGTCATCTCTTTCGAGAAGTCCTTCGAGAACTTCGTGAAGTCGTTTTCACGGAGTGTCTTGATGAAGCGGCTGAATTGGTCGTTATTCTTTGGCACGGATGGTTCTCCAAAAGATGATGCTGCCGATTGTGATCGTGGCGAACATCAGACTATTATACAGTGACGGCGTGATCACTTCGTATTCTTTCGCCGTGTATGTCAGGAATAGACTCGCCGAGAGTGCGAGGTTACTCAGACCTTCTTGTATCGACATCTCGTTCTCTCCTCTGTCCAGATTGGTCGTAGTCGATCGTGTCATCAGGAAGCTCAATGTTCCTATCGCGATATAGACCCTTATCCCGTTCGATTTTGATTTGTTCGTCGATCCGTTCAATGTCTTCACGAGTCTGACCGAGGATTTCAGTTCTCACTTGGTCGTTCGAGAAGTACACGCCGATGTACTCTTTCAGAGACTCTAGCGTTGTGAGCCGGCGTTCGAGAACCTCGATGTCTCGGATTTCCGAGAAGAAGTTGTCCTTGTTGAACTTGAACTTGATGAACTCTTCGATCTTGTCGAATTCGCTCGGGTTGATTATCTTCTTCAGGACGAGCTGAGTCTTCAGTACGTCGATGAACACTTGAGAGAACTGAGCACGAAGACGAGTGATGAACCTGTGGAACTTCACTTCTTCCTGGGAGATCTGAGTTCCTTGGTTGAAGATCGACGTGTTGTCTCTGAACCGAGCCATCGGTACGTTCAAGCTGACGAAGAGTTTCTCGCGGAAGAACAGGACATCCTCGATGTTACCGAGGTTCTCACCAGATTGGAGAGTCTCGATCTGAGTTCCCTTGTTGCCATTCCGGAGCATGAAGAAGTCTTCTTGCAACGACATGACACGAGCTTTGTCTTCGACTGTACCGTGGACAGTGTCGTAGTACGTCTTGTTCCGGAACTCAGCCTTCACGTTCTCGAGATGCTGCATGGCCTTCGTCGGAGGCAAGTTACCTGGATCGACATAGATCACGCGACGCTCAGACGAACGTGCAAGACGATAGATGACCAGAGATGTCTCGACGAGATCGAGCTGGTTAGCGATCTTCACAGCCTTGTGGAGATATCCGTAGGAGATGCCGGACGTCTTGTCGAGCATACCAGAGTCTACGAATACAAGAGCGTCTTTCTCGATCCTGAAGAGTAGGTTCGCACGACGCATGTCATTGTAGTCGGATGTGGACATCTGAATGGAGAACGAAGACGAGAGCTTGTCGTCCTTCTCTGGAATCATCGAAGTGTAGACGTAGAACTCTTCGACGATAGACAGCATGCCTTCGTGATCTTCGTCGACAAGAGTGACCTTTCGAACCTTACGCGGATCTAGCTGGACGAGCTTCTTGATGCCATCCTTAGGCTTCTTCGTGTCGACGACTTTCTGGAAGATGATCTTTCCGTCGATGTACCAGTCACGGACCTTGTTGTACGCAGTCCTGTTGAAGTCCAAGAGGTTTACGACGTTCTTGAACTCTTCTTCGAGAGCTTTGAGTACAGCTTCTCCGGCGACCTTCTCTTCTTTGATCTTCGTAGTGTCGAGCTGAACGACGTCCGACTCATCGTCTACGACCACGATCTCGTTCACGATTTCATCAATCGCGGTGGAGACTTCAGTCATGTACGAGATGCGGCGATACGAGTTGATCAGGTCAATTTCAGAACGTGCGATGAAGTCGAAATCGACAACTCTCGCGAGAGCCTTAGAAGCGATCGTTGAACCATTAGGCTCGACGTCCAGCTGCTTGAGGTTCTGTTCTGACTTGACTCTTGAGAGACTCAAGTCGTAACCAAAAATTCGCATGTGAAATCCTTCTGAGCACTGCCGCTCGTTTCAAACTATTTAAGAAAGAAACGAGCGGCTAGTATTAGAAGATGATCGTACCCGAGAGGAGTTCCTGCTCGCTTACGATGTTGTTCCTGGTGACTTCGCTTTCCATGTGAGAGAACACGAACGTCAACGGGACTTCGACAATCGTATTGTCAGCAGACCAATCGTACGAGAGTGCACCACGAGACTGGATCCAGATGTTAGCCAGCGACCAGCCCTTGATGATACGACCGTTACGAGAGAGCTGATAGAGCTCACCAGTACCCATCAGAGACAGGACGTCGTCATCAGCACCGAGAGTGTCACCTTGGACGTTACCGACGATGGCGTCAGACCAAGACTCGAAAGTGTTGTAGACGACGCTGTCGATGTCGAACCGAGCGGTACATGACCATACAGCCGTGTAGTCACGATCGCCAGGGATACGGAACCTCGTGCCACCACGGAACGGAACCGAGAGTTCACTGATGGAGCTCTCAGGTACATCTGCAGCTCGGATAGCAAACGGAATCTTTCGAAGGAACCGATCGCTCTCGGGCAGAAGTGTTGAAAGCGCAGGCGGAAGAGTGATGTTGGCCGCAAAGTTATTAGCCTGCGTCACGTTTCCGAGTTGCGCCTGGAAGGATTGAATGTTAAAATTTCCGAAGCTTGACTCAGCCATTTCTTGTCCTCAAGTTAAACAGTTCTGTCTTATTTATGACAGCAAACGGAGGCGAAGTTTCCCTCGCCTCCAATTGAAGATGTTAAGCCGCAGTGACTTCTTCGAACGTGATGCCAGTCGGAGTAGCGATCAGACGAAGATCAACACCGTCGATCAACAGAGCAGGCTTGAGGTACATGTCGACCTTCAAGATCTTCTGCTGAATGACTTCCTTGGTGTTGTTCTCGTTGTCACACTTCACCTTCTTGTCATACAGACCGCGGTTGGCCTGGATGAGAGCAAGCATCGGGTTCAAAGCATTGCGGACCTGAGCTCGAGTCACTTCGTCGTTGATCTCGTTGATCACGAACTTCAGAGCTTCGATAGCCAGCTTCTTGACATGTACGAACAAGAAGCGGACGTTCATGTCAGCGAATACCGAGTTCTTCGCAAGCATCGTACGCTGAGAGAGCAGCAGATTGCCGATACCCTTTTCACGAACGACCACGTTGACACGGTTCGGAACCAACACATCACGTTCTTCTTCCTTCGGCAACCAGGAGACCTTGTTAGCACGACGGTAGTAGCCACGGTTGTAGCCAGCAGGAACGTTCCACATGTTGATTTCGTTGTGAGTCTTCGCGTACATGCCGGCATCGGTACCAGTCGAAGGAACCCACCGATACTTGCCGTTCCACCGGTCGTACAGGTACAACCAAGTCGGGTTGTAGTGACCGTACGAAGTAGACACCAGACTGTTCTTGTGAGCGAGAACATCACGGAGCTCAGAGCCCTTGTTGTTCACGGTAGCCTCACGAGGAGCACTGATGAACGACACAGCATCCTGGCGCTTTTCAGCAATGTCCAAGAGGGACAGAGCAAGCGTAGGACTTACGACCGGATCCACGAGGTACGTTACTTCGTAGTCTTCCTTGTTTCGGAAGAGTTCGAAGGCGTTCATGTAGTCGGCAGTCGTCGGAGCGTCACCGTCAGCACCGAGAGAGAACTTCCATTCACCGAAGTAAAGGAGTTCCTTCGGAACGCGGATGAACTCAGACCGTTCGTTCAGAGCACGTACGTAGAAGTTCGAAGTGCCGTCTTCATTCCGAGCGTCAGGATCAAGAGAGAGGAACGAATACGTCTCGATGACAGCATCCTTCTCGCCAGTGATCTTGCCAGTCGTGTCGAAAACAACAGCGTGAACTTCAGTCTGGTTAGCGAAGACTCGAAGCGGAGCCGAAGTCGTAGGCAGACCGAGGTGAACCTGAAGATCTTCATCGAAGTCCCACTTGACGAGAACATTTTCGATACCAGCGATAGGTACGAATTCATCAGGGAACGTGACTCGGTAGCCACCGGAGATCGCCGTGATGCCAACCTTCATCGTAGCGATGTCAGCAGCTGCAGCAGAGCCGAACTTCGTCGAACCTGCATAGACGATGAAGTCCGTTGCAGTGACGACGTCAGCAGTGGTGATGTTGAAGATCTTCGTAACACCATCGCCGTTCAAGCGAACGAACTTAGAGCCAACGAAAAGCTTCTTCGTTTGCGGATCGATGTCGAAGAAACCCTTCGGAACAGGACCAGTGCCGTTGAAGCGAGGTACCAGACGAGTGGAGCCAGCATAGACAACAGACGAGAACAGGTCGAGTTCGTTGGTGTTTGCGAGCGTGTATTCGTCCGTTACCGACGCAGGTACAGCAAAGCTTTCGAGAGCAGTGTGAAGAGTAAGAACGCTAGAAGAAATAGCGCCGTCACCATCCCGAGTAACGCTCCACTTACCAGCTGTGGAACCTTCAGCGATTTCTGCTCCACCGAGAGTCGCGACAACGTCTTTCTCTCCGATGAACACAGTGGGAAGGGTAAACTCGACAGAAGTTTCTCCGGGAATAATGACATCGCTGTCAAATACAGCCATATCTGCAGACGGAGGAACAATGAACCTGTCCTGATAGAAGCTCCCGTAGAATTCAGAAGCGCGAAGAATTCCGGCGCCGACATTGTTTCCGAGTTCCCCAGGGAATTTCGCGATGAGCATCGGAAGTTCGGTCGAGCCGTCTTCGAAGTCATAGTCGTTCTTCACGAGGAACGAAGTCCTCGAGTTGGTTTCGACAGCTGTGCCAGTGACGTAACCAGTGCCATTCGAGAGAAGCTGAACCTGAGTGACTGCTCCAGTACCAGAGACCTCGAGGACTCGGACTTCAGCAGCGATCGTACCGGTTTCGATTTCGACGATGTCGCCGATCGAATATCCAGTACCAGCAGCGTTGATAGCAGCCGAGGTCACTTCACCATTGATTGCGTTGATGTCAACGGTCAGACCGCTGCCACCGCCACCTACGATAGCGTTCCTTGCACCTGCTCCGATAACACGGAGAAGCCGGAGTGCGCCAGACTCGAGGAGGTATTCGTCAGCGATGAACCAGTCCTTGAAGTTTACATCGTTCGGTTTCCAGAACGTCTCAAGGAGGTGATCTTCGCCAGTCGTGAGCACTGCTTCTTCAACCGGTCCCCAAGAGAAGTTACCGGCAAAGCCACCAGCGCGAGCGAACGCGGAAGCAGCTACGAGCGTGCCATCGATTTCCCGGGCGTATACACCGGGGGAGAGGCCGAGCGTCATGTTTTAGTTTCCTTCCATCTTTGAAGTCAATCTTACGTATGACTATTTTGGTATGTTCAATTTTCAGATCGGCATACCCAGTTTTCTCAATTCGTTCTCAGTGACTACCTCGAATGTGAAGCCGTTCCTCTTGCAGAACTCTCTCGCAGCGTGCCACTTGGCTTGGTTCACAGCGAAGGTCATGTACTCTTCATGATAGCGAGCCACAGCCTTGTTCGAGTTCTTCTTCGGTTTCTGCGGAGGCTGTGTCTGTCCAAAGGGCTTCACCTCGACCAAGACGACTTTCCCTGATTTGAACTTCACAAGGAAGTCGACGAAGTACCGATGAACTTCACCGTCCTTTGGTGAGACGTACTTGATAGCTATTTCTTCCGATGCCCATTTCTCGACTTGAGGATTGTTGTCGAGATTAGAAGCAAAGAAACGCTCCCAGCTGCTGCGGCAGATGATGTTCGACGGATCACCTACGTACTTCGCCGGATTGCGGCACTCAAACTTAGTTTTTATCGTATTGCGGCCTGCCATACGTTATATTATGGGAGAGGCAGGGAGCGGACAGGGATCGGATTGTAGATACTAAAAGAGGTCAGTAGGATTGAACCCACCGACCTCTGAGTTGATCTGTGATGTCTCAGGAAGAGAACCTTAGAGTGAAAAGACTCCGATCACAATAATGAAGGCAATGAAGAGGATAAACAGGTCACTGATCGCTGTCATTCGATCGTCTGGAGTCCTAAGTCCTCCGAAAAGGATGTTTCTGAAGTTGTTAGCCACGGTACCTCCTGATGAGTTCACTGAGTGCAGAGCTGAATGTCGTTGCTTTTCCACAGACGTCCTTGTAAGAAGCGTTTCGGAACTTATATCGAACAGAAGATCGATAGATCTCAAAGCGATAGGTGTTCTTCGAGAGACGCCACACTCTACCGATTGCGTCACTTGGACGATCGCGGTAGCGGAGGGCTCGAGGACCGTAGACGTATCGTCGATTGACGTCGAACTGATGCCTGATAGGAACGTCACGGACTTCTACACATTCACCGATGTTCATGTCTTATTTCTCCTTGAGCTTCATGCTGCAATTCCTTTTTCTAGAGATGTGAAGGTGATGTATCGAACGAACTCGGAATGAAAAGGTTCGAAGATCGCCTGGAATTCACCGAGGTGGTAGTGACCTTCTGGTACCTCATACTCTGAGACCATGAAGCCGTCGAGTTCCAGAGCTTCGAAGACGCCTTCAGCATGGAACCAAAGGATGACCTGATCGACGGAGTCGAAGCCGAATCGCCAGTTTCGCCGAAGGTCATTATAGAAGATCCGCTTCCAGATCTCTCGGAGGAGGTTGTCTTCTTCTTGGAGAGGATGCAAGTACGGATGAGGATCGGTGTAGAAGACCATGCTGGAGAAGTTCTTCCTTGACTCTGGCGCGCAGCTGTAAGGACCTTCACCAGTGACATTCTCGATGCGATAGATCTTCATCTCAGATCTCTTCAATCTTTGCCAGGACCTTGGACTGAGCGATCTTGAATTCGATCGCCTTGACGAGTTTCGAATGAGCGGTCCGAGAGCGACCGTAGTCGCAGTCTACCTTGATCTCCCAGGTGTCATCAGAACCGAGAGTGTAGTAGTCGAGGAGAAGTCGAGCAGCTCGGTGAGGTTTGTAACTCTCGTCGAACTCGATGATGTTGACGATCTGTCCACATCCGTCTTTCGACTCACGCTCGATGGTGAGAAGACGGATGTGTCCGTTGATGAGTCCTTGTTCGTCTCTGCAGATTTCGACGAGGTTTTCGTAGTGTGCCATTTGAAGTCTCTGTGGTTTGTTTGTTTCGTTATTGTGAAACTATCAAAGAATCACGGAACTGTAAACAAGAAAATTCAAGTTTCGAGAAGTTCCTTCAGTTTGTTCTGCGCACGAAAGATCCGACTCTTCACGGTTCCTACAGGAGCTCCGAGGTCCTCAGCGATTTCTTCCTGAGTCTTCCCGATAGCGTATCCTTCGAGGACGATCTGCATTTTCTTTGGAAGGGAGTTGAACTTCTTCATGACGTCGTTGATGTAAACGTTACCAGTCTGAGTCTCAGCGATTCCAGAGTTCGCAAATTCGATGATCTCACCGTCTTCATCCTCTGGGAATGGAGTCGTAGAGATGCGAGATTTCATCTTTCTGAAACTACTGAGGTGCTGTCTGTACAAGATCGTCATGAGCCAGCCAGCAGCGTTAGTTCCAATCTCGAAGGTGTCTTTGAATCTGAAAGCAGTGAGGAGAGTATCCTGTACGAGATCCTCTGCATCGTGGTGATTTCGTCGAAGGTTCATTGCGAAATTCATCAGGGCTCTGCGGTGACGAAGCACCTCGGTAGTGAACGGATCTTGCATACTTTTCTCCTTTACAGTTACCAGATTATCATTAGGTTGATATGATGTGAACATAAGAAATGAAAAGAAGTCTGAAATAGACTAGAAATGATCCTTGGTCCAGATAGGGAACCTTAATGTCCAAGAAGCCTACGACTTCTGCTCCGGCAGCCTCCACACCTCTCCAACGTTTCATCAGTTCGACTGCGGCTCATCATACGAGACCTCAGCACGACAAGATCGTAATCTCTGCTCGAAATCTCACGCAGAAACATTACATCAAGTCGCTTCAGTCGAACAACACGACAGTGGGTGTAGGCCCCGCTGGATGTGGGAAGACGTATCTTCCTACGCTCATGGCTATCGATGATTTGATTAACGAGCGAATGTCGAAGATCATGATCATCCGACCGTCTGTTCCTGTAGACGGAGAGAACGACATCGGTGCTCTACCTGGTGACATCCTCGGCAAGTTCGGACCTCAGGTGAAGCCTGTCACCGACACGATCGCAGAGTACATTGGTCTCTCCAAGATGACTCAGCTGATCATGAATGAGGTGATCGAGATCGTACCAGTCGCATTCATCCGTGGTCGTTCTCCGAAGAACACGTGGCTCCTCGTCGACGAAGCTCAGAACCTCTCGAAGACTGCTATGAAGGCCATCCTCACTCGTCCTGGTGAGAACTGCAAGATGGCTATCTGCGGTGACATCGAGCAGTCTGACCGTCCTTCGAACAACGGACTTGAAGACCTCTTGCAGCGTCTCCGTGATCGCGGACCAGTCGAAGGTTTCGGTCTGACTGAATTCACCGAAGCTGACGTTGTCAGATCGGAACATGTTCGGAATGTTCTGTCGCTCTACGCGGCTTGACGATATAGCAAAACGCCGGTTATAACCTTTCCTACAAGAAGGTATAACCGGCGTTGGTTAGCTTATTCTGACAGCGATCGCAGACGCGAGTTCAGTGAGAACTCCCATGACCTGCCACGTGCCTGAAGCAACGTCAGTTCCGACGACGTTCGCAGAGTTCGACCAAGCAAGATCTGTACCTTCGATCGTGCTTCCTGGTGCCACAGTACCAGCTGTCTTCTTGATCACGATACCGTATGAACCGACAGCGCCGAGAGCAGGAGCTTTATCTGACTTCGAGTCGAGAGCTTCCTGAAGTCCATTGACTGTCGAGATCTCCTGAGTCCCAGTGTGGTTCGCTCTGTCTTTCGCAAGATCGATAGCAGCTTGCTGATCAGCCGAAACTGGCTTGTTAGCATCAGCCGTGTTGTCCACGTCACTGAGACCGACCTGAGCTTTCGTCACTCCATGCGGATTGTTCGTCAGAGCTGAGTGAGCGCTGACTTCTTCCTGGGCAATCGACTCGACTTTCGCTCGTACGACCGGATCATCGAGATCCGTGTTCAGCTGGGTCTTCGATAGGATCTTCACTACCATTTTCTCATTCCTTCATCAAACGCGTGCAATCAAGAACTCGTCATCTTCGTTCACGACATATTCGTCATTTCCATTGACCACGTAGACGTAGCCGATCGGAGGCAGCTCGAGAGGATTGACCTCCGCATTGGTAGATCCTGCGACGACACTCACGTCTGTCGAATCGTAACTTCTGACACCGAAGATCTTGTATCCAGCAGGATTGATGATCTGGTTGAAGTTCTTCATGTACGCGTCAGTGGACTCGTCGAGAACGATACCGAAGCTGAAGTCCTGGTATACGTCGTTGTCCTGGATCTTACTCGAACCAGAAAGAACGTTCTTCGATCCGGACTCTTCGACGATCTCCTCAGTAAAGTACCCGTAGACAGGCTTGAGGACTGCGAAGGAGTCGCCTTGATACCACTGATAAGCCGAGAGCTCTCCTTTGGCACCGAGGTAGAGAACGTCGACGTTTCCTACTCTCTGGTGAGAAGCGAAGTCGTACGTCTTGTTCACTGGCCACGTGCCGATAACGGTTCCTTCAGAATCAACTTCGATGACGTTCGCAGTCGTGAGACAGAACATCCGGTTGTTCACCTGGAACACAGCGCGAGGATAGCCTGATGCCGATGTGACGAAAACTTCTCTCTTCGGAGGATTGGACTTATAGATGTCAGCGATGGCGATCGTCGTGAAGCCAGTGTTCGTGACGACGAACAGAGTCCTATCAGTAGCTACGATGCCGATGATGTCAGAGGTGAATTCGACATCGAGTTGCTTAGCTCTGTCGAACTCATCGACGACGAGAATTCGTCCGTTGGTCAGATCCTTACCGAAGAACACGACGGAGTTGTTGTAGCGAGAAGAGCCGATCGGACGATTGGCCATGTACTCGCCTTTGTTGATCTCGTACGTCTTGTTCACCAGGAGACTCGTACCTACGATCTCGACAGGAACAACCTCTCCGTCGAGGGTCGTGTACGTCATGCCATCTGTTCTGATGACAGATGCATCCTTTACTTTTGACGGATCAAACTCGATAGAGACGTTCCTGAAGTCGTTTTCGATCATCAGAGAGTCGACAGCAGGTCTGTAGAACCAACCACCGTTCGTGACACGAATGTTCTTGATAGATCCATTGTCATCTACACGAGAGACGTAAGCGTCGAAGCCTTCGCCAGTGTTCGAGATAGCTACGACGCTGTCACCGATCGAATAGTCTCTTGAGCTATTGACGACTTCGACGTGTCTGATAGCGATCCTCTTGTGTTGAAGAGTGAGCTGGTTCAGGTTCACGTGACCGGAGATCTGACGGATGTCAAGGAGCTCTCCGTCTTCGAACTCTCCGTTCTTCACGACACACCGAAGGACGTAGAAGATTTTCTTCTGGATTTCCTTCTTCTCGACGGACTCAACGATCGCAAAGGAGTTCGTTGAACGTCCTTGAAACACAAAACCGATGAGGCCGTTCGCGATGTCATCAGCATTGGAGTACGTGATGTTGAGCTTCTTCACGTCACCTGATGTCAACAGGCGTTCGATGTCCTCGAAGGCGATCGGAACGACGAGATACTTAGCTACGTCATCAGACTCGGAAAGACGGATTATCTCATCAGTGAAACGACGGATTGTCGCTTCCTTCTTGAACATCGCATTCGCCAGCCACTTGAACGACTCGGGCGTACCTTTGCTCCTGAAGAAGTCGATCAGCCTCTTCGAGAGAAGCCTCTTGTCCATCACCACGCTGTCGACAGGACCGAAGACAGTCTGGATCTTCTTCCGAAGGAGATTTTCGGGCATGACATCCACGTCGAAGTAATCCGACATGTTTCTCATGAACGAAGACGCAGAGCCAGCGATGTTCTCGTAGTCGTAGTAAGCCTTCATGAACTCGTACAGCTCAGGAAAGTTTGTCAACACGTAGTCGTCGAACTGGTTCCGAATTACTGTCGTGTTCTCAGGCGATCTAGCACCACGACCGACGAGACTCGTCTTGAGCTTCTGGTCGTACGTGTTGAAGAAGAACTTTCTCTCGTCACCTTCACGGACGATGATCGTCACCTGCTTCGAGCCGTTACCTCTAGCATTGTGACACAGGTCTGTCCTGACGAACACTTGACTTGTCGTGTTCTCGAGAAGTTCGATGCGATTGAAGTTGCCGTTCCGAACGAAGTAAGCCTTGAGAAGGTCTTGACTGACTCGTGAACCGTCTTTGATGACAGCGACGTACCGTTCAGACTGGTTGAAGAAATAGTCCTTGACTGAATTGTCAGTCGTCGGAAAGACTTCAGTTCCGTACTTGAGTTCGTCTTCCTGTTCGAGGTTGAACAGCTCTTCGAACGAACCATTCGTTTCGAACTTCCTCGAAGGTAGGATGACGTTCGAGATGTATTCGGAGACATCGTCCTCGAGTTGAACATCTTCCAAGATGTCCTCGAGCTCCTTGTCCCAGAGACCGATCGGAATGCCATGGAGATCGATTGGCTTTTTGTACCGGACGTAGTACAGGAGAGAGTCGGAGACGTACCTGTGATGATCGACACAAGTGAGGTTGTGGAGGTTGATGACGTTATTGACTGGAACAGCGCTCTGGAGGTGACTCTGTTCGTCGTACCAGGTTACCCAGATATCGTCGTCAGCGCTAATGACATACTCGACGCCGGCCTGGAAGTCGACACTCCTTTGGCCATTCAAATGGAAACCATTCTCGTCGCGTTCAAGCTTCAGATCTATCCGCGCTACCAAGTCAGCCTCATTTCTGTTCGACTGTTGCAGTCACTTCGGAGATGGTGACGATATTGTTCCGAAGAGACTTTACGTTGTTGATCACAGGCTCAGCATAGAACCTGATGTCCTTCGTCTGAGGGTTCACTCTATTTATCGTGATGTCAGAGATGGAGAGTTCGCCGGTATCGAAGTTCACTGTTCCAACGTTCTCACGAACGAGTACGTCAGAGCCATCGATGACTTCGTAGATGTTCAGCGAACCTAAGAACGTAGAACGGACGAAGACCGTCTTGGTCTCAAACATGAAGTTGTTCGAGATGATACTCTTGATCGGGTTCATGAACGAAGTCTGGATGTTCGTGTTGATCCTCGTGTCTGGGAACACACGCTTGTGGAGCAGAATCGACGTGATGTTGCTCGTGATCGAGTCGTCGATGTCATCGATGCCTGCAGTGAACTTCGAGAATTCGAACTCCGAGTTGAAGGAATTCAAGTTCTCGTCGTTGTAGAACTGAGCGTAGTTCCGAACCTTCGTGATGATGTCCGAGCTCTTCAAGAAGATGTAGTCGTTGACGAATACGCGGATGTTCAAGTCGATGTAGATGTTGTCCACGTCGACGATGATCGGAATGATCCCAGAGATGCCGATCTGATTGACGATCATGTCATAGATGTCACGCTTCTGAGACTCGGTGAGGAACTGAGACTTCTCGGTGTTCGCTGAGATGTAGATCCGACCGAACTGATCGTAGTATCCTCGACCTTCACGACCAGACCATACGGAGATCGAGTTGATGAACGGGAACTTCTCACGGACGAGATCAGAGTAGTCGTTCGGATTTGCACCACGGTTCTGTGTGACGAAGAACTTCGGAGCGTTCCTCTTCACAGACTCGTCAGACTCAGACGCGAGACCACCTGTCGACTTACTGACTGTGACAGTGTTCACGGAGTACGCATTGATCTTGTTCGTCGTGTCAGGAGACGACTTGAACGTGAATGTCTTCACGCCGTTGCCATTCTGACCAAGAGTCTTGAAGAACACGACACGAACGAGAACTTCGTCTTGAACTGAGCGACCGATGACTCCGTCACCGAACTCGATACCGTAACGGTTCTCCTTGATCTCCTGGAGGAAGTACACAGGATCGTCACCGTCGACGTTGATTGAAGTGTTCGAGAACTTGAATTCAGTGAAGTCTTCGCTGTCGGAGGTCTCCTGGACGTACACTTCGAGGAAGTTCAGGTCGATGTCGTCAACAGGGATCTCGTAGACCTGCGTCCTGCGATTCTTGTCGATGAAGATGTCAACCGTGCCGTACGTGCCTTGGTAGAGTTCGACGTCATCAAACCGATAAGCTCCATCTGTGAGTTTCGAAGTCTGAGTCCGAACGACTGTGAATGCAGCATCTCCGTTCTCAGTGAGTCCGGTGAACTGAGTTCCTTTATCGAGAACGAGCTGGTTTGGAGCTTCGTTCGGTACGTTAGGCACGACAGTGATGTCGACGGAAGCTTTTGAGGAGACTGTCGAGTACGGAAGATAGCCATACTCCTTCGCCTTCTTCACGATGTTCTTCCGGAGGATTGCCGTGTCGATGTTCTGTTCAGCAAACAGAGCGTTCGCAGTGATTGCGTTATTCTGAGTGTTGTATGCCATCGCCGAGAGGAGAACGTCGATGACGGACATGTCGACGTTGTAGTCGGAGATGAAGTCCTGGTTCGACATGAAGTCACGGAGGTTCTTGAGGACTGCTCCGAGATCATGCTCGCGAAATTTCAGCGTGTTGTCAGCCATCAAAGTATCCTTCGGAGTCTCGTCTCGTACGTGAACGACCTATCAGTGTTCGTGAACGTGAGAGTCATTGTCACGATGCAGTATTTTGAGTTCGTGTCGAACGTCACTTCGAGAGAGTCGACTGAAACACGAGACTCGTGCCTCATCGCTTCTCTGATCCGGTTCTTCAGCTCTGCGATCTTACCGTCAGTGGCTGGTTCGTTGATGAACTTCTTCAGGCCAACACAGACGTGAGGTCGTCCTATGCATGCGTACTCGTCGGAGAGCAGAAGCATGTCGATGTGTTGCTTGATCGCAGCCTCGTTCTTCTTCAGGATGATGTCATCCGTCACGGGATTGCGTGCAAGATTTGCAGAGAGGTCGGTAACTCGTTCGTCCAAGGTGCTCATACTTTATTTTATATGCGCCAGAAACTTTGATGTTTACGAAACTGGGAACGTTTGATATTGTCACAATAACGAAACGAATACCACGGAGAATTTCTGAATGATGAGGATCAAATCCAAAGAGGAGTACAAGGCACTCCTGGAGCTTCACGACTACAACCAGAAACTCTTCAAGCTCCATGTCGAGAACGAGAGGTGGCACCTTTCGGAACCTCTTCGGAAGATCTGCAACGAACAATGGGATGCCATTCGGCGATATGAGAAGACCAATGGAATCCAGAGATACAAGAGAACAACGGAGAATCCAAAATGAGCTACAAATTCACGTACTTCGGCACGACATTCTCGTGCTCAGCAGCTGACGACTTCGATGCTCTGATGCAGGCGAATTATCGATTCAGGCCTGCGAAGCAGCCTGATGACAAGTGGGTAGGTCATCACTGGAAGGAAGTAAACCCTAACGAGTATGAGTGGAGAAAGAAATGACGAGAGTGCTCGCCAAGTTCAACGGAATAGAATGCGTGATCATCGGCTTCTATCCGACAACTGCAGGAGTTCTGGCTATCGTAGCAGGTCCCTGGAAAGACCGAGACATCGATACATTCCATCTCGAAGAACTCGACGTTGATGTCGACAAACTCGTCAAAGAAGCGAAGAAGGCTGGTTAGCCTTCTATCACTTTCATCGGTTCAGCGGTCATCCTAAGAGCTTCAGCAGTCGACATTCCGATGAAGGTCTGTCGATTGTCTTGAATGAACGTACCAGCATTTGCAGGATCTGGCTTGTCAGGCTCCGGAGTCTTCTTCTTCCGATCGATGCCGATCAGCTGACCAGAGGCACCGTTGATCGTATTCAACAGAGAGTTCACCGTCTCGAAGTACCGAGGGTTGCCAGTCTGCTTCCCGAGAGTGAGAAGGAAAGACACGGCTTCGCGAGCCGAGTTCACGACGAACTCGATGTTGTCCTTGGCGTTCTTCACTTCCTCGGTTTCGTCTGGAGCCACGTAGATCGTAATCGATTTCGTCTCTACGTCTTCGATGACTGAAGGCACGCCACTCTTCAGCATGTCGATGAGGTCAGAGCCACCAGCGTTGCCGAACTCCAGGTCGTTTTCGTTTTCCATTAGTTGATCATTCCTATGGTCTGATGAACGTCTCGACCGTTCTTCATGTAGTCGACTAGTTCAGACGCTGTTGGCTTCTCGATCTTCGCGATGATTCCTTCGGCGATCCAGGTCTCATTGAACCACTTGTGGAATGCTTTGACAATTCCAGCTCTCTTGATCTGAACAGCTTGCTGTTCAGGCAGATAGCAATCGAGAACGCCGATGTACACCGTACCAACGTTCGTGGTGATCTTCACGATCGTGCCATGAGCTCCAGGCTCATTCAACTTTGTGAATGCGTTCGATGACTTTGAAGCCTGCTTCTTTGTAGAAGCGGAGCCTCGATTTTGCATGCGCTTTACCGTAATTATCTGCTTTGGTGTACTCACTGATGTCATCCCAAACGTCATGAAGTCTCGCTGACTTCTTCGAGTCTGATTTCCGAAGAAGCCTTCCGAGTGATTGGAGGACCTTGATCTTCGATTTCATTGGTGCCGCAAACACCCCGTAGTCGAGGTTCTTGATTGAAACACCTGTAGACATTGTACCATACGTCGCGAGGAGAATCACACCTCGAATGCCAACGTTTGCATCTTTGTCTATTTGACGTCTGATCTCTGCACGAATGTCACGGCCGACTCCACCGTTGATGATCACGATAGGACGATTGAACATCCTTCGGAACAGCTGTTCAATTCGTTGCAAGTGCTTGATGCTCTTGAAGAGGAAGATGCCGTTCTTGTCGAAGTTCTCTCGAGCGATCGCTAAGAGGATCTCGTCACGCGCTTCTTCAGACTGGATGAACGCGAGCTCGTCTTGGAACTCACCTTTCAGCGCCTTGCAGACAGTCTTGAAGCGATCTCCGTAACGGACACGGATCATCTCGATGTCGACTTCAGGAATGATCCCGAGCTCTCGCATCTCTTCGTAGGTAGTGACCTGTGTGATCTCTCCGAAGAGGCCTCTGAGAACGATTTCATCAGTCTCGAGTTCGGAAAGAGTTCCGGTGAAGCCGTATCTCCAGACAGCGTTCGTGCACTTCTCGACAGAGGACTTCAAAGACTTCGCTGTCGCGCCATGTACTTCGTCGACGATCACACCACCGAACTGACGGAACCAGGACGCAGGCTGCTTCTGGATCGATTGCCAAGTGGAGATGTACAACTTCTGTGGGCCATCCTTCTTCGTGCCACCGAGAATCAGATGAGCATCCGATTGGTAGCCGTAGTCCTTGAAGTCGTCGTACATCTGGTCGACGAGCGTGATCGACGGAACGATCAAGAGAATCTTCTCGTCGTACTCGAGCTGCGAGATGATGAAGCTCGTCATCAGGTAGATGATGAACGACTTGCCAGAAGAGGTCGGAGATATAGCGAGAGCTCGACGCTTGTGAAGCATCTCGAGAGCAGACTCGATCTGATAGTCGTACGGATCGATGTGAGAAGGCAGGTTCTCTCTGACGAACTTCTCTACTTCCTCGAAATCGGCAGTGATGTCGTTCTTCTTCGAAAACCCTCTGAACGTGACCTTACCGAAGTCTTCTGACTTCAATAACTCGACGACCTGCTTGCCGAGTCCTTTGTAGATCGTGCGATCACCGTAGTGGAACAGCCGGATCCAGCCGTCCCAGCTTCCATCTTGGTAGCTCGGCATGAACCGTGCACCAGGGACCTCGAACGCGAACTTTTCAGACAGCGCATCGTAAACCGCCGGATTGTTCGTGTTGATCCGGATGAATGTTTCGTTCAGGTTTTCGATTTCGATAGTGAAGATGCTCATAAACTTATTTTACGCGAAACTTCTTTTCCAGTTTACGGTGAGGAAACGGAGGTATATAGTGTTTCTCAATAAAGAATTTTGAAGTTATTCCATATTGCAGCATTCATCATTTTAGCAAAGAGAGGGAGTACTAGGGATGTCGTTGAGCTCGATCATACATCGAAAGCAGGCAAAGGACGAAATCATCAAGGCAATCGACAAGCGTCTGATGAAGATGCTTGAACATGCGGATCTCGACATGAAGTACGCGCTGATCGAACAGCGTAACAGAGTCGCGAAGATCTTCGGTCATGCCAACCGCGGATTGCAGTCCTATCTGAACGAGTCTGATCCTGGAACCAACGGGAGTGGACCAGAAGGTGGAAACGACAACTCGGAGAACATTCCGCCGAAGGTCGATGTACCAGAGTCTGACGCGAAAGAGTCCGCTGGTCAACAGATCTGAAGTAGAAGAGCCGAGTCACATATGTAGCTCGGCTCTCATTTTCCTGTTTACGAAACTGTGCAGTTTTGATACGTTCAGAATGTAAAGAAACAAACCACGGAGAATACAGGATGAGTCCTTTCCTCACAGGTCCAAGAAAGTTCGAGTTCAAGCTCAGCTTTCCTGCTACGATGATCGAAGCTCTTCTCAACTGTAGTTTCGATTTCGACGTTCGTCAACTCGACGATAGGTACACTTGCGTCACCGTTCACGTGAAGACTCGTCAGAGACTCAGTGAACTTTGTGAATGCATCCGCGAACTCGACAAGACGTTCGACATGGATCGCCTCATCGACAGCCACGAGGTGAAGTGATGAAAGTCTCGATGACTGAATGGAACCAAGCCTGTAACGCTGTGATCAAGAAGGCCAAAGAGAGTCCGACCAGTTCGTTGATCCAGTATGCCGCTTCATACGCACTACGCGGACTCATGATGTACGGAGAAGAACGGAGAGTTCAAGCTCTGTACATCCTCAACAACATGAGTGGATGGAGAGGCGAAGAAGCTAAGGCCGCCCGTGAGATTTTCAAGAGAGCTTCAAAAGAGGAGTGAAACTGAATTTTCCAGTTCAAGTTTCCGTGGTTTGTGATAGTATCAAACTGTAACTAAAACAAACCACGGAGATTTCCAAATGGCTACCTACGACTTCAAATTCCACACTGATTTCCCGAAGCTCATGATCGATTCTCTTGATGACTACGGCTTCACCTTCACTGTTGAACCTGCTGGAGACTGGAGAAAAGATCAGTCTCGAGCAATTACCGTTCACATTCAGGAAGAAAGAGTTCCTGAAGCACTGAACTGGACTCAACAGTTCTTCAACGAAAACATCACCGAGGAGATGTTCGATAATCTCATCCTCAGGAAACTCTAAGCAACACAGAGGCCGGGTGGAAATCAATCCATCCGGCCTTAATAGTATCTATATGCCTGCTTCGAAATTAACCCACCCGTCTCCTATGCGGACGTGATTGTCAGTGGGTCTACTTTTGAAGGTTCACGTCCTTGTCCACCGCCAGAATACGCCATTGTTTCACTGAACGGCTGAGCTTCGAAGTTCTCGACGACCTTCAGAGTGTTGTCTTTCTCTGGACGAGACGAGTTCGACGATGCCACCTGTTCTCCGCCTCCGTCATTCGAAGAACCGGAAGGAGACACAGCCGAGACAGACGCAACAGTTCCGGTAATCGAAGACTCGTCAGCGAAGAGAGCTCTCTCGACAGGGTGTGATAGCTTGATCGTTCCACCGCCAGCTACTGTCGTCGATCCGCCAGATCCATAAGTCGCAGCGGAACTACCGTGAGCGAACAGAGAATCACCATTGATTGTCATCTTCGAAGATGCAACGAGGTACTGATCACCGTAAGACACGTTCGTTGTCGTTCCTTTCGTGATGATCGAAGAGTCGCCAGAGACAGTAGCTGCGAAGTTGCCGTTCGTCACGATACCGACGTCACCGAGAGACACGAGGTTCATGTTGCCTTCTCGAGACACGGCGGAGAACGAACCAGCATCGAGCTGCATGTCACCGTCAGCTGATGACTTCGAGAAGCCACCGACGAGTCGAGCTGAGTCGCCCTTGATGTTCTCGTTGGACGATCCGTCGACTTGGAGACTGTACTTGCCGTTAGCTCTGATGTTGAAGTCACCACCAGCCATCATGTTGATGTCATTGGCAGCGTTGATGTTCACGTCACCTTCGGACACGATGCCAGCATTGCCTTTCACGTAGATGTTGCATATGCCTTCGACGATGATGAAGTTGTTTCCGAACACAGCGTCGTACTTGTCACCTTTCGCCATGTACACGGCTGTGCCATCAGCCTGATACTCGTAGCCAGTACCAAGTTTGTGACGAACTTGAACTCGTTCAGATCCAGGCGTGTTGTCGAACTCCTCGAAGTGTCCAGACTCGAACTGACGAACGCGATTGTACGGATACACAGGAGCCGCATCAGACGAAGGAACAGTGATCGTTGCAGAGTCATCGAGGACGTTCGACTCCACGGCTACCTTGTTAGCTTCGGCTTCTTCCTGAGACGAGACCGTCAATGCACCACCGACAGCTCCAGAACCGCCGTTGTAGTAGACCGACGCTGTGGTTCCGTTTGCGTCAGATCCATCTCGTCCGTTCTTGTAGTCACGAGCTCCACCAGTGCCGAGAAGATGAGAGACAGCCAGGAGACCAGCTACGTGAGCTTTCGAGTCTTCCTTGGACACAGTGCCAGCGTTGAGCATCCTCTTGTAGTTCATTCGAGCGTACTCGAGAACCGTCGCATCCTGGAGTTGGGTGTTCGCTAGGAAGTCTTCACGAGAATTGATTCCGTTACGGCCAGTCCAGTTCGATGGTATCCTGAGAGTCGAAGTCTTCGTGCCAGGTTTTGCGTAGCCAAGGTCTATCAGAGCTCCGCCACCCATCTGGTAGCCACCACAGTATCCGTAACGGTTCACGGACGAGTAGTCTCCAGAGCTCTCCTTCTGCTTCAGCCAGTCACGAAGTTTCTGCCAGTCAGCTTCGGCAAGAGGTCCGACAGTTCCATTCGCATCGATCGTCTCAGTCTGCTTGTCTTGCTGGATCGTGTCACCGTTACCGACAGAAGGAGTAGCGAGACGAGCATTCAGTCCGACAGACGCCTGAGCTGCATCGGTCTGCTTCCGAGGATCATTTCCTTTGTCAGCGAACGAAGTAGCAAGAGGAGACACGCTCGTCGTCTGAGCTCTGAGGAAATCAGACCTCACGTACCTGAACAGAGGGTTCTTCACAAGCTGAGCAATGCGTTCTACACGATACCTCTGAACACGACTCACGCGAGAGTACGTCAAGAGGTTCGTGAGACGTTCGACCATCGTCTCAAGTTCGACAGGAAAGTCATTGAGCATCGACTCGATCCTGATCACGAACTCACGAAGCGTGAGAACTTCCTCGGAGATCACCTCTGCAGTCCTTCGATCGATAGACAGCTTGATCTCGACGAGAGATGCGATCACTGAGTTGATGAACGCGAGAAGATCGATCAGCTGATCCCGAAGAGACGCATCGGAGTTGTCGACTCTCGTCTGCCAGTTCAGGTAGAATTCCTTGATCAACGAGATGTCGAACTCGTGGTAGTCTTCGAGAACTTCGAGGATCTGACTCTCACGAACGTAGGACATGAACTCGACCATGAACACATGGAGCTTGTATCTGACTTCCTGATAGTCCTCTTCCTCGTCAGCTGAGAGCTCATCGAAGAGGTTCTCGATCACCGAGATCACGTCGTTGAAGCCGAGAGGGTTCGCAGGAGGAAAGATGTTCGGAACCTTCGGCATGAAGTTCTTCTCGTACTGAGCGAACGGAACACGTCCTTTCAGGAACTTGAATGAAAACTTCGTGAATGGACCAAGCGTTTCGATCTTCGCCTTGAACCACGTCTTCACGTCGAGACCAGCGAACAGAGGAACTTGGAGAGGGTTCCTCGTTACCTCGACGGCTTTCTTGATGTCAGTCGGGATCTTGTTGAAGATGCCACCGAAGATGTCGTTGTTTTCAGCCATTCATCACCAGAACGAGTTGTTGTTTCCACGACGATGAAGATCGCCACGGTCTACTGAAATGCTCATCATTGCAGTATCTTCGATTTCCTTGCCGTACAGTTCCTTTGCCAGCGAGTTCTTCAGATGCTCTTCGAAACCAGGCTGTCCAGTGTACCAGGCTACGAGCCAGAGGTTTGCAACGAGGTCATCGTGTTCACCAGGAGCTGCAGCGTACGTGCCGTTCTTCGGAACGAAGTTCTGGAGTTCCTTAAGAGACTTCTCGCTTCGGATCTCCAGTGCGCCTTTCTCGAGCAAGCTTCTGAGCAACTGACAGCCGAGCTGCTTCATCGGACGAGTCGTACGAACACCGATACCCATCTCATTGATCGTGTTCGAGAGATACATGTTCTCGTACTCGAGATCGAGGAACAGCGAAGAAGCGACAGTCAGACCGATCGAGTTATTTTCGACTATACACAGTGCATTGTTGTAGATCTCGCACAGCTTCTTGATCTTATGCGGGAACAGAAGCGGAGAGATCCTGTTGTCAGCGAATGTAGCAACCTGCTTGAACGGCTTCGTAGTCACGTCGATGATAGTGATCGTCGAAGAGTCCTGTCCTTTGCCTTCAGCGTTGTCGACACCAGCGATGTACGAGTGACCTTCACGCGGAAGTTCAAAGATCTCGAAGCCTTCGTCAGAGTACTCAGGGTTGTTCAGACGAAGAGGTTCCTGGACCTGAGATGCAAGAAGTTCGATCGTCTCAGCAGTGAGGAAGCCATCGCCAGTACCGATGAACTCGACTTCCTGTTCCTGTCTGAACTGAGCATACGAGGTGTTCTCGATGGTCTCTTTCTTCCACTCTTCGTCACGACCAGGAACGAACCACCACGGAACCTTGAAGCTGAAGTAGTTGTTCTTGCCTTCACGAGCCTTCTTGAAGTTCTTGTGGAACTCTCCACGAGGTCCATTCGGCGTCGAGATCATGGTAATCCTCGACTTCTTACCGGATGCGATAACCGGATAGGTCGAAGTCATGAAGTCTTCGTCGTTCTTCACGAACGCCATTTCGTCCAGGATGATCTCGTTCAGAGAGTAACCACGGATGGAGTCAGATGACGTGGAAGCAGCGAAGACCTTCGAACCGTTCTCTAGAATCAGTGATCCCTTGTTCCATTCCTCAACGCCGACCTGCATCCAGAACGGAAGCATTTCGTAAGCAAGACGAACACGAGAGAAGATTTCACGAGCAGTCGCACCTTTGTTCGCAAGGATGGCGATCTGATAGTCTTCGTTGAACAGAACCTTGTGAAGGATCTCGATCGTCAGAGTCGTAGACTTAGCTGACTGACGGCATGCAAGCCAGATACGAGAACGGATCTCAGAGTCTTCAGACACTCGAAGCCAGAACTTCTGGTAGTCACGGAGAGGGATCTTGATCTTACCGTCATCGAGAGTTCTGATGTAGAAGTACCGTTCAGCGAAGTACAGGATGTCCTTCTTGCATCGGTTGAGTTCTTCGATCATGATCGGCGTGATGTGGACAGTGACACCAGCACGCTTGATCAATCGGTTTCCCTTGTAGTAGCTACGGCCGTTGTACGGAGTCGTGTCTACGATATCAGGAATGTCTTTCGGACTGAATTTGTAGTCGAGATCGATCTTGTCAGTCTTCACCTTGAAACGAGGGTTCAAGGCGTCTGTGATCGTATCTAGCTTGTCGAACTTAATCATGCGGAGGATCCCTCATTTCAACTGTATTTTAGAAACTGAGTTTTCTCGGATGTAAAATAGTTTGCAATCAATTCAGGCGTCTCTTCCAACGAAAGCTGGAGATGCCAAAGTTCTTCGCCCGCCGCACGGTTTCGAATTCGTCACAGTGAACGGAGTTCGTGTCCGCAGTAATGGCCAATACGTAATAGCAAGGATCAAATAGAATGGTAGAACTTCGTACAGTAACTCCCACGCCAGGCTACAAGTTAGGTGTCATCGGGACTTCGTTATGTCATCACAATGACTTCGCTTCAACTTCGTTCAACAAGATTTCTCACAGCTCCAGAGGCTGGATGTCGTGGGCTCGTTTCTACAGCCAAGGTCTTTTCACTTGTCCTGTTTGGTGGGACAACACCGTCTACGAAGGCTGGGAACCGACAGGTGCTGGCACGACTCGTTTCTTCCAAGGTCTCAATGCTGGCGTCTTCGGACAGACCGCTGAAGAGATCTATGCACGTCGTGAATTTCTCACGAAGAACATCGACTGCGATATCATCGTCGTAGATGCTGGTACGAACGACTACGAAACTCGTACGAAAGAACAGATCCAGCAGACTCGCGAAGATCTCGTTAACTACTTCCTTTCTTTCGGTAAACTCGTCATCCTCCTGCCTATCCTCGCTCGCTCTACGACCGTATGGCCTGGTGGCGGTGTTACGAGAGCTCGGATGAACTGGATCAATCACAAGTCTCGTGAATTCTGCGCTGGTCGGAAAGGCTGAATGGCACGAAATCATTGCTGCTCCTGGCAACGGCACGAAGTTCGCTGGCACGCAACAGAACCCGAATGCATACGGCAAAGCCGGTGTTTCGATTCTACTCTGTAGCTGATGCTCTCGTACGAGTCGGTAAATCAGCTGCTCTTGCAACTGCTCCGAAACACTTCGTCAAGGCTGGTGAGTACTACGACATCTCGGTTCTCGAAGGAGACACCTGGGCGTGGGAGCTCGCGTAGTCTTAAATACTACATCTCCACGAAGTGCTGAGTAGTTGAGATGTTCATGGGTGGTACAACTAAGGCCAGGTGGAGAAATCCAACCTGGCCTCTTTTTTGCAGATTAGCCGCCGAAGTCGAAATCGATCTTTCCGCGATTGTTGATGAACACGTAGACGTCAGCCTTGTCCTCGTGGTCAGCGAAGAACACGTCATACCGGAACTGACCAGAGTTCGTACGCTTCACGAACTGAGACTTGATGATCTTCATGTCGGAGTAGCCAGCGTCCTTCATGATCTTGTTGAGTTCATCAACAGAGAACTTCGTCATGTCGAATGAACGATCGTAAGCTTCGTCCTTCTTCTCGAGTCCAGCAGGATTGTACGTGGACATCGATTCGTTAATGATTTTGTTTGCATCAGCGATCAAGCTGTAGATAGACATTTTCTGATCCCTTTCGGCGACAATTAGAACTTTGTCGTATTTATGTGATGTTCAGACTCGGACGATGTACTCTTTCGAGTTCAAGTTGTTGGTGATCCATACGATCCGTTCTCGAGGAATGGACTTCTCGATAAGCACAGCTTTCGCAAGACGATCAGCATTGAACCTCTTCCGGTCTTCGTTATTCGACAAGAGAGTCTTCTTCAGGTTTTCTCCGTCACCGATAGGCTGTCTGCTCCTGTCGAAGACGTCGAACATCGATGGATCCTGCTTGCTCCTGGCGTATCTGTAACCGTCGAACATCACGAAGCCAGTCTTCTCGTACCTGTCAACAGCGTCAAAGATGTCTTTGTTCGAATGGATATCGTAGAGGATAGACTTCCACGAACCTGCATGTCTGAGACCAGCGAAGTGTTCAGCGACTTTCCTATCGTCAGTCCAAGACTCAAGAAGTCGACCGTTGTAGTGGTTGTAGTTCGAGTCCTTGACCATTCCTCGGTAGAGCTTCACAGCTGACGGAAGCTTAGCTCGAATAGGAGCAAACGCTAGTTCGATCTCCTGAGCGACCATGTCGTTAGCTCTGAAGTGCTTCTCGAGAGCACCTCCGACCCAGCCGGATGTCTCCCACTGATCTAGAGCAGTTTGAGCGTCAGATGAGAGGATACGATACGCGTTCTTCGCTAGACCGATTTGAATGTTTTCGAAGAATTCGTGGACACCTGAAACGATATGTGGAGATCGCATAATCTACCCTCTGAAACGACTTTCAGTATTTATGTTCCAAGGATGGAGTCTGGATACTGGGTTCTCATGCCTCCGATGCACACGACCTTAGCAATACGATGAGGCGGAAAGTACGTCATCTCTCCGACAATGTTATTCGTGCTTCTGTATCCGTTCTTGACAATGGCATCAGCATGTTCTCGAGCTTTTTTCTGGAGTCGCTACTATGTACTCGAAGACGTTTCCTTTGTCGATGTAGACTCGGATTTTCGTCACTTCGATATCATCAGAAATTTCATTCTTGTACTTATTCCAGTACGGAGGCCTAGGAACGCCGCCATATCAATCTCCTATGTCGAAATTGTGCAATGATTTCTTCACCAGTTGGTGATACTTCTTGAAGAAATCGTAGTTCTTCTCAAGCTTCAGAGCCACGTTGAACACGCTAAGGATCTGCTCCTCTTGGAGTCCGAGACTGACACCGATGTCGATGTATTCCACTCCGAACTTCTTTGCATAGCAGGCTGCCGCAGGAACGCTGATCTCGCCTTTGATGCAAGCTTCGAAGAGACTCTCGAAGTTGTGTTCTTGTTGCCAGAGGAGATAGCACTCCTTGTCGAGTTGTCCGAGGATGTCGAACATGTCTCGAAGACAGCGATGCATCATGTCGACAGTCTTCTCGCTGAGGATGTTCAGCGGATACGGAATCTCTCCGTTGTTTCTCAGGCCAGTAGCCACGAAGAACAGAGGAAAGGTATCCTCGTGAGACTTCCGGAGGACACGATGCATGTTGTGAACGACAGCATGCTTCTGCTTACTGTCGATCGATGGCATCTTGATGATCGGTACCAAGTCCTTGTCGAGCTTCAGATTCGTTCCACTGAACATCATCCTGAAACCCATCCAGGACCTGTATGCTAGACGAGTTCTTTGGGAGCTCACTTGTCGACGATCTCCGCCTTCTTGAGAAACTGAAGAGGTTCTAAAGGTTCGATAGGTCTCTCGACTATCGTCACACTGTCTCGAACCTGTGACCAGTCCATGTTACCGTGGAACCAGTCCTTCAGGATGACGTTGTCCTTCATCGCGTATTTGTACTCGTCATCGTACACCTCTTTGTATTCTTCGTCGTTATCGCTCTCGCGAGAGGCGTAGTACACAGCACGATTGTCAGCGACGATATGAGCATCGAATTCGTATACGAAACCATGATGTGTCGTCAGTCGAAACTTCTTTGTCATATCTCAAGCTCATTGATGTTCTTTGATTCCTTTTCCTCCTGCTTCTCCTTTTCGGACAAGTCCAGGAGCCGTCTTGCGACAGCATCCACCTTCAGTCTGTCCTTGAACGCGTCAGAGAACTTCACGTCCTCAGGATCGACTTTCGGATGCTTGGAAAGGAAGTCTAGCACAGCGTCGAGAAAATCGACGGGCTCTATCGAATATTCGTTCAGATCGTGCCAGTGTTGGACGATCAGCTGTTCGAAGTCTTGGAGTTGGTCTGGGTTGGTCATTGCGTTCCTGTTTGAGTTGATTGCAGTGTATCAAACGTACGACTGGAAAAGAAACTGAAATGAGCCAGTTCGATCACTCAATGATGTTCAGTCCGGCACGCGGACTCGTGCTACGCACGGGCACCCATACACCCACACATGGGCACGCACGCGCATACGCCCTCTCCGAGGGATTCTTCTGGACCGGAATGGACAGACTGAAAGAATTTAGATTGTCTCCTCGCACCTACGCCTAGCGCTTCACGAGTGAGTTTCAAATTAGGTCAGCCGCAGACAGACGCCGCAGCTTCAATGGAGAATGTAAGATACCGGCTCCAGGAAGTACATACGTGACAGCGAGAAAGTTCGTCAGTTTCTCTAGCTCACCACAAAGTTCCTGGGAGCGACCAGGGTGGAGACAATAGATTATCAATCACTCCATTACGCGTACACCCACCCGTACACTGTGTGGAAAAGAAACTATCGACATGTAATTTCCTGGAACACAATTTCAGGTTCTCGAAATCGGACAACTTTGATACAACTGGCAAATCGAATTCAACGAGGAAAGGACATTCGATGCTGTACTCCGAGCTCATGAAGGAACTCGAGGATCTCGTCTTCTACGAGCGAAACAACACAGCCCGAACTGCACTCAGCTTGATAGAGAACAGGAAACATGAGCCTGCGGTCGACAGAGTGAAGTACGCAATGCTTTCGATCAAGGTTCTCCTCTCTCACTCGACGGTCAACCTCACGTACGACACGAGATTAGATTCAGCTGAACTCGTGAGAGAGTTCTCGGAGGTCGAGCGAATTTTCCACATGCTCGCAACTTGCTACATTTTCCTCAAGACGAACCCGAATTGATTCTCCATCCTTTGTAGTTTTCTTTCTTACCACGAAGAAGGAGACCGATCGATCCCTTGTGAAGGCAGTATTTCTCGCAGAACTCGAATAGTCCGTTGAATGTGTGGACTTCGCCGGATGGATCAATGAGGCTAGCTGAAATCTTCCTGCTCTTAGCAATCTTCCTTTTCGTATTCTCGGATCTTGTTTTCCTCTGTTTCCTTCAGAGATCTTGATCTTTGTCTCTTCCGAGTGTTTATTGCCTTCGATATTCCCACAGAAATTTTTAGCCCCGTTTGTCTTATTGACAAACAGATGAGATCGGCGAGCGTCGAAGTGTGTCAAGAATTCGATTTCGAAATCTGAGGCTTCTTTCTTAGTCGAGAAAGTTCTGATGATCTTTCTTCTGAACAACTGAGGATGTTGGTTGATTTCAGATCGCCAGATTTCTTCCCATTCCTCGGAAGAGACAGATCCATGATAACCGTCTATCATGTTGGAAACCCTCGTGAAGCCTGCGTAGAACGGAGGCATCTTATCTCCTAGATAGATGATAACGTAGACGCACCATTCTTTCGATGCGTCGATGCGAGAGGATAGAAATAGATTGCTGGACATGTCACACCGTGTCTAGAGCTCCTGGGTGCGCCAACACCGCGAGGAGTATTTTATTTTATGCATTCTTGGGCATATTTAAGTTTCACTACAATTTGATCTGTGATAGAACAAACAAATCGAAACACAAACTGACTAGGAAATCAGTATCATGGCTAAGAAATTCGAACATTGGACCGGTCCCGTTGATGTGGCTCCTTACGGCATCCGCGAAGGACAAACGTGGAAATATCAAGGTCCATACCGAAACACTTTCGGCGACATCAAGATCCTCAAGGTACTGCAGAGATCCAGTCTCGCACACATCTTGGTTTATGACAAGTTGACTGACACTTGCCGAACCATGAATGCTTACGCCATCGCACGAACCCACTTCTACGAACTCGTCACTCCAGGTCGCAAACGCAGCATCTGGGATGACGAGTTTTCTGCGTATGAAGATCGTGACACAACTGCATTCTTCGCAGAGTACGCCTAAAACTTTTTACCTTCGAAGTTGTTCATAACTTCTTAAAGGTGTTCTAGAATCAGACTGATAGATTTACCATCACATCATCAGTCTTACACAGGAGAAATCACATGCAAATCTCAGACTTCTTCATCATCCGCGACAACTTCCTCAAGCATGTTCGCCGGAAGCTGAAAAACGTTCCTTACGACCAGAAGCTGAGAACCTTCAGTGCAAGTGGTCAACGATACTTCCAAGACTTCGATCAAGCGAAGTTCCTCAACGAGATCGGTCGGAACGAACTGATCACCGTCACCAAGCTCGAACTCAAGCGTATCGAGTCGACTATCAAGAAGTCCATCGACTTCCATCAGGAACAGATCGATCTGACAAATCGAGAAGTTTCGACTCCGTCGAAGAAACGTGAATACATCAATGAGCAGAACAAGAAGATCCACTGGCTCACCCACGTCTACAATCCGAAGTTCCCATCTCGAGACCAGAATACCTTCCTCGCTTCCTCATTCGAAAATGGTCTCTTCAAAGGTTTCACCAGGAAATGTGAAGTCGATCCGTCCGTCACACTCACAGTCATCGGAGATGCCATCTTCGTGAAACTCAAGGACGAGAAAGCTACCGGCAAGACTTTCAACAAGAAAGACCAAGTCGTCTACATGGAAATGTGAGAATTCAAACGTTCCTCCTATCTCGTTTACATCAACGTGTAGACGAGATAGAAAGGGATCATCTAAAATAGCATAACGAGCAATGACTCTAGCCACCAAACCGGCGCCTGTCAGTAAGTCTCGTGGAAGGACATAGCAATGGCATTCAGTGATCTTAAGAAGAAGGCAGCAGACATCGAAGCAGTTCGTAGCCGAGTTACTCAGAACCAGGGTGGCGGTGAAGGCAACGGCGAATTTCTTCAGATGGGTATCGACAATACCCGCAACGGATACCTCCGTGTACGTCTCATGCCTGCTCCTGAAGGTGAAGATGCGCCGATGGTCACGTACTCCAGGTTCTACTGGAAGAACGGCGCGAAAGCATACTCCGCATATTCTCTGAAGAACCTCGGTCAACAGGATCCGTGTCAGCAGTACCTGTCGCAGCTCTGGGACGATGGTTCGGAAGCTTCCAAGAAACTCTATCGTGAACGGAAGAAGAAGACGACCACGGTTGTCAACGTCACTGTTCTCGAAGACAAGGTGAAGCCTGAGAATAACGGCTTCGTCGGTAAGATGCGTGTCGTCGGCACCATCAAGGACATGATCGACAAGGCTCTGAACCCGAAGGAAGACAAGTTCACTGGCGAGAAGCCGGAAAGCTTCAATCCCTTCGACATCTTCGGACATGCTGGTGGTCGCGACCTGATCATCCGTATCGTCGACAAGGACGGCAACAACAACTACGACGAGTCCAAGTGGGCTGACAAGTCTACTCCGCTCTTCGGTGGTGACGAAGCGAAGATGGAAGAAGCCTGGAAGAAGTGCAAGCCTCTCCAGACGTACTTCGAGCCGTCCAAGTACAAGACCTATGACGAACTCGCGAGGATTCTCGTGGAAGTAGTCGGTCGTAATGATCCGTTCATCCGTGCAGCTCTCGGTGACTGGCTCGAGTCGAACGAGTCTCCTGCTCAGAAGCAAGAAGCTGCTGATCGTGCAGAACAGCGGAAGACCGAAGAGAAGCGCGAAGAGAAGACCGAAACCAAGTCGGAAGAGAAGAAGACTGAGAAGTCTGAAACTCCGAAGGAAGAGAAGAAGACCGAAACGAAATCCGAGAAGGAAGACGACGGCTTCGACTTTGACTTCGATGTTGGTGACGATCCGTTCTCCGCATAACGAAGAACCTCGAGGCAGAGAAATCTGCCTCTGAGGGGATCACGGGACTATCACGATGCCTGAGTTAGCGAGGTCCATCAGACGACTCGTCGAGTCTTGATTCTTCGAGTGGTTCGGAGCCTGTGTCATGTTCCTGTGCGTGATGTTGTTCTGGTTCATGATAGGAGCATTGACGTTCGTCGAACGGTCTGAGAAGTCCTTCGTCATCGTTGCGAGTTCGTTACGGAGATTGTCAGAGACATTGTCGGACTGAGACGTGTTCTCTCTGATTTCTTCCTTCGGACGTTCACGGAGCTCTTCGGACTCGTTCTCTCGCTGTGTCTCCTGGAGTCGACGACGTACACGTTCTGTGAACGCCTCAGAGTTACCACCGATCGCTTCGGGAATGAGGTCTCTGACAGACACTTCGTCAGCGATGATCGAAGCAAGGTTCTTCAGGTCAGCGAAGGCATCCTCGATCGACTGCTGGATCGAACTCACGATCTCGTCGAACTTCTGAGGAAGAGTCTCAGTGATGAAGATCTCGATCTGATCGATTGCATTCCACACGAAGTCGTTCACGAATTTGCGAGCAGTCCTCTGGAACTTCGTGTACGTCGACTGATCCCAGATATCCTTCGAGTCGGTCGTCCACACCTTCTTGAAATCGAAGTCGGTGAACAGAGCTACCATTGAGTCGAGCATCCGGACAGGGATCGTCAGAGTGTAGTCCCACGCCTTCTGCGACACCTCTTTGATCTTCTCAGCGAGACCTTTGTCAGCGTTCTTGATATCTTCACGCATCTGAGAGATACGCTTGTCGTAGTTCTCTGAAGACTTGGAGAGTTCAGACAGAGCAGCCGTTGCTTCCTCGTGAGCATTGAGGAGCTTCTGGAGTTCGACAGACTTGCCGTCAGCACGAGCTTGAGCGATCTTCGTCTCCAACTCGTTGATCTCCTTCTGCTTCATCAGGATCTCGTGTTCGACAGTTCCTTTGCCTTTCGTAAGATCCTGGATTCTCTTCTCGAGACGCTTGATGTCAGTTCCGGTGATGTACTCGAGGCCAGACCAGAACGTGTCAGTGAGCTCATCGACAACTTCGTAGATCTTGTCCTTGCCGATCCAAGAGGAGATAGCATCGACGATGACACCAGCAGCGAGACCGAGAATACCACCGACGATGATGCCAGGCAACAGACCGACAGCACCAGCGGTAGCACCAGCAAGAGCGTAGGTTCCGTATCGAGCAAACTTGTTCAGCAGACCTTCTCGAGCATTGCCAATCAGCAGGTTCACGACACCACCGATGTTCTTGTTCAGACCAAGGCTCTCGCCGATCTGTTCACCGAGGTTCCACTCGTCGATGCCTTTGACAATCGACGTAGTGATGGCTGCTCCGAGAGCTATGACAGACACGGCTTTCGTCGCAGCCTTGAAGAGGTTCTTGAACAGTCCAGCAAACAGAGCGTTGAAGTTGAATTCCTTCTTCGGCTCAGGCAGAGGGTCTTCTAGAGGTTCGACCTTAGGAGATTCTGTTTCTTCCTTCTCGTCATCCCAGTCCCACTTCTTGAAGAACTTGGTCATGTTCTTGTTGACGTCTTCGAGTTGCTCGACGGTGTCATCCTTCAGCTCGACGATCAAACCTTCGAGGCGAGACTGGTCTGTCTTGTTGCTGGAGAACAGCCCTGAGAACCGTTCTCCGATCTTATCGAAGACGTTTCCAGTGAAGTTGAGCTTGATGAGGTCGTCGAGATCAAGTGACTTCCATCCAGAGACTTCGCGGATCCCAGAGTTCACAGAGTCGACGATCCGATCACTGACTTTCAGCAGACCTTCGGAGATTGACCTAGACGTACGATCGATAGCACCGCCGAGAGCGTTAGCGATCTTGTCTTCGAAATTTGCGAGCTCTGGGAGTGCCATGTCAACCTACTTCATTGTCTGACTGCGGAGTCATCATACCGACAGGAGCCACGTTCATCATAGCCATCGACTGACCTACGTAAGCCTCCTGCTGTCTGATAGCGACCTTCCGTTCTTTCCTATTTAGTTCCTTGGTCTGCAGTTCGTCGAACTCAGCGAGGAGCTTCTCACGGTCGATCTTCGCCTCTTCGTAGCTCGAGCCACCGAAGTAAGCGAGAATTGCTGAACCGCAGAATAGAGAGATCTGCATGAAGAACCCGTCGTAGTTCTCGAAGTGTTCAGCAGGGATCTTGTACAGCATGTACGCTGCTATCACGAAATATGCCAGCGTCGAACCGATAGCAAGTCTCCGACGATTCTTGAACTTCTTACTCTGGAACTCCAGGAACTCGTCCTTGAGATGCTTCAACGACTGGTCAGGCATTTTTCATCTTCGCTTTCATCTGCTTCACATGGTCCTGACACATCAGGAGGTAGACGTCACGCTCGAATGGCGTCATGTTCTCAAGCTCTTCCACACTCCAGTTCATGTCTCTCATAAGCTTCATCGAGAAGTTGATCTTCATGTGAGACACGAGTGTCGCATGAGAGAGCATCAGAGCAAAAAAGATTCGAGACCTTTCAGCTCATATTCGTTGTCGGCTTTGCAGTGGACACACTTGAACTTCTTCGTGTACGTGATCGTCGGAGCTTCACGAGCGAAGAGAACGGCCTGGAGGTACACACCAGTGAGCTTCTCGAACCAGTCACGGAACTCCTCGTACTCGAAGTCTTCGAACACTTCTCCACCAGACGTGTAGATGCTCTTGACGCTCGCATGGATGATCTTCATGTCAGACTCGTCTTCAGAACCGAGACGCGTGATGTCGCCGATAGACGGAGTACGAAGACGAACGAAGATCTTGTTTCCCGAAGCATCTTCACCGACTTCGAAGTCTTTCTCCTCGACGTACTTCTCGGGTTCTTTCAGCTGAGCAACAGGGATCTTCGCAGGAGTCGCCTGCTGACAGGCTGTGCACACGAGGTTCGGTTCGAGTACGTCAGACACCGAGATGCATCGGATGTCCAGGAACAACTTCTCGAACTCACCAGTAGACAGAGTCGATGCGTCGAACTCAGCGCAGGAGCTCAGAACATCAATACAGGTCTGGACGAGTGCTTTCGGATCCTTCTGGAGCTTAGCCATCAGGAGAGCTTTCTCTTCCTTGCCAGAGTAGGCTCGGATCTTGATCTTCCGATCACCGATCTTTGAGATCTTTGTGCTTGACTTTACGGTAGGCAGTGCCATGGTGGTTCCTTCTTGGTTTCTTTTCGTAGATGCGGTTCATCGCATAGATGTACAGGTCCAACACGAATGCGAGGACCTTGAAGATCATCAGAAGAGCTCGTACCGGTAGAATGTCATCGTCACTGGAAGGATTGCGATCTGACCATCAGCGTCGTACGAGTACTGGATATTTCCGATGTGTTTAGGATAAGCCTGATGGAGCTTGCTTCCGATCAGCGTGTTGTACTCGATACCGCCTTGGCCTCTCTTCATCGGAAAGATGTTCAGCTCTCCGACGTAGTCATCGTAGTAGCCGACAGTCTGGGTAACATCGTCGACGATGAGATCCTTCCACTCCTGGAACAGAGCTCGTTCCTTGTAGTCCTTGCTTATGTAGAAGTTCAGGTCGACGTTTCGTTGGCGAGAAGCGAATGCCATCTCCGGCTTGCTCGAAGGTCCAGTACCAGCTTCGATCGTCTCGAGAGACACGCCAGGGAGTTCAGTCGCTGAACACGAGAGGTTCACAACGTCGATGACATCGTACCACGACCTGAGAACAGACGGAAGAGCGAGTTCTACTCGGAAGTTGTTCGTCCTCGAAAACCCTCCGGAGGACTGGAGAAGACGATACATTTCTTCGTTCATGATACATTCCTGTAGATCAAATTAGCTCGTTGATCTATTTTGATGACTCATCGAAATCTCTTCGACTGTGCCCAGACATAGCGGTTCGACTTCTTCTGGAAGCGATCGGACGGGAAGAACACTGCATGAACCCAGTCTTGCGGCTGGACACGGACGATCTTCGTTGTGATCCTCTTAGGGATGTACGACTTCAAGCAAAACTGCAGAGGCTGATATGCAGCGATCTGCTGGCACATCTGGTACGTGATCCTCATGCGAACATCGTGTCGAAGCTTCTTCGCAGTCACGGTCTTCATCAGCAAGCCAAGGATCTTGCCACGTGCCGGTGGCGGAAGGTAGTGAAGGTTCAGACCCAGCCAGTTGCCGTTCTTCTGAACGTCGAGGAAGATGATCAGAGGTGCACGATCCCAGAATTCAAGAGTCTCTGCGTTCTTCGCGTCGTACATGTACGTCATGATGGTGCCAGGAATGATGTCACTGACTCCACGCATGCCCTTGGTCATCAACTCGATGCCAGGACGATCAGTATCGACGAACTTCGACTTGTTCTTCTGAGCGAAGTACTTGATTGCCTCTCGCTGACGACGGTTAGCCTCGGTGGCTCCCATGCCTTTAGCGAGGTCCTTGATGACTTGTTCGAAGTCGAGATCTGGTGAATCTTTTGATGCCATGATCTATTTTACGAGATGGTGCACTTTCCTGTGTACTAAACTGAAACTGTTTGATAGACTATCAATAACGAAACAAACATACCACGGAGAAATCTAATGAACCGCATTCAACTTGAGACAAAACTCGGCTTAGCTGAGTTTTCACTTTCTAATACTAGAGATCCAATCCATCGGATCCGCCTCATCAATTACATCAACGAACTCAAAATCGCTCTCGAGCATTACTGACGAAGGAGACTCCTATGCGCATCGTCACTGTCGAATATGACATCCTCTTCGTCACTGGAATTCTCGTCGGACTCGAGTCCACTCAGAAACTCACGTATCCTGACACCTCACTCGAGCGAGTGAAAGAGGAATTTGATCGCGACATAGCGAACGAACGAGTGATCGAAGGCATCGGATCCTCTTCGTACAAAATCCTTCGATACACGGTAACCAGCGACAAGGAGATCTTCTTCGCTCGTGACTACGACCTCACGAAACTGAACAGCGAGCAACTCACCAAGTTTCTGGCAATCAAGAAGCTCACTGTCGAACCACTGGAGTATCTCGGTTTCCGACACGGCAGCCACGTGTACAACGTGAGAATAGGTGATCCAATCGGTGGATATAACACCCAGGTCATCGTCTACGAGTCTGAAACCGGTCGAATTATGGCTGATCTAGACTAAGGTAAAAGAAAGGTTTACACCGAGAAGAAAGTGTGTTACGATCTTCTCATAGTCCAATTCAAGGAGTGATGACACTCTCGACGAAATTCACAGCTCCATCTCCGTGGAGAACCAGTTTAAGCTCCCTCCCCTTGGTTGCAGCAGTAACTGGAAACTAAAGGCCGAACAGAGATCTCCTTCCTCGTTGGATCTATCTGTTCGGCCTTCTTTTTATCCTCTGGCCGAAACTTTGATGTTTACAGTTCCGCAGGAATTTGATAGTTTCAGAATAACAAAACAAACCAACCACGGAGAATTCCAATGTCCTTCGAAGACCTCAACAACCAAGTCGTTTCTCTTCATCAGAAACTGATCACTCTTCAGCCGAAGGATCTTGAAGCGATCCTCGAAGCCTCCGGATACCTTGAGAACAACATCCTCAAGTGCACATTCCAGAAGATGACCGTTTCCGGTTCCTACTGGTATTCCATTACCTACTACGACGACATCGAAGGCGAAGAAGGCGAAGGCCATGTCTACGTCTCGATCAAGGACGGCAAACTCGAAGCAGACTTCTAATTCCACGGAGACGAAAATGGAAAGCGTGCGTAACAAGATCATCAACGGCGACTACAAGAACAAACTTCCGTACCCTGAGAAGCCGATGAAACCATTTCTTCCGTCGAAGCACACCTCGGCCGAAGCGAAGGAGTATGTGAAGCTCCTCGAGGAGTACGAAGTTCTGAAGGAAGCTTGGCAGAATAAGGTCGACGTCTACAACGAAGAGACTCGTGAACTCGCTGTAAAGTTCCAGGAAGATCTCGAGGCTGAGTTCGGGATGACTGGTCATCCGAAGGCTGCGAAACTCTTCGGCAAGGCCTGGGAACATGGACACAGCGGTGGACTTCTCGAAATCCACAACTGGTACTCCAACCTCTACGAACTCGTGATCTGAGGAGAAATAGCCATGGCACTCGAGATGTTTGTCGGCAAAGGAGACCTTCGGAACTTCTACCTTCTGAAACGTGGAAACGTCTGCGCGATCTTCGAAGATAACGGTGATCGGTTTCCTCTTCGACACTGCGGAAATCCTTTCGAACTCCAGATCGATCTCATGAGTCGATACTTCGAAGATTTCAGCCAGAAGTGGGAACAGATCCCTATCGACCCGGATCTCATGAAGAGCTTCTACATCAAGGTGACTGAGTACATGGTCTTCCAGAAAGACCTGATGGAACTCGGCTTCGGTCTGCCGCCGATGAGAGTTTATTGGAAAGGAGTGGAGGAATAATGAGAAATTTCGAATTGGCGAGATGTAACGTATACCTGGAGAAACGCATCCTGGAGTTCGTGAAATCGAAGATCAAGTTCGCGTCTGAGTTCGAGACGATCAGTGCAGCAGCACGAGAGGTAAACGGCTACTGGAAAGCTGATGCTCTCGTTCGTCCTGTGAACTGGCCGAATAGAGTTTACAGAGTGATAGCTGACGTCAGAGGAAAGGAAGTCCTTGCGTCCATTCACGAGGTGAGTATGATATGAAGACGATCCTTCTCGGGATGAACAACCCAGATCCGAATGATGCATTTGCTCCGTGGAAACGCGGAGCATCTGGGGAGAGACTGTGGAAGATGATGGTCGAAGCTGCTGAGATACGAGGTCTTCATCAGGTCACCAAGGAAGAGTTTCTTGATGGCTTCGAGAGGATCAATGTCCTCGACACTGACGAGTGGGACCTGAAGGAAGCAATCGCCAATCGCGAAGAGATCCAGGAGAAGATCGAGTGTCGCCGAGTGATCGTCTTCGGGATGCAGACACTCGAAGCAATAGGATATCCGAGAGCTACGACGTGGAGCTGCTGGTACAACACGTGGTACGTCTCTCTTCCTCATCCATCTGGTCTGACTCGGAACTACAACGATCCAGCCTTCAGAGATTTCGTCGGAATGATCCTCTACTCTGAGATGTTCAAAAACTGAATTTTCCTGTTTACAAACTGTTCGAAGTTTGATAGTTTCACAATAACGAAACATTCAAACCACGGAGAGTTCCATGTCTACTGAAGTTTGTGTATCCGGTTCCGATGAAGTGGTAGCAGTCCGTTTCTTCGGTGGTCGTGAACGAGGTGTCATGATGCAGATGGAAGTCAACGAAGTCGAGTGGGAAGCATGGCGAAATGTCATGGTTACCTTCGGTCATTCCGATGAACCTGTTCGCTTCGAAGACTTCGTCAACGAGCAGATGTCTAACGGAGTCACTGTCGTATGGGACAACGCTGCTCGTCAAAATCAGATGGCTCGCGAATTCGAGAACAACCGCTTCGCAAGTCAGATGCCTGTCTTCCAGGCAATGGCTGATCAAGCTCGCCAACGTGCAAGAGTCATGGTTCGTGACTCCATGCGCTCAGTTCGATAAAGGAAAACGGAAATGAACAAGTTCTGCGATTGCAAGCGTTGCGTAAAACTTCGCAAGACTAAAGGGCTCGTTCTCGGTACGAGGAACATGGGTTTCTTCTATGACTGAGTATTCGGTTTCGGACGAGTGTCTGATTACGTTCGCCATCATAAATTTCAGCCTGGACGTCGACCAGCCGAAAAGTTCAAAGTCGACGAAGTTCTGAAGGACTACTGACAACACAGGAGACGGGTGAGTGACACTCCGCCTCCTACATATAATCTATTGTCAACGTGAAGAAAGGAACGCAGTGATGACCCAGAGAAACCCCATTGCTAAGCAACTCACTTCCAAGATCTTTCAGAAGAAGGTCGTGAAAATGAAGACGACCTACACGAGGAAGGCCGTCAACAAGAAGAAGTTTCTTGAGGGGGTTGTCACCTCTGGAGCACAGGAGGCCGCTTGTTCTTCTCAGCAGCTAGAGCATTCGTCCTGTCAATGAACTTCTTGGTCGAGTTCATGTTCGAACCGCAAGTCTCCAGGCGCTTCACAGAGAGAGCGAGCAACTGAGCAGCCTGATCGTCAGTCAGCTTCTCAGGATCCGGATAATCAGCTTTCTCGAGTTGCTTGCAGACGAGGTACTGTTCAGGAACATGAGCCTGAACATAGACGAATTTCGTGTAGACCTTCGGCTGACAACCAGCGAGTAGGACAGCGGCACCAGCGATGAGTAACAGCTTCTTCATTTCGCACGCTCCTTCAGCATCTTCACGGTATTCTTCAGGACTTCGCTCGAGTCGGTCTTCGGAGCAAGACGGATCATGTCGTCGACGCGTTTGCCGAAGTGTTCGATCTCGTCGATCTCTTTCTGACTCTCTTCGTGAGTCTCTTTCTCGATCTCTTTGATCTTGTCGATGAACTCGATGCGAGCAGCATATCCATCGCGTTCAGCTTTGACGTTAGCCATCTCAGCTTGAAGAACAGCGAGTTTGTCGTTAGCTCTCTTCACGAGCCAGTAGCTGCCAATCGGGACAGCGAGAAACGCGGCAATGATGCCAACGTAGATCAGGATCTTGATGGTCTTAGCTGACAACATTGTGATCTTTCCTTTTCGTCATGCCGAGCGGTTTCTCGACTCCTGCGACGTTACTCGATACAGTCGTCGGCTCTCCTTCTTCCTCGGTCTTTTCGAGTTCCTCAGCTTCATGAAGCAATCGAGACTCCGAGATCTTCGTTCCGGCTTTCTCATCGACGTAGCTCCAGAACTCGTCGTACTTCTTCTCTTCGAGGAATGTCACAGCGAGAGCAAGCGAAGTCACTCCGTGCTTCTTCAGTGTCCTCTTCACCAGCAGGAGCATCCGTTCGAATGGACCGAACATCCGCTTCTGTTGAGCAGACATGTCCTTCATCTTGACGATCTGACGACCGCGGTGATCGATGATGCCTGCCTTGTAGATCGGAAGGTCTTCAAAGTTCTTCGAGAGGTACGTGAACAGCTTCTTCGCTGCCCAGATCTTTGCAACCGATGCTGTTACGCTCATCCGAATTTCGCCTTCCAGAGATCTCGTTCGAGGTGCAAGGAAAACTTGTGATTGTAGTCCTTCATCCTCTTGTCGCCTTTCGCACGCAGGCATGAACCGTAGATTTTCCGCTCGTCAGCATTGAACCGAGTAGCGAGGATGTGATCGATGAACACGTGGTCGAACTCGTTCTCGATCCCGTGAATGAGGTTGTAGATGCTCAGTGCATCGTTTGTGCCTCTGTTCCACTTGTTCACCCTGCGCTTGAGTGTTGAAAAATCGCGCATTGCTGCTTCGGCCGCATCACGGCTGAAGTAGTTGGACTGGAGGTACTGATCTACGTTCATGCTAAACGTTCGTCTTTCTTGGTATCTTTCAGTTTCTTCCTATTTTACGTCTGATCTGTCACTCTTACGTCGCTCAGTCCAGAATTGAGATGTATAGAGAAATTTCGAGAGGCATCGTTTGAACTTTCTTGTTCACATGAATGATAACCTGAGATAGAAAAGAATTGCATGTCTAACGAACTCGCCGCAATCAACTCAATCTCTGGCCGACTAGAAAGGTTCACGAGTGTCAGTCCGGAAAAGTTTATCTTCAGGTGCCCACTGTGTGGAGACTCGAGGAAAGATCCGAACAAGACTCGTGGAGCAATCTTTCGTCAAGGAGGTGTCTGGTTCTTCAGTTGCTTCAACGGCTGCGAAACACGGAGGTTCAGCACGTTCCTCCGGCAGTTCGATGAGCAGCTCTACAAGGAATACAGACTTGGTCAGTTGCGTTCAGACACAGACTTCAACTTCAACCTCGGTGGTAAGAAGTCAACAACGGAGAAGAGCCATGTAACAGGATCGGCGGTGCACCAAACCGCAAACATCATGAGTGTTTTCGGTGGCTTGTTTGATAATCTTCCAAGATTGAGTGAACTTCCTGTTGACCATCCAGCGCGTCTCTACTATGCCGATCGAAAGCTTCCGAAGAGCGCGCTGGATCGGTTCTACTTCACAGAGAACTTCAATCGGTGGTCAGAGTCTGTGAACTCCAGACAGGAGCTCTCTGATACGTCGTATCCTGGCATCGTCATCCCACTCATCGACAAGTCTGGCGAAGAGTTCGGGTACCAGTGTCGTTTCCTCGAAGGCTCTCTTCGATACAAGACGATCATGGTCGACGAGACGCAGGTGAAGTGCTACGGGATGCACAGAGTGAACTTCTCAAAGAACATCAACGTCTTCGAAGGAGTGTTTGATGGTCTGTACATTGGCAATTCGATTGCATCTTTAGATTCATCTTTGCATACGACTTGTGATAAACTTTCATCAATCCACGATATCCCAAAGAGCAAGTGGGTACTGTGGTTCGATGCAGAACGTTTCAACAAGGAAATCGTTAAGAAGAAAGAAGAGGCTATCGAAGCTGGATATAAGGTGGCCTTTTACGATAAGAAAACCGTGATCGCGAAAGACGTTAATCAGATCGCGATCGACGGCGGTCAAGATGCTCTGAAGGCATTTTTCAAAAATGCAAAGATCCTCAGTGGAATCAGAGCGAAAGCAGAAATGAAACTCAATGGTCAGGATACAATCTAGAGTCTCGTTCTTCTTTAGCGAGCTCTCTGACGTAATGGATGTAATTCCATTCCTCTTGAGTTCTTGCTTTCTTCGGCTTTCTCATTCTGCGTCTTTGTTCCTCGTTTCTCTTTCCGGATCTGCCCTTGTAGTTCGATGTGTTTTCTCGAGGTCCAGTATGTGAGACTCCTCCGAACCTGCTTCCTCCGATGTTGTACCAGTTTCTACTGTTGCAGCAGTCGTAGTGATCGAGCCAGAATTGTTCTCGTTCTTCGTGGTTATCCTTCGTCGTGATCTCCACGATTCTCCTAATGAAGTTCTCTCTTCCGTGTTTCTTGACGGCTCTTACGAGGTGCTTCCCTGATCCAAGATATTCGGATTCTACATCCGGATCTCCGACTTTTCGCCCGAGATATTTCATGCCGTTGACAGTGCATGTCGTCTCGTAAATGAAACCGTACGGCTCAACAGCTGACTTAAATAGAATGCTGGTCAAGATGAAGTGTCTCCCTGCTTCGACTAGAGCTCCTGGGTATTGGCGTACCGTGAGGAGCAATCGTTTTATTTTTGAAGTGCCAACATTCATCTCGTTATGATATGAATGACACATCACTACTCGTGACGAAAACACAAGAAGGAAAGAGAATTGACACCGAGGATTTTCGATGAGGTGACTGCGCGCAAGCCTGTGACCTATCCAGAAACGACCGAGTTCATGGAAGCGATCTGGACTGGATTTTGGACTCCGATGGAGTTCGACTTCTCCACTGATTACCATGACTACCATGTGAACATGACCGATCAAGAGCGTACGATCATCACTCGTAACGTCTCGGCTATCGGACAGATCGAGATTGCTGTGAAGACCTTCTGGGCGAAGGTTGGCGAGAACTTGCCTCATCCGTGTATCTCGGACGTAGGGTTCACGTTGGCTCAGTCCGAGGTGATTCACAATCGCGCGTACGAGAAGCTTCTCGAGAAGCTCGGTCTCGAAGAGATCTTCGAAGAGAACCTCAAGGTTCCTGTCGTGATCAATCGCGTGAAGTACCTGAAGAAGCACAACAAAACGTTCTCAGAAGAACGAAAGGCTCAGTACGTCTACTCGCTGATTCTGTTCACTCTGTTCATCGAGAACGTGTCTCTGTTCAGCCAGTTCTACACGGTCACGTGGTTCAACAGAGCGAAGAACATCCTGAAGGACACCGCTCAGCAGGTCGAGTACACGCGTAACGAAGAGATGCTCCATGCGAACTTCGGCATCTTCCTGATCAACAAGATCAAGGAAGAGTATCCGGAACTCTTCGACGAGAAGCTGATCGAGAAGATCAAGGAAGAGACTCTCGTCGCGTACAAGTCGGAAGCAGCTATCATCGACTGGATCATCGGTGACTACGATGCGGCTGATCCCAAGGATCCGAATGTCCGTCTCTCTTCCGACGTCCTGAAATCGTACATCCAGAAACGAATTGACATGTCTCTCGAGCGCATCGGCTTTGACGCTGTGTTCAAGGACGATCCTTTGCGAGCACTCGATGAGCAGCACTTCTGGATGATGGAGGAAGAACTCGCGAACGACCGTGTCGACTTCTTCGACAAGAAGTCAAAAGCATACAGCAAGAAGAATAAAGCGTATCCGATCGATACGCCGATTCTGTAAGGAGCCTACTCTGATGTCAAGTGAATACAAATGGTTGAATGCTCAGAGCAGGCTATTCCTCTCTCGTGGATACCTTCCTGAAGGACAGACCGCTGAAGAGCGTATCATGCGCATTGCTCAGCGTGCTGAAGAAGTCTATGCTATCCCTGGCTTCGCAAACAAGTTCCTCCACTACATGAAGCAAGGCTGGATCAGTCTCGCGTCTCCTGTGTGGTCGAACTTCGGAAATGAGCGTGGTCTTCCGATCAGCTGCAACAACAGTCACATCGGTGACAGCGTCCAGTCTATTCTAGAGAAGGTTGCTGAGATCGGCACGATGACCAAGCACGGTGCTGGCACGTCTGCGTTCCTCGGTGATCTTCGTCCTCGTGGTTCGTCGATCTCGGTAGGTGGCACCTCGTTCGGTCCTGTTCACTTCGCTGAGCTGATCGAAAAGGATGTGAACATCATCAGTCAGTCGAACGTTCGTCGTGGCAACTGCGCTGTGTACCTTCCTGTCGAACATCCGGACATCATGGAGTTCCTCGAGATCCGCGAAGAAGGACATCCGATCCAGAAGCTCTCGATTGGCGTCACCATCACTCGTCAGTGGATCGCCGAGATGAAAGCTGGTGACATGGAGAAGCGCAAGGTCTGGTGGCGGATCATCCAGAAGCGTTTCGAGACCGGCTATCCGTACATCATGTTCTACGACAACGTGAACGATGCACTGCCTGCCTGGTACAAGGACATCGGATCCACTGTCAAGTCGTCGAACCTCTGCACCGAGATCCTCGAGCCGTCCACTGAAGAAGAATCGTTCGTCTGTGACCTCTCGTCACTGAACATCGTCGAGTTCGAAAACTGGGTGAACACTGATCTCGTCTACACCGTCACGATCTTCCTTGACATGGTGATGGAAGAGTACATCCAGAAGACTGCAAACATCAAGTTCATGGAAGCTCCGAACAGGTTCGCTCGTCGTCACCGTTCTCTCGGTCTCGGTGTTCTCGGTTGGCACTCGTTCCTCCAGAGCAAGATGCTTCCGTTCGGTTCGAAGGATGCGTACGTCTGGAATGAGAAGATCCACTCTCACATCCAGTCCGAGTCCATCCGTGCTTCTCGTTGGATGGCGTCTGAGTTCGGTGAACCTGAAGTGCTCCAGGGTTACGGCATGCGCAACTCGATGCTCAATGCAATTGCTCCGACGAAGAGCTCGTCGTTCATCCTCGGTAGTGGTCAGATCTCTCAATCTATCGAACCGATCGATTCGAACTACTACATCGAGAACCTTGCGAAGACGAAGGTGACGATCAGGAACAAGTACCTCGAGCGTGCACTCGAAGACATCGGTCAGAACAATCCTGACACCTGGATGGCTGTCCTCTTGGCTGGTGGTTCTGTCCAGCATCTCGACATCGATCCTCATGTGAAGAGTGTCTTCAAGACTGCTGTGGAAATCGATCAGCGTGACGTGATTCTTCAGGCTGCACAGCGTCAACGGTTCATCGATCAGTCTCAGTCTCTGAACCTGATGTATCATCCGTCGATCACCTCAACGATCGTCTCTCGAGATCTCCTTCTCGCTGAGGCCACAGGCGTGAAGACTCTGTACTACCAACACGGCAAGAACGTGACGCAGGAGTACGCTCGAGCACAAGCTGCTGAAGCAACCTGCACAGCTTGCGAAGCATAACATCAATCGGAGTCCGTGAAAAGAATAGTTTCACGGACTCTCTTTCGTGTGATACAAAACGAATCAAATCAACGGAGACGAATGTTTATGGACATCTACGACGAAATCGCAGATCTAGTTTCCGCAGAGCAGAAAAATCGAGCAGAAAAGATGATCATCGTATACGGCATCGACAACTGCCAGTGGTGCGAGAAGACGAAAGTGCTTCTCGACACTCGGAAAACAGACTACCGTTACTTCCATGTGGCTGATGAACAGAAAGCTCAGTTCCTGGACAACTTCACAGCTATCCACGGCGGATCACGCACATTTCCTCGCGTGGTTAGGAACGGTATTAGCGAACAGGATCTGACAGGAGACCTCATCGGAGGCTTCGACCAGGTTCTCGAAGAAGTTCTTCACGGGAGGATCTAAGATGGAACCAGCATACTTCATCGCATTTCGAGACGGAACTCGTTCCACGGCGAAGCAGTACCTCGTCGAGAACGGAGACTCGTACATCTTCAAGTCGTCTGGAGACGTCGTAAAGTTTCCGAGTCTGTTCCGTGCTATCGAATTCTTCGAAGAACGGAAGTTCGAGACGGATAACGTCATCTTCGCAAAAGTCAATCCGATACTCGGAACGACCTGGGACTACAATGCAGCACTCGCCGAAAAGAGAAAGTTCTTCGGCTAATCAAGAAAGGAAAGAGCATGGCATGGAGTAAAATCAAGCTGCTCTCGTAGCAGTCCTCTTCGCGATCGTGGCAACGTTCGCAATGACCGAGACAGTGGACGCGAAGTCTCGCGGTGGTTCAAGCCGCTCGATCTCCCGAAGCGTTCCGCGAGTCGTTCCGAAGACCGTCACATCGCCGAAGTCCTATGTGGCTCCTAAGGCGACACCTGCTCCGACAGCTCCGAAGGTCGTCACGCCTCCGTCTGCTGTTGCACCGAAGGTCGTAGCTCCACTCGTTCCGAAGGTCACGACACCGTACAAGCCTGCTCCGACGTACTCGAAGCCGAAGACCACGACGAAGCATATCTACCACAACAGCTCTGGTAGCTTCACTGACAGCTTGATGGGTACGATCACCGGTATCGCGATCATGGACGCATTCGATGACGATGATGACGACGATCAGCCTCAGTACGTTGTTCCTCAGCAAACTCAGCAGCAAGTTCCTCAGGTAGTTCAAGTCGTCCAGCCTGAACCTGTTCGAAGTGGCGGTCTCGGTTTCCTTGGCACGATCTTGTCACTCGGCATTCTCGGTGGTATTGGATACGGGATCTATCGGTTCATTAATCGAGCCTGATTCGAAACTTTCCTGTTTACTTCCGTGACAGTTTTGATAGTATGAAACTGTAAACAAAACAACCACGGAGTAAAACGAAAATGATGGAACTCGATAAGTACAAGAAAATCGCCCAAGACGTCGTAGACGAATGGTTCTTCGACAAACTTGAGTTCCGAGAAGATTATTCTGGTCGTGCAATGTACGGTGAGACTACGTTCGGAGTCGTGGGTGACCTGAACGACATCTTCACCTTCATGCAAGTCTTCGGTGCTCAGTGCAACGAAGAAGACCTCGATCCGATCATGAGCTTCCGTGTGGATAGCATGGGACTCCAGTCGATCGTCTACTATCATCACTGAACTTCAACCGAGGCTGGAGAAATCCAGCCTCTTTCAGGAGATGGCGATGAGCGAAGAGAAGAAAACGAATTGGTCGCAGGAGGTAACAAAGCACAGCAATGCGCTGGATCTTGAGCCAGGAGTTTTCACTCTCGATGATCCGAAGGAAATTGCGCATTCTTTGAAACGCTCCGCGGAAAAGAGTACTCGTCGTAAATCAAGTCCGTTCCGTTCCGCGATGTCGATGCTGAACTTCTACATCAACAGAGCTGGCAGAGGTTTAAGTCGAGAGCGGAAGGACGTGCTCGAAAAGACGAAGAACGAGCTTAGAAAGATTTTCGGCCATGAGGCCAAATGAAAAGGAGAACTGAATGTACGTGAACTACATGACTTTCATGAAGCTCGGCAACTCGAGAAAAGGCACGATCTGGACGTCGAACGAATACGACGATTTCAAGCCTCGAGGAAGCGAGTGCGTGTGGATCGTGCCTGGCACTGTTGATCCGAGGGATGACTGATGGATTACAAAGCAAGAGCAGTATGCTTCAGAGACTTCGATCGGCCTGATGTGGGAGCCGTGTGCTACCTCCAGCCGGAGCCTGCTACATGGCAAACTGTCGGTTTGGCAGTATCCTTGGCGGTTCTGATTCCGTTGATCGTTTACATCATCTACGAGAACATCAAGAACCGAAACGACACTTACTGCAGTTGGAGGTGACAATGACGTTTCGTGAACTCCTCACGATGCAACGCAAGCACAAAGCGATGATCGACAATATCGTCTTCCAGAAGGAGAAACTTAGATCTCTCGACTATGGTACTACTGCGTACGTCAGACAGTTTCAGTACATCAAAGATCTCGATGCGGACCTCGAAGAGTTTCTGGATACCGAGATCTAACAAAGTTTGACGAAACTGAATTTTCCTGTTCAAGTTTCCGTGGATTGGTGATAGTTTCAGAATAACGAAACAAACCAACCACGGAGACTTCAAATGAAAATCTCGGTCAACAACTCCCTCGAAATCTTCGGCTCCAAGACCTCCATCGCTGATCTCGCACAGTTCTTTGCTGAAACGGTAAAGACCGAAGATCTCGGAGTTCTCTTCGAAGCCTACAAGGTCGAGTATCGCCACGAGCTGAAAGATGCTCAGCACATCAAGAATCATGGCCTGATGAACCTCTTCTTCAAAGACGGTTCCTCACTCTGCATCATGGAGGAATGAAAATGGCAGACAAGAGCAAGACTCGTCCTCCGAAAGATCGGAGGACTCCTGAGAAGAAACGAGAAGACAGCCTCCGGAACAGCGCTGCAATCCGTGGCATCACTTACGAGGAACTTCTCAGTCAGATCGAGAAACACGAGAAGAAGGACCACGAGATAGAGCACTACGAGTGATCGCTGTCTCCACAGTGTCAGGGTGGGTCAATCCTCTCTGAGCCTTAATAGATTATATGTCGGAGGAATGAAATGACCCACATAGCCGCGCGTGTCTTTCTGCTTCTGTCGATAATGGTTCCGATTGGTATGCTCCTGTACGAAGTCACGCATCGATGAGATCCACAAGAGGTCAAAGTGGCTGGTTAGGTCAATGTGTCTCAAATGTGACTGCTTTGTCACACTATGAACACATTGCTAAAACTATAGCATTTGGCATTTCCAGCTGCTCTTGAGGTGGTTTATACTCAAAATCAGAAATAAGCATACCAAATCCGACAATTGAAATTCCAACAAGGTGGCATAATGAGTGAAGGCACAGCGATACAACTAGGCGACATTTTCGAAGTAGATGGTCGAAAAGTGAAGCTCAAGGAAGGTTTCGATCCTTCTATCGCAGTTCGACTGTTCGTACATCAGGTCAACAGTGAACTGTCTACGACACCTCCGGCAGAGATCCCTCTCAAGGAACTGCTTCTCCAGGCATCCAGCGTAACTCTCGGAAAGATCGAGGATGCTCTCAGCGAATTCCGAACCCTCATCGCTGCTGTAAATCAGCAGATCGATCAAACTCAGTCTCCCTCCAGAACGGACGAATAAGCCAATGAGCTTGCTGACTCTCTTTGTCTACGGGGAGATTGACGACCTCCATCTTGAATTCGCACGCACCGACGATGATGAGGATGCCAAGTGCCACATCATGGAATGCGTGTCCGGAATATCGCATACCCTTTCTGAAGGTGCTCTCTGCATCGGTATCCATATTCCTATCACTCAAGTCGAATTCGACGAGTGGGAAGAGACTGGAGAATGGAATGAGAGAGTCAGCGATCTGTTGATCAAACGGATCAATGCTGTCAAGCTGAACTCCACGGAAGTCATCCCGTTCAAAGGATCGGAAGACCTCGAACTGGAAGCTGCGTGATCTAAAATACCTCGTACTACCAGAAAAGTGCGAGGTATTTTGCTATGGCGATCAAGAAGGAGAATGCTCTTCCGTTAGCATCCATCATCGCCTGCATAGGCACTGCTTTCGCACTGTGGGCAGGCGTGTTTGACAGAGGTGCTACTAGCGGCTCTTTGACGGAGAAGGTCGCTCACCTGGAGAACAGCATCAGCAAGGCTCAGGACTGGATCAACACTCACATCAAGGGTGATGAACTTAAGAGCCAGATGTATCAGGAGATCAAGATCGACATCGTCCGTCTGCAGGAGCAGATGGCTACGATCAAGTCGAGGATCGCTGAGATCGAAGCTGACGTTCGTGAAAGAGAGAGGAAGAGATGAAGGCATTCGCAATCAAAGTCATGCTACCATCAGGAAGGACGGCCAGTACGGTTGTCTATGCTGAATCCAGTCAGGCAGCTGACGAGATCGCGATCATGCTCTTCACCTCTTCCAAGGTCCTATCGAAAGCAATTGAGGTCGTCCTGTGATCAACCGAGCAACAACCTCGAAGAGCTTCGACTTCTCTCCTAACGAGGAAGGAAAGAAGTTTCCGAAGATGCAGATCACTTCGAAGAAGGTGATCCCGACGTCTCTCGATGACATCGGTCGAGCATTCGAGGAATTGAATTCAGGTGCCCTGGTTGCACCACGTACTCCAGAGACGGTGATGACTCTGGAATTGCCTGCTGAGCTCAGCTTTGCTTCAGAGTTCGACTGGTCGTTCGAAGAGAAGAACTTCCTCCAGTTCATGCTCGGCAGCTTCAACTCGAACAAGACAATCGACACCGTGAACGAGAAGCCTGAGGCTGTGTTCTCTGGACTCGCACAGAGGATCGCTGTCGCTGCTACGTCCGCATTCGGTTCTGAGATCGCATACAGGAATGCTGGCTACGCTCTCGCACCACTGAAGGAGATCTTCTTCAATGGTAACGGATGTCGGACGTTCACTTGGAGCTGGGACATCTTCCCGAAGAACAAGCAGGAGGCAGACAACGTCATGCTTCTCGCTGACAGACTCCGTGAGGAAGCTCATCCGACGATGCAAGACGTAGGCGTGTTCCAGATCCCGAATGAGTTCGAGATCGAATGGATCAACTGCAAGCTTCCGAAGATCTCCACGTGCGCATGCACTGCGATCGACGCGAACTACTCTGCAGCTGGTGCTCCTCGTTTCCTCTCTGACGGCAATCCTGCGTTCATCAGGTTGAGCATGGCATTCACCGAAATCAACATCCAGACGCGTAACACGCTCGAACAGATGAGGAGCTCTAGCTGATGTTCTTTAAGCAGTATCCGACCTCTTCGTTCGAGTTCGACGGAAAGACATTCACTCTCGAAGACCTGACTAGGAAGGTCATCTTCGAACCGAAAGCTTTCTCGAACTTCTCGTACATCTACGACATCGACATCTCGGACTCTCGTCCTGACGTGGTGTCTCACTTGCTGTACGGCAACGTGAACTACTGGTGGACGTTCTTCATCATCAACGGAATCACCATGAACGAGTGGCCGATGACTGACGAAGAACTCGATGACTGGATGACCGAGAGGTACACGGACTTCCAGCTTGCTCAGGTGAAGCGATACGTCACTGACGAAGGTGAAGAAGTCCAGGAGTACGGCTTTCCGACTTTCGTTGCCGATGGAAAGCTGATCAACTACGCGTTCCAGTCCGAGAACTTCCTCAATGGCAACCTGAGGATGACAAAGTCTCGTCATAATCGTCAGACGCTTCGTGAGTATCTCACAGAGCATAACGATAACAGGAAGAAGATCAAGGCTGTTCGTGCCGAATTCATCGGTCGGTTCTTCGATGATTTCCGCAAGCGTATCAAGGCTGAAGTCGACCTTGGTTAATCCAAACGTTTCGACTTCCCTGTTTCATCTTTCCTTCCTGAAAGTATATTCTTTACTCATCAACCCAAACCTACATCGGTCTTCGTCCACTGGCTGATTGAGGTGTTTTTGTCAAGTGGATAAGGAAATCTGAAATGACTGCACAGACCAATGAAGTTCTTGGCCACCAGCTGACCGAGTTCTACATGATCAGCCGTACTGGCTACAAGACGCTCATCGGCGTTTCAAAGGGCTTCGACGGTGGCTTCACCTTCAACATCGGTTCGATGGACTGCGGTCCTGTTCTGAAGGAAGTTCACCGGAAGATCCAGGGTCGTCTCTTCAACGGCGGTCGACTCGTTGACTCTGAGAACAACGAGATGTACATCCAGGAACTGTTCGACTTCGCTGCCTACTCTCGTGGTCGCAAGCCTGTCGAAGGTTCTGAGTCGAAGATCGTGACTGACTCGCACGGCTTCATGTTCGGCACGTACAAGCCGAAGTTCCTGCACCGCGTCAACTGAGAAATCGTTACATCCGATAAGGAAATGAACCATTGAGTGAACTACTCAAGAAACTGAAGAAAGTCAGTGCGAAGGCCACGGAAACGAAGGTCCTTGCAGAAACTGACTTCTTCGACACGAAATACTGCTCACCGTCTGACATCCTGATCTTCAACCTGGCTGTCTCTGGTAAGCTTCTCGAATCAGGCATCGGTCCTGGTGTTACCGTTCTCTCTGGTCAGTCGAAGACTTACAAGACTGTTACCGGCATCAACTACGTGAAGGCATATCTCGACAAGTTCCCTGACGCAATCTGCGTGTTCTACGACTCCGAGCTCGGTGGTCCTGGATACTGGGAAATGGTCGGTGTCGACATGGATCGAGTTCTCCACATCGTCATCAGGAACGTCGAAGAGCTGAACTTCGATATGGCGAAGAAGCTAGACTCGATTGAGCTCGGAGAGAAGATCATCTTCTTCATCGACTCCATCGGCATGCTCGCATCGAAGAAGGAGACCGTGGCTGCACTGGAAGAGAACTCCGCTGAAGACATGACTCGTGCGAAGAAGATCAAGAGCTTCTTCCGTCAGGTCACTCCGACTCTGAACGACCTCCATCTTCCGCTGGTTGCCATCAACAACAACTATGCGTCGATGGACAAGTACAACCCGGAAGCTATGGGTGGTGGCGGTGGTCTTCTTCTTGCTGCCAACAACGTTCTCTGGTTCAACAAGTCGAAGCACAAGGACGCCAACGCAGAGACTGCTGTCGGTACTGAACTCGCTGGTCACAACTTCCGGATGACTGTCCACAAGTCTCGGTTCATCAAGGAAGGCACCAAACTCACGTTCCAGGTTCTCTACGGTCAGAACAGACCGAACAAGTACTCTGGTCTGTACGACTTGGCTACGGTCACCGGTGACATCTACACTCCTTCGAAAGGATGGCGTGCAGCAAAGACTGTTGACGAAGATGGTCGAATTCTTCCGAAGGATCAGCATCCGAAGTTCCGAGAAAGCGACGTCAAGACAGACGCCGACTTCTGGGAAAACACGATGTTCAAGAAGACGAACTTCATCCGGAATGCAGAGTCACGTGTATCTCTGACGTACGAGATGAAACCTGGAGACATCGACCTCTCTGATGAGAACGCTGTACGACAGGCTGAGCTTCACAACACCGTCGACGAAGATGTCGAGTTCGATCCGGACACCGGTGAGATCCTCGATTAAGAAACGTTCCACATGAACCGTTTCAAGTAATCATTCGCCTGTGATAGATTAGGCTTAACAACCCAATCAATCACAGGCGTTTTCGTCTGTTCAATAGCCTCAGAAGAAAATAAGAATGCAAGAAACACTCGAGCGTATGATAATCTACGCTTTGATGAATGACCCTGAGTACTTCCAGAAGGCCAGTCCGTTCATCAAAGAAGACTACTTCCGCGATAAGGATGCGAAAGAAGTCTACAAGCTCTTTCGTGACTACGTAGAGAAGTACGATGAAGTTCCGTCTCGAACAGAGCTCCGTACGATCCTCTCTGGTATCGAGATCGAAGGTGACACTGAAGGTTCCGTCAAGGAGCAGTGCTATGACGTGATCGGCTATGAGACCGAGGACGAGATCAGCACAGACTGGATCATGGAAGAGTCGGAGAAGTACTGTCGTGATCGTGCGACGTATCTCGCTATTCTCGAGTCACTGGACATCATCGAAGGCAACAAGAAGAAGCTCAAAGCTTCCGTCGTTCCAGAGCTTCTCGAACGTGCGATCAACCTGAAGTTCGACAACGACATCGGCATCGACTTCTACGAGGAGGTCGATCGTAAGGTTGCGAAGTACGACCAAGACGTGACGAAGATTCCTGCTCGCCTCGGAATGATCAACAAGATCACGAACGGTGGATGGGAACGAAAGACGGTCAACGGAGTCGCAGCTCCAACTGGTTTCGGCAAGTCGATCTGGCTAGGTGACGAAGCTGTCTTCCAGTCACAGCAAGGCTACAACGTCGCGTACATCACATTCGAGATGTCAGACGAACGCATCGAAGGTAGACTCGATGCAAATGCTCTCGACGAAACTCTGAACGTCGTCAAGACGACTCCTCTCGATGAGTTGAAGAAGAAGTTCGAAGGACTCCGAAACAAGAAGCATGGGTATCTCATGCTCAAGGAGTACGGACCAGGCGAGATCACAGCTCAGAACCTCTCGACTTATCTCAAAGAAGTCAAGATGATGAAGGGTGAGCCTGTTGACTTCCTAGTCGTCGACTACATGAACTTGATGGCTTCGATCAGGTATCCTGCATCAGCTGGCTCGTACTACCTCCTCAAGGGTGTCTGCGAAGAACTCGTGTCACTCGCAAAGAGACACAACATCGTCATTCTCACTGCGACTCAGTTCAATCGTGGTGGTCAGAAGAACACGTCTCCTGAGATCAAGGACATCTCTGAGTCTCAGGCGATCGCCAACACTGTTGACTTCCTTCTCGCGATGTACGACAACGAAGAGCTCGAGAAGGTAGACAAGGCTGTGATGAAGCAGCTGAAGAACCGCTACGGCGACAAGAACTTCTACAAGTCGTTCATCGTCGGAATCAATCGAGGCAAGATGAAGTTCTACGACGTCTCTGAAGAGGAGTCAAGAGATCTTGCGGACAACGTCAAAACACCTGACGCTGTCGATCTCGACAAAGGACCAGTGTTCGACAAGACGAAGTCTTCGGATGCGTTCGCCAACTTCAGGAATTTCAGTTTTGACTAGACCTGCAATCGGAGTGGACTACTCCATGTCATCACCGGCGATGTGCCTAGAGAAGGACGACAAGTTCTACATCTGGTACATTCACTCGAAGAAGGATCTCTGTACGAGGTTCGAGATTGGTAACGTCATCGTTGAAGGGATCTGGTACGATCACAACAACATCAATGATCAAAAGAAGAAGAAAGATCGACTCGTCCACTCGGACATCGAACGCTTCGTCACTTTGTCAATGATGTTCGACGAGAAACTTCCTTTCGGCTGGGAAGGTGACGAAGCGATCTTCGAAGCATACGCGTTCGGTGCCAAAGGTCGACTCGCTCAGATTGGCGAGAACACAGGAATGATGAAGGCAGTTCTTCGATGCAAGAACTACAACATCAGAACAGTCACTCCGAACCAGGTGAAGCTCCATGCCTTCGGACACGGCGGAGCAGACAAGATTCAAATGGCTGAAGCATGGTTCAATCGCTTCGGCTTTCACGTACACGACCAAATAGGATGCGAAATCGGAAAGAGTCCGGCATCAGACGTCATTGACGCGTTCTTCGTTCTAGATACGTGGAAAGCACTACAATCCCAGGAGGCAGAGAAATGATCTACAATTCAGGATATCCAATCAAGTATGACGCGTCTGACTTCATCGCTGTCTACAGCTACGAGCCGGACCTTCAGCGGAAGTTCAAGGACTGGCACTACAGCCGTGATCTCGAAGCACCAGACGACCTCTCGGTCACTCTCGTAGATACGGCGGTGATCTACACCGTTGCAGTCGTTGCGACGTTCATCTCGAACCGTGAGACAGTCGATCTGATCAAGGTTACCACTGACAAGGAAGACGACACGCCTTCGTTCTACATCACGACTTCTTCTGGTCGATCCAGGAACTTCGGACGAGACAACAGCTCTCAAGTGATCGACTTCTCTGAAGTGAAAGCTCCAGTCGCCAACACTATCGTGTTCAAGACGAAGCAAGGCGAGTTCCTGTACTTCAACATTCCGATCATCACGGAAGCGTACACACTGGCTACATCTTAAGTTTCCATTCAACATCGAGGTGTGATAGAAATGATTTATCACACCTCAAAAGGAGACATTATGACTGACTTGCTGTTAAAGCAGTTCGAAGTGACCCGTGGCTCGAACACGATCGTTCGCAATCACACGACAGTCACCAACAGCCCACCGAACTCCTATAACGTTGGGAACCATGTAGGAGGCTGCGTTCAGACGCTTCTCCTGTGCTTCCCTCGTGCTTCCACTGCTCTCATCCGTTGGATGGCTTTCCACGACTACTCCGAATACGAAACTGGAGACATTGTCGGTTCTGCTAAGGTGAAGCATCCGACTCTCGGAAAAGTCGTCAAGGAGATTGAAGACAAGATCGAAGAAGAATACCAGATCCTCGTCGGATACGACCTTACTGAACTCGAGAAGATCGTTGTCGATTACGTCGACAGAGCTGAACTGCTCCTCTGGTGCTTTGAGCAGTACGAAATGGGATGCCGCACGAAGCGGTTCCTGAACATGATGAAGCGAGTTGATCAGAAAGTACTCCAACTCAAGAACGAGTTCGTGGATGAACGTCCTCTCCAGCCGAGCGCTTACGAGATGCATCTCCACGATGGTGTTGTACGACTCTCTCAGGTAGTCGCAGCACGTTACCGCGAGGCAAACGTCCAATTATGATCGTCGGACTGATCGGATACAAGAACGCAGGAAAAACACAGATCACGCAGGCATTCAGAGGACTGTATCCTGAACTTCCAGTTCGGATGATCGGGTTCAGCAATCCGCTGTACAAGATGCTTGGAGTTCTCGGGATCACCGAAGATGAGATCCAGGACAAGCCGAACAGGAACACTCCTCATCCGAAGCTCGGTGGCAAGAGCATCCAGTTCGCTCTGAACTCTCTCGGTACTGATTGGGGTCGAAAGATGATCCACGAGAACATCTGGACCGATCGCGCAATGGATGACGCTCAGTCTCACTTGATCAACTTCGCCGACAACGTCAGATTTCCGAACGAGTTCGATGCAGTTATCGATCGTGACGGTTTGACAGTTGCCATCATCAATCCGAATGTATGTGATGATGGCACCGCACCTGAAGCTCACATTGCGGATCTTCAGGAACAGGCTGACTACAAGCTGTTCAACGATCCGGCGAAGAAGTCTCTCAACGATTGTGCGAATGAACTGTATCAGGCAATCATTCAATTCAGGTTGAATAAATGTCGGACGACGAAGTCCTTCACGTTGGAAGTTTAAGGAGATCACGATGTTCGAATGTTTCGGAAGGTTTGGCTTCGGAGAACGAGTAACGAAAACCAAAGGTTCGTCTTGGACCGGCAGAGTCGTTGGCTTCTACAGCACTGAACTGACACCGATCGGTTACGCTGTCGAGAGCGAGACCGAAAAGGGTTCTGTTCAGATTTATCCCGAAGCTGCTCTAACGGCTGCTCCGAAGCCTGAATTGGAATAAAGAGGTTCCAGAGGAAGAGAATCAGTGATAAGTTTGATTCTGTATAACCACGGAGGATGACAATGAAACTGATTCTCTTCACTGCAGCAATCACTCTCTTCTCGACTCCTGTTCGAGCAGAGAATTTCCCTCAGCTCTTCGAGATGACTTCGTACGTGTGCGAAGCTCCTCGATCGCTCAAAGGCTTCATGTTCGTTGGTCACAATGACGAAGAAGTCACGATGCAGCAAGTCGTCGTTCAGAAGGACTCTGACACCAAGTGCTTCCATGATGCGACGAACAGAGGCTCGATCATCAACAACAAACACGAGAAAGAGATCGCTATCCAGACGTGCAACGATCTCGTCGACGAGACTGCGGAAATCTTTCCTGACAGCTCCATGGTCGTATCGTGCACCTTCTCGGAACACTTCTGA